TGATGTCGATGATGGCATACTTAACAACCTTCGACGCGCCAGCTTCTTCCAGCTTATAGTAAACGTCCCACAGGTCAGATTTGATTTGTTTGTTAGTTGGCATTTTATTTCCTTTTCGTTATGCTTCTATTATACCATACTTATCGGCATTTGTCAAGGGTAATCTTAACTTTTTTTCAAGTTATTTTCCCAAAGAGTAATAAGGACGGGGAACGTTGCGATTGAGCAAAGCAGTATTTCAGTAAACATATTAAACCTTTCATTAATTCTTATACCTTAAGTATATTATAATTATCGGCACACGTCAACAGATACTTGAGCATTTTCTCAGAAAAAGACCATTTATTTTTACCCCCGCCGGTTGGGGGTAGGTTAAAATCGCGGCGGCCCCGATTTTCTGCTTCCCCCCTGCTAGAGGGGCGCTAGGGGATTGGATAGGGTAAGACTACACGCATTCCATCTTGTACTCGAAATCAGCATACGGATATGCTTCACTGTGAAACACAAGGACACCATTCAGCTTTACCATATACTTAGGCATTAGGCCGTCATCCCCTTTATACCTTATCAGTTCAACCAATCGGCCAGTATCTACATCCGATTCTGATTTCATTAGTTCAAAGTCATTCATACGATTTTATTCCATTGCTTAATAACGTAGTCTAGTTTACCTTGACACTCAATGCCACCAATGGCTGAGTTAGTAGATCCTATCCAAGTACAGATAGCGTACTTGTTAGTCCTGTAACACTTCACCATGTAACGTAGGCCAGTGCGTGTGTGTTTCTTGCGTAATTGTTTGTATGCTGTATAGCTCATATTGTTTTCCTTATGCCCTTATTATATTATATATATCGGCATTTGTCAAGGGGTATCTTTAACTATTTATGTAAGAAACTAAAATACTTTTCTTAGCCCAAAGCTTTTCTAATTCAAGCTCAACGATATCAGTGTTGTGTTTACCCAACTCATTAACGTGTTGTTCAATCTTCTTTTCGATCCGACGATCAATCTTGAAGAGTTCTAGTTTAGCTTGGCTCTTGCTTGTGATTTTAGTAACGTTCATTTTGTGTTCCTTTCAAGAACTTTGTTTAATTGTTATACTAGTAGTATATACTAAGTATCGGCATTTGTCAATAGTAATCTTAACTATTTATTATATTTTATAAGGTTTTTTTTTCGAGCCCGCCCCGATTTTGCGCACCCTTCTACAGGGGGGCACTAGGGGATTGGTTGGGCTAATACCCTTTCACTGTGTACCCTGTATAGGCAGCTACTAGGGGATTGGTTAGGGTAGTACTATCCACTGCTATCAACATCATAAGATATACCACACTCATTACATGTGTGATTGTTGTAACAGTTACCCTTATTGGTAACAGTCATATCATAACGCCGTTGTATCTCTTGGCGTTGGCGTCTGATTGCGCCACCCTCAGTAGGGTACTCCATGTAACACATGGTTACCTCATGCTCAGTACCACACTCAGCAAGGTGCTTAGTGTACTGTGTTGGTAGTGTCTTCCAACCGTTAGCTGTACCTAGATTAATCATATTGATTTCCTTATGTTGTTATCGTATATGGTAAACACTAATGGTAGTGTGACTATTGTACATAGTATAATTTCTGTAATCATTATCTTAACCATTGATAGTATTGATTAATGTTTTCTTTCTATCCCACATACGTTGTAGGTCATTCATCAAACAGTTCTTATTGAACTGTCCAAGTTCGTTAGCGTGTGCAACAACCATCTTCTCAATGTTGCGGTTTAGTTTGAACAGTTCTAGTTTAGCTTCGTTGCGTGTCATGTTGTGTTCCTTTCAAGAACGTTGTTTGTTATGTCTCTATTATAACTTATCGGCTATAAATGTCAATAGACTTTAGAACTTTTTTAAGAAATAATATTAATTAATTCTGATATATAAAAGTAAACAGCGTATGTAATAATTATTACCAATGAAGTCTTGCCGATTGTGTCAATGATCTTGTCAAACATGTTGTAACCTTTCTTAATTGTTATATACTAAGTATATACTATATATCGTCATTTGTCAATAGGTACTTGAGTATTTTCTCAGAATAATGCTATTTATTTTGTAAGGGGTAGTTTTATCTTCGAGTTGCTTAATGAGACTGTGTCTCAATAATGCCGACGGGGTTCATACGCAATCCGACTCACACCAAAGCAATGTATTACCCAATCCTCTCCCCTTACGCCCCAAATAGTTTCGATTAGCGACTTTGTTGTGTTTTTTAGCGTCCAGAAGTGTATAATTAGACAGTTAGATTACTCAAACAAACAATTGGATTAATGATATGAATAAAAAAACCCACAAATGCGTCGATGCTGAACTAACATGCAAGGCAACAGCTGCTCTTGAGCAAGAAGTTGCAGAAGAACTCGAAACAGAGGATAAATCTCTGGCTGAACTGCTAGATCAGAAAGATGCAGATGAAGAACAAGAATAAATACCATAAAGGTGCTCAGGAGTGCGGCAGAGCCCGTTCTGGACGAGACACCACCATGATACTCGAAGGTTTCGGTTGCTTACCGGAATTATCGAAGACAAGACGCTGGGAACGGGAAGGAACTCGGTTCGTAGACGTGATTGGCGATGGATATCGGTGTTTTTACCTAATTGAAGAGCTTGATGGAGATCGAGTGCTCAATTTTGAGACTGGAGTAGGACTTTTTGAGATAAATGGAGACCAACACCTCTTACACAGACAAATTTCCATGACAGAAGGGGTAGGAATCACAAGACAGGTCAGAAGAACGCTTCCTGACCAACCACCTCAGAAATTTGACCCTGAAGACGGTGGTATTTTCAGAATTACCTCTATTCAACCGAACACTACGCTAGAATTCTACGCCGCCCCCAATACTATCCTAGCATCAAGTGACTCATATACAATCTCGCCGGTAGAAATCGAAGAAAATGCTCTTTTGGGAAGAAAAGACGACATTATTCAGTCTATTGACAAAGAAGAGTTCAAAGAGATGATGAAAGACGCCATTATTGAGTCTTTTAACGAAAGTCAGAAGCAGCACGACATAAAAACTCGCCGTATTAACTTAACACGCAAAAACGCTGTTATATCTACGCCAGTAGTACGTCTCGCACCAGACAACTACAACGACAAGGAAAAACCTCCCGCACAACAGGGTATGATTATCTACAACACAGATAAAAAGTGTTTAGAATTTTTTAATGGAGACAAATGGATAAGGATAGCCGAGGAAGACTAATATGCATATACCTTCTAACATGACACCGCAGAATGTTATTGACCAGATAGAGATTGTCGTTAACAGAATCGCCCCCAAGTACACATTCTACGGATACGACATGAATGACATGAAACAAGAGGCATTCATCATCTGCATGGAAGCACTTCCTCGTTACGATGAAAAAAGACCACTAGAAAACTTCCTATCTGTCCATTTATCTAATCGCCTCAAGAACTTTGTACGAGATAACCACTTTACTAGTAATGAAGAACAAAAAGCCAAGGTTATGAAACCCGGACAACTCGCTAATGAAGAATATATACTAGATGACGAGAGAGAAGAATATGTAGAGTCCGTAGACTACAAAGAGATAACAAAGGTATTAGACATTAAATTACCCGCTGAGTACAGATCAGATTATCTTAAAATAGTCAATGACGTATATGTACCTAAAAAACGTAAAGAAGAAGTCCTATTTATTATAGAACATATATTAGAGGAACACGGACATGAAGAAGGGTAGACTATCTAACGCTGAGGCCCGCTATATTACACAGAACGCTGATTCAATGCCAGTAGAAGACATTGCAGCAAATCTGGATCGTGATCCTAACAGCATACAAACTTTTATTAAAAAGAAATTAAAGAAAGGGCTTTCTACGTTAGAGCAGGCCGCATACGAGTTAGAAGAGCGTCCATACTGGATCGAGCTGGAACAGCAGTTTACAGCAGATGAGTTGACCCTCTTTAAGTATCACTGGGGCAGAATCATTAGTCAGTTTAAGGATGATGTATTTCCAACAGAAGAGTTGCAGGTTGTCGATGTGATTAAACTCGAATTGTTAATGAACAGGTGCCTGAAGTCAAATAAAGAAAACATAGATCAGATTACGGCGTTTGAGGGGCTGGTAGCCACGGAGAAGGCCACAGATCCCGATCAGCAGGATAGAGACTACATTATAAACCTAGAGCGTCAAATCGCCTCTCTGCGCGCCGCACAGGAATCACTCAATAGAGACTATCGCGACTTGCAAACAAAGAAGTCGGCCATGCTCAAGGAAATGAAGGGTACGAGAGAGCAGAGAATTAAGCGTCTAGAGGATTCAAAGCAGACTTTTACTGGATGGGTTGCACATTTGATGCAAAACCCGCATCTTACCGAACAATACGGTAATGAAATGGAAAAAATGCGATTGGCTATGGAACAAGAGAAGAATAGGCTTCGTGCCTTTCATAAATACGAGGACGGGTTGGTAGACCAGCCCTTTTTGACACCTGACACCGTTGAGGATTGATATGGAGACTTTAAGTCCAACAAAAATTAGAATAAAAAAGATAAAGGCCGTGATTGAGAGGTTCTATCCGCATGGAGGAGCAGATGACTGCGTTAGAATATTGAAACAAATTGGATACGACATTTCGCGAGGAACAGCCTTGGGCTATGCTAGCAAAATGGGCATCCGTAGGCTGGAGCTTGGTGAAAGACTTGTTGGTGAGAAGGGTTTTATAGGAAAGACTCCTGCAGAGGTTGTTGCCTCAGTAGACACAAGAACAATAGAGATAAAGCTGTTTCCTGAGAACCACGACCCTTTACTTGCCACAATCGGCGTTAAAAACTGGGGCAACTTGAACGTTGTTCATTCCAAGCACATTGACTGGCTGCATAACGGAGACTTTCTTTGCTTCAGATGTAACAAAGTGAGAGATGAGTCACGAAGGAGACAAAGCAATACTACTTGTTCAGTTTGTAAGTCTTGCTACAACAAGCAGCGAAATGATTATAGAAAAAACAATGAGCACGCCTTTAAGCGCGCCACTGCGCAAACTTATTTGAATAGTGTAATTAAGGGCAAGCTGTTGGCAAAGCGCGGTAGTGTGGCACACAAGATGTTTGGGGCGACAAGAGAAGAACTAAGAAGTCACATAGAGAATCAATTTGAAGATGGTTGGAGCTGGGAGAACAAGGGCGATGTATGGGAAATAGATCATATACGTCCATATTCTTCTTTTGATTTGACAGATGACAAGCAGTACAGGGAGTGCTGCAACTATAAGAACATACGACCACTTTCGGTCAAAGAGAATAGGACTAGAGTAAAAAGGACTAAGAAACTATGAAAGCAATTGTTTTTGGCGTAACAGGGCAGGACGGAAGCCATCTGGCGGAACTACTTCTAATGAAACGATACGATGTGGTTGGAGTAGCTAGAAGAAGCAGTGTAGACACGACGGAGAGAATACAACATCTTGTTGGAAGACCCAGATTCGATCTGGTACACGGAGACATTACAGATGTAAGTAGTGTCTTGGGAATCATTCGAGATAACGATGATGTAGATGAAGTCTACAATCTAGCAGCACAATCGCATGTAGGAGTCTCTTTTAAGCAACCCGGTCTCACATGGGATATTACGGGCAAAGGCTGTTTCAATATCTTACAGTCCATAGTGGATCTTGATATCAAGTGTAAATTCTACCAAGCGTCATCAAGCGAAATGTTTGGCGACTCATATAGTGTCAGTAGGGACGGTAAGAAATACCAGAACGAGGAAACCAAATTCTTGCCACAGTCTCCATATGCTATAGCTAAATGCGCTGCTCACTACGCCGTAAGATTGTTCCGAGAAGCCTACGGCTTACATGCAAGTGCCGGAATATTATTTAATCATGAAGGGCCACGTCGTGGTGAAAATTTCGTGACTCGGAAAATCACTAAGTGGATTGGGGGATTTTCAAAATGGTGTCGAAATCTCCATTTAGATTTGGCTACACATGTTCCATCGCCGGATGATTCATCTATTTCTTTCACGGAAGATGATATAGTCCTTAACAAAATTATGGCGGATGCTATAGTAACGCCGAAATACCCTAAGTTAAGACTGGGGAATTTAGATGCGTTTAGGGATTGGGGCTACGCTGGAGACTACGTAGAAGCCATGTGGATGATGCTACAACAAGAAGAACCGGATGATTATGTTATTTGCACAGGTGAAACACATACGATTAGAGAATTTTTAGACGAAGCTTTTGCAGGTATTGGGATTGCCGACTGGGAAAAATATGTCGTAATAGATCCTAAGTTTTATAGACCTGCAGAAGTAGACTATTTACGTGGCGATTCATCAAAGGCAAATAGAAAATTAGGTTGGGAGCCAAAACACTCCTTTAAAGATTTAGTAACGCTGATGATGGAACACGACCTATATGAAGATATTTAAAGTAGAGATGGATCTTAGCTTGGTTATAGCTAGATTGAAGAAGTATAGGATATACGAATATAATTCGGAACAGCCTATAATCTTTGTCGAAGCTCATGACCCAGACGAAGCATGTTTTAAAGCAAGTCACGGTTTATTTAAAATGATACTAGACCAAGACAGTAGCAGTAAAGCTAGGCTTCTCTGTAAAGAAATAAAGAACGACATTTTGATAACAAAGGTTTCTTGCAAATGAGAAGGAACTACGACGATCCAGTTTATAAAGACTGGCGCAAAAAAGTTTATAGCCGGGATAAGTTTAAATGCCAGATGCCAGATTGTGGCTCTAAGTATAGACTACAAGCCCACCATATAAAAAAATGGTCTAGTGCGGCCATATTGAGATACGATGTTGACAACGGCATTACTTTGTGCCGGAAGTGCCATGAAGAGATCACTGGTCACGAGCACCTGTACGAATCGTTATTTCATCAAATAGTGCATAAAAATGACTAATTACAAAAACGCTCCAAAATTTACAGTTATCAAAGATACTAGAGAACAAGAAGGCTATTTTTTCAAAGAGTATGATAAGTGTGCTGGCATGGTAGAAAGAAAGCTAGACACTGGAGACTACTCTATTGAGGGAATGGAAGACAAGATATGTATTGAGAGAAAAGGCTGTGTGGAGGAGCTGGCTCAAAATCTAGGGAAAAAGAAACATGCGTTTATGAATGAAATAGAACGTATGAAATCTTTTCCGCATAAGTTTATAGTGCTGGAGTTTAGTCTTGGAGACTTAGTGGACTTTCCAGAAAATAGCAGAATACCAGAAGCTCAAAAAAAGACGCTAAGAATAACTGGTAAATACATAATAAAGTGCTTAATGGAGTTTCAGCTGAGAGATAACATACATGTGGTATTTTGTGAAAACAAATACAACGCTTTCTTAACTGTAAGCAGTATTTTTAAACGTGTTAATGAGATGTACGCTAATGACTGAACATATTGAATCAATACATGGTCAAAATATAGACCTTAAACAGCGAGAGATATATCTGCACGGTCATTACGGCCCGTTTGAAGATGATCCCGGCGTAGAGTATCGCATGGCTACTACGTTTATCAAAAACCTTAGACATCTGGATTCTATTAAAAATGAACCAATACTTATTCATATGCACAGCCTTGGTGGAAACTGGGGTGATGGAATGGCTATATACGATGCTATTGAACTCGCCAGATCCCACGTAACAATCGTAGTATACGGCCAAGCAGAGTCAATGAGTAGCATAATCCTGCAAGCTGCAGACACAAGAATAATGATGCCAAACTCCTACTTCATGTCTCACTACGGGAGTAGCTCAAATTACGGTAACTATCTAGACACACAGAGCTGGTCAAAGTTTGAAACCACCATATTAGATTCGATGTTAGATATATATGTCACGAAATGTATTAAGGGTAAGTTCTTCAAAGAAAGATATGAGGAGCCCACAGAGGCTAAGGTTAAGACGTTTATAAAGAGAAAACTCAAGGATGGGGATTGGTATCTTAGCAGCAATGAGGCTGTATATTACGGTTTCGCAGACGGGGTTCTGTCAACAAGGAAGTATAGAGGGTTAGCGAGTTTAAAATGACAAAAGAGTTAAGAACGATAGACGACGCTTGGTTGGGCTTGGACATTGACGACAAAGATATTTTCAACCCTACGTCAATACTAAAAGTTTCAGATGAAGACTACCACCTAAGACTCTCTTACCTAATGATGAGGCCGGAATATTTTTCATTCCTTTGCAAGCACATACTGAATGTTCAGATCTTACCATCGCAGGCATTGATGCTTCATGAAATGTGGAGTAGGAAATTCCCAATGTTAATCGCTAGTCGTGGTTTCGGCAAATCATTTATGCTGTCTCTATATGCCTTGCTTAGAGCTCTCTTACTCCCAAATAGAAAAGTTGTGGTAGTAGGTGCTGCCTTTAGACAATCTAAGGTTTTGTTTGAGTACATGGAAACCATATGGAGAAATGCTCCAATCTTAAGAGATATATGCAGTGATAGTAGCGGGCCGAGAAGAGATGTAGACAGATGTGTTATGCGCATAAACGACAGCACTGTAACATGCCTACCTCTCGGTGATGGACAAAAGATTCGTGGTCAACGTGCTAACGATATTATATCTGACGAATTTGCATCCATACCTAGAGATATCTTTGAGAATGTTGTCGCAGGTTTTGCTGCTGTTAGTGCAGACCCAATTGATAACGTCAAAAGACTTGCTGCAGAGAAAAGAGCTAAAGAGCTTGGCGTTGAGGTAGAGCAGAAAAAAGAAGAAACCATAGAAAACAAAGACAACCAAATTATTCTTTCCGGTACAGCTTATTACGATTTTAATCACTTTGCGACATACTGGAAAAAATGGAAGTCTATCATAAAGAGCAGAGGTATTGAAGCTAGACTAAGAGAAGTGTTTGGTGGCGATGACGTACCTAAAGATTTTGACTGGACACAGTACTCTATCATCCGTATCCCTTACGAGCTTTTACCAGAGGGCTTTATGGACGCTGCTCAGGTAGCCAGATCTAAAGCTACAGTCCATGCCGGTATTTATCAAATGGAGTTTGGTGCGTGCTTTACAAGGGACAGTCAGGGCTTTTTCAAGAGGTCACTAATAGAATCTTGCGTCGTTTCTAACGACAATGTATTGAAAAACTCCAAGGGAGAGGAAATACATTTTGAAGCTAGTCTTATTGGAGATCCTAATAAAAGATATATTTTTGGGGTTGACCCTGCGTCTGAAGTCGATAACTTTAGCATAGTTGTCATAGAGGTAAATCCAGACCATAGAAGAATTGTTCATTGCTGGACTACTACAAGATCTGAGCATAAAGAAAAGGTCAAAAGAGGATATTCTAGAGAGACAGACTTCTATTCCTACTGTGCTAGGAAGATCAGAGACCTCATGAAGCTCTTCCCATGCATCCACATAGCTATGGACGCTCAGGGCGGCGGTATAGCCGTTATGGAGTCCTTACACGATAGGGATAAGATACAAGAGGGTGAACTAGCTATATGGCCAACCATAGACGACGATAAGCCAAAGGACACAGACGATGAGCGTGGACTGCATATATTAGAAATGTGTCAGTTCGCAAAGTATGACTGGCTTGCTGAGGCTAATCATGGACTTAGAAAGGATTTTGAGGACAAGATTTTGCTATTCCCATTCTTTGACTCTATAAGTCTTGGACTATCCAATGCTGACGATGGATTAAAGGGTAGGCATTTTGATACTTTAGAAGAGTGTGTTATGGATATAGAAGAACTCAAGGATGAGTTGTCAATGATTCAGATTACTCAAACTGCTACAGGTAGGGACAGATGGGATACTCCAGAGGTCGTTGTAGGCACAGGAAAGAAGAGTAAGATGAGGAAAGACCGTTACTCAGCATTAATTATGGCTAACATGGCTGCTAGAGTTTTACAAAGGACTCCAACCCCTCAAGCCTATAACTTCTACGGCGGTTTTGCCACCGCTGGTGAAGACTATAAAGCAAAGAAGAGAGAAGACCTTTACAGTGGGCCAAACTGGTTTACTGAGAACATGGGTGACATTTATTAATCATCCGTGTATAATTTCTATGATCCATTCCAATTACATTCCAATTAACTGATAGGCGACGATATGACAGACAATAATATGATAACTTGGCACGACGACGCAAGCAAATCTATCGCTATGGACGCATTTTCTGACAATGTTAATTCTTATGACGGCGTGACAAAAAGTGTTGGCTATCGGGCATACAGGAATTTTAAAGACATAGAGTCTAATCGCTCTGTACGTCCCGGATTCACATCAATGGATTACCACGCCTTTAGGCCTGATGAGCAGGTTCCTAGAGAGCAGAAGCGCATGATTAAGATGTGCATGGATGCATATTCCAAGGTGGGGATTATCAGAAATATTATTGATTTGATGGGCGACTTTGGTAGTCAAGGTATTAGCTTGGTACATCAGAATAAGAGCGCAGAAAAGTTCTTCAAGCAATGGTTTAAAAAATGTAATGGTAAAGAGAGATCTGAAAGATTCTTGAACACCCTATATAGATGTGGAAATGTAGTAGTATACAGAAGTAATGCGAATGTTACGCCAGAGCTTTCTAAGTATATGAAGTCAGTCGCAAATGATATCAAGGTAGAAATTCCAAATATGACTAGAAACGTCATACCTTGGAGGTATAATTTCTTTAACCCTCTGAATGTAGGCATGAAAGATGGAGAGCTCAATTTGTTTATGGGCAAAAAGTCATTCAACCTTTCCACTAATATTTTTAACGACAAGTTTAAGAACGGAGACATTCCTCCAAATATCTTGGAAACCTTGCCTACAAAAGTGAAACGAGCCATCCAAAGAGGGGAGAAAAAAATCCCACTGGACGAAGAACGACTTCAGGTGTTTCATTATAAAAAAGACGATTGGCAAATGTGGGCGAACCCCATGATCTACGCAATCCTCGATGATATTATAATGCTGGAAAAAATGCGACTTGCTGACCTGTCTGCACTAGATGGGGCAATATCAAATATCAGACTATGGACTCTTGGTAATCTAGACCATAAGATCCTTCCAAACAGAGCTGCTATCAATAAGTTGAGAGATATTCTTGCTAGTAACGTTGGCGGCGGAACTATGGAACTTGTTTGGGGGCCAGAGTTAAGTTATACAGAGTCAAACAGCCAAGTATATAAATTCTTAGGATCTGAAAAATATCAATCCGTATTAAATAGTATTTACGCAGGCCTTGGTGTTCCTCCTACTCTTACTGGTATGGCTGGAAACGGAGGAGGGTTCACCAACAACTTCATAAGTCTGAAAACTTTAGTAGAGAGACTTCAGTATGGCAGGAGTTTGTTGACTAAGTTCTGGCAACATGAAATAGAGCTTGTCAGAAAAGCTATGGGCTTTAGATATGCAGCAGAAATTCATTACGACCAGATGAGCCTAGCAGATGACGCTGCCGAGAAGAATCTTCTTCTACAGCTAGCAGATAGAGACATCATCAGTCATGAAACGGTATTGGAAAGATTCCACGAAGTACCGTCTGTTGAAAAGATCAGGCTCAGAAGGGAATATAAAGAAAGAGAGACTGACAAAGCCCCTGATAAGGCTAGCCCATTCCATAATGCTAATCATAAGAAAGAGATGGAAAAAATAGAAAAGCAAGCCGACCTTAACGAAAAGAAACAGGAGCAATCGCCACAAGCTCCTAATAAGAAAGAGGCGCCAAAGGATAATGGTAGACCTCCTTTTAAGGTAGACGAGAAGCCAAGAAAGCAACGTGTTGAAACGCCAAAATCCGCTCCGGGATTGGCAGAGACTATAATCTGGGCACAGTCTACATTCGATACTATATCAGAGGTAATTACAGACGCCTACTTGAAGATGAACAATAAGAAAAATCTTAGACAGGTAACAAAGGCAGAAGTCGCTTCTATGGAAAAAATCAAGTTAGATGTCCTCACTAATCTAGAACCTTTGCAAGAGGTAAGCGTGGAGACAATTCATGACAAACTATCTGCTGGAGCTCTATCTCCAAAAGAGTTTTGTCAGTGCTTGGCTGCTAAAAATATTGATACCTCATCAATGAACATAGATGTCTACAGACGAAGCGCCATCGGATGCTACGTTGAATATGTTTGTAAATAGGGCTCACTGGCACTAATTAAAAATTTTTGTGTATATTTATTTTAGAGGTAAGACATATGAAAATATACCAACAAGAGATCAATGACGGCTTAGGGGAGGTTATTAAAACCAACGCCTCTATAGCCTACTGCTCTGAAGCTAGCATAGTGCATTTACAACCAGAGGCTGATGTAAGTCCAAAGGTTGAAGCGCAACTCGAAAAGCTTTTAGCAAAAAGTAATCCAGATCAGATAGATCTATACTATCTTGAGTCAGTGCTGGTTTCAACTGGATGGAATAAAAACGATGATGTTTTCCAATCAGAACCAACATGGGCTGCAAGAAACACGCCTGAAGATAAGCAGTTTAACTTCATGCATAATGAGAATGACATTATAGGTCATATCACTGGTAGTTATATTTTGGACAAAGAAGGAAGTAGAGTCGAAGCAGACTCTCAAGAACAACCGCAAGATTTTGACATTGTTAGTCAAGCTGTTATATACAATAGCTGGACTGATCCTGAAAACAGAGATCGTATGTCACAAATTATTGCGGAGATAGAGGAAGGGAAATGGTTCGTTTCCATGGAATGCCTGTTCGCAGGCTTTGACTATGCTCTACTAGACCCCGAAGGAGCTGGCAAAGTCTTGGCAAGAGACGAAGATTCTGCATTTTTAACTAAACATCTCAGGTGTTACGGTGGAACTGGAGAATATGAGGGATATAAAGTTGGTAGAGCTTTGCGTAATATATCGTTTTCTGGAAAGGGCTTGGTTTCAAAACCTGCCAACCCAAGAAGCGTTATACTAAATTCAAGTAAAGCTTTTTACGTAAACGATAGCACTAATAAGTTTTCTATAGGAGATATTAGAATGTCTGATAATTTGTTAGAAAAGCAGGTCGCAGATCTTAGAGAAGAGCTCGCCACTGCTAAACAAGAGAATGAAGCGATTAAAGCAAAAATCGGAGAAGCAAAAGATAAAGAGTTTGCTGCTACGGTTGAAGCTTTTGAAGCTGATGTTCAATCAAAGGACGAAGCAATTGCAACACTTGAAGAGACTGTAAAGTCAACCCAAGCTAAGATTGCTGAATTAGAAGATGCTTTGGCTACTTCGCAAGAAGAGTTGAGTGTCGCCATGAAAGATGTAGAAGAGATGAAAAAGAAAGAGAAGATGGAAAAGAGAAAAGCTGCTCTTGTAGAAGCTGGTATCAGCGAAGAAGACGTAGACGAATCTCTTGCCACCTTTGAGTCTCTTGAAGATGAAGCTTTTGAAGCTATAATCGCTTTCATGGACAAAAAAGAAAAGAAAGAGAAGAAAGACAAGAAAGATGACGAAGCTGAAGGTCTCGGCAAAGGCCCTAAAAAGCCCATGGCTGGAGAAACTGAAGCTGAAGAATCACAAGAAGAAGCTGAAGAAGAAGCAGAAGCTGAAGTTTCTGAAGAACTCTTTGACGAAGTAGAAACTACTGAAGCTACACTTGTAGAAGCAGAAGAGTCTGACGAGTTAGAGACTACCAGAGCTAGCATTGCATCGTGGCTTTCTGAAAACGTTTTCACTAAATAAGTATAGGAGAATTTAGAAATGGCTCTTAAAGCAGATAGATACGAACTACAAACTGACATCAGCTTCTTCATGAATGCAGCTGTTGCTACTCGTGGTGGAGTTGTTGTTCACGATTCCGGTTCTTCGCCTTATACTAACACTGGCTCTGGTGCAGCAATGGATCAAGGCGTAGCGCTAGTTAAAGAAAAGGCGGCAGCCAATACCGACGTTCCTGTTGGGATTTTGCTTAACGATGTTGTTAACAAAGACCTGACAAGAACTCACCTAAATCAACATAAGGACGAAGTCCAACTTGGAAGTAAGGTTACGATCTTACGAAAAGGTTATGTTGTAACTAATAAGATTGACAGTGTTACTGTTGCTCCCGGTGATGTAGCATACGCTTCAGCATCAGCAGCTGGTAATATTACCAACGTATGTGCAGCTTCGGCTGTTGCTTCTGGTAATCTTCCTATTGGACGATTCCTAAGTCGCATCGACGAAGATGGATACGCTAAGGTAGAAGTTAATCTTCCTAACCATGGATCAAACGGTTAAACGCCCTTATTTAACAGGAGAATTTTAAAATGGCTTTTACAGATAGACCAAGCGATGAATTCATCGCTCTACTTAAAAACTCTGGGGATAGCGATATTCAAGTTGCACAAGCTTCGCAACGTGAATTTGCAAAAGCCCTAGAACTTCCACTCCGTAAGGGTGTCTTGGTTGGTAACGTTCTTGGCAACATTTTTGAAACCATCAACGTAGAACCGGGTGCAACCACGGAATTTCCACTAGACCTTATCGCTCCGGGCTTGGAAGGTGAGCATGTAGCTTACACGAATCCCGGTCACGGTAGAATCCCAGAACGTAGCGTCGAAGGCGACTACGTAATGATCCCAACCTACAGCATTACTAGCTCAATCGACTACTTACTTCGATATGCTCGTGAAGCTCGCTGGGACATTGTAGCACGCGCTATGCAAGTTCTGGAAGCTGGTTTTGTCAAGAAGATGAACGACGACGGGTGGCACACATTGTTGGCCGCTGGTGTTGACCGCAATATCCTCGTGTACGATGCTGATGCTACGGCAGGTCAGTTTAGCAAGAGACTTGTTTCTCTTATGCAAACTGTTATGCGTCGTAACTCAGGCGGTAACGCTGCTTCCGTAGGTCGTGGTCGCTTGACTGACCTTTATGTCAGCCCAGAAGCTCTTGAAGATGTTCGCAACTGGGGATTAGACCAAATTGATGAAGTGACTCGTAGAGAAATCTACACAGCCGCTGAAGGCGGGGCTCCAATCACTAGAATCTTTGGTGTTAATCTTCACGACATGGATGAACTTGGCGAAGGCCAAGAGTACCAAGACTTCTTCACTGGACAATTGTCTGGTGCAGTTCAGGGTTCTGACACTGAGCTTGTAGTTGGTTTAGACCAATCAAGCAATGACAGCTTTGTAATGCCTGTTAAGGCTCAGCTTGAAATCTGGGAAGATCCTACTCTTCACAGACAACAGCGAGCTGGTTACTACGGCTGGGCTGAAATTGGCTTTGGTGTTCTTGATAATAGACGAGTTATTTTAGGCTCATTCTAATCAGAATATCAACTAGGCTCATCAAGAGAGTCACCTCTTATAACTAGGGGTGGCTCTTTTTTTATGTGTATTATTACTATAGAACATTTTCGTACAGGATCTTAAATAGGAGATTAAAATGGCCGCACTTTCAAATTATTTAGAATCAGGCCTTTTACACCATATTTTTAAGGGTCAAACATTTAGTGCTCCTAGTGTTATAGCCATAGGGCTAAGTAGTGGCGTCGTGGTGAATGTGAATGGAGTAGCTACTCCCACTGGCACATATGATGCAGCAACTGGGGGAACTTGCGGGGAGCTCAGCACTACGGCTGGAGATTCCTCAGCAAATGGATATGGAAGACTAAACCTTGGTGATCCCGCCAGTCTAGGCGCGACAACTTGGCATTATGACCCAGATGACCACGCTCAAGGAAGTGGTGTTATTAGAAATAGCGGACAATTAGTATTTAGCACAGCCCTTCAAGACTGGGGTTGGGTTTCTGGCGTTTACATCTTTGACAACGCCACTGTTGGAGACGGTAATGTGCTTATGCACGCTACTCTGGATAATCCTAGAATTATATATAAAGGGGACAACGTAAAGTTTGACTATAAGAGTCTAGAAATTAGCTTCGATTAAAAATCAGGTAGGTAAGTCATGAAATTAGACAAGCAGACACTTGCTCAAAATATAGGTACTGACCTGCAGGATAATTCTACTGGTCAAATATCCCCAAGAGACGTTAGAACCAACTTATTAAATATCATTGACTCTATTTGGGGTGAGACGTTCACCTCTGGGGTCAATGTTAATTTTGCCAACATTGGAACTCATGCTACGAGAACAACCAAAGTTGGTGAGTTAGCTATTAGTAAGCTTGGCCATCCTAGTTACACAAGTGTAGATAACACGGCAGTCGGCTATTCAGCTTTAGCACAGAATTACAATGGCTATAGTAATACGGCTATTGGTTCTCATGCTTTGGGTTGTAGTGTCTATGGTTTTGGTAACACAGCTCTCGGACACAATGCGTTAGCCGGAAATATAGAAGGTGATCGCAACATAGGTATTGGTGGTCACACCCTACAGAGAAATAAGGGTGGTAACTACAATATAGCCGTTGGTCACGGAGCCGGTTATTACATTGGCGAAAACACTAGCCATAGATTATATATTGGTACTCACGATGTAGACAGCGATTCTCTTTGTGGTGATGGAATAGAAGCTGGGACTGATCCAACTATATTTGGCGAACTAGATACAAAAAGAGTTGGCATTGGCGTTCAGGGTCTACATGACTATGGAACGCTACAGGTTTCAGGTGCCGTGTCTCCAGCTTGGTCTGGCGCATATGCTCTTGGTCACACTGCCACACCTTGGTCTAATGTTTATGTAGAACACAGTATAGACTCTAATCAAGATCAGTTTAGAATAAACGATGATATCTACTTCTCTGGTGGTAAGGTTGGTTTTAATACTCCCAGCCCATCTGGTCAGGGGTTAATCACTGTCTCTGGAAGCATAGTTCCCGCACAAAGCAAAGAGTGGTCTCTTGGCCATGAAGATCTGCAATGGAAATCTGGATACTTTCAGAATCTTACCGTTAGTGGTGTTGCTTCTATAAACACCTACACATACAAAGAGATGTCTAGCTGCCTGTACGAATGCAGGACTCTCTATCTTGCAACTAGCGGCATATGTGATGGGGGAACTGGAGAACCGTGTGGGTATCTTGGAGACGAGAGTCTTGAAGGCGCTGGCTTGATTATACCTTCTAGTGGTTCAGATTACAGAAGAGATTATAAATGGCTATACGCTGCTCCAGACAGCACTCTGGATTGCTTAGAGATAGATAACTCTTTTGCTAGGTCTAGTTGGCAGTCAAATATCAGTATTGATTTAGCGTCTGGCTGTCATGTTCGTTCCAATAGAATTCTAGGTAGGGAACAACTATCTATGGTGACGGCTAAAAACTGTTACGGATTATTCATTAGAAAGAATGACGCTACTGTTTCCACCGGGTCAACAACTAGAAATGAAATACAACATTTAAAGGTTGTCGCTAATGGCGGTACATTTACACTCAGCTTTGGCGGTCAAACTACATCCGCTCTAGCTCACAACGCAAGTGCTGCAACTATTAAGTCCGCTCTAGAAGCACTGTCTACAGTAGGCGCAGGCAATATAGAAGTAAAAACTGGTAGTGCAACACTGCCCGAAGGAACATACTCAATATAGGAAGATAACATGTCTGATTTAGATTTCAATATAGAATTCAAAGGTTCTTTGGCTGGTGCCAATCAAGCTGCACTTACATCAAACACAACGAGCCTAACAAACACCTCTTCTAATACAGTTGATGGAACGTCTGGAGGCACTGGTAACAGGCGGTTTTATTTTTATCAAACAGAGTCCAAGTTTTGGGAGCGCGATTTAAGTATAGCCGCCGGAGCCACCGGAGGCACGTTTGACTTTAAGTTTGTTGTTTTAAATGGTTTTCATAATACTACAGAGATCATCCAGCCGTATCAGGACAATATATCAAACTTCCCATACGGTGTTTATGTGGAAGTCAAAGACATTCCTTTTGATATCACCTTAGAGGCCTTTTGTGGGCTGTTAAACGCAGCTCTCGACACAAAGGTCACAGAACTCAAAGCCGCTGGTTGGACAAACACAAAGGATGGAGGTGACATATTAACCGCTGTAGAGGCGTGCTTCTTTTATCCGAGCCAATTCAGCACATTGAACTCACCAATACCCTTGACAGATGAACAACTATCTCACACGATGGACAACAGAGGCACTGTAGCAGAAAACTATATGTTTGGAGCTGGTAGTAGTATAACTTTTGGCGATAGTGTAATTAAAGACAGCGAGACCATAGTTTTAAAGCCTAATAACGACGCTGTTGCACTAGATAACACAAAAAAGGAATTTGATACCGGACAATATAAGTGGCTTCCAAGCGCTGTAGATCCTGTCAGAGTAGGTAAATCTTGGCAGAGACAAAGAGCTGCCGTTGGTTCAAACTTTTCAACGATAGCCGGAAATTTCAACCAGCATCCGCTTACAGGGGAAATACTTCCATACCCAATGTCGCGAAGGGGATTTTCTTTTACTTGGAACGCTGGCCACTCTGATGCAATCGTGATAGCTCAAACTACTACTACAAGCAGCAATCGTAACGGCATAGGTTTGCAATATATTGATGCATTTCTGCATAAGTCTGGGGCTAGCGATGCGGATAAGGTATTTAAATCTAAGAACATTACGAATTCCGAATATACGGCATTTCTTCCAGACGAAAAACCAGTAGGTGTTGACACCACAAACTTACTGGGTCGTGGTGGCCGTCTTACTGGTCGGATGATGGCAAATGTGCTTAGAAACAAAAAAGGCTTTGAAGATGTTGACGAAGGCGCGAATCGCTTTATTGGTGCGGGTATAACACCTAGCTTATCTACATACGCCCCTTTTGGCTTTAACGACATTCATTGGCCCGTAAGACAAGAAAGAATATTTCCGTTTATAGAGAAACAAGCCACACCTTTGCTAAAAAATCCAGACCCGTTTGATTCCTCAACCTCTGGAGAAATGATAGCAGACTTAAATAAATTTGGAACATACAACGAAACTAGACATGCGGCTACAGGAACAGCTGACTTTAGTACGAATGTTACAAAGTGTTTGGGCTATCCCATATCTATACAGTTCTATGGCGTTACTTTCGACGGAGTTGAATATACTGCTGAAAACTTTGCAACAGACTTTGGCGACAACACCTACCCAGCAGACGCTGACTTATTGTCAAAAAGAGTGACTTGGCTTGATCCTGACGCAACAGACAAAAAGTATCTTACTAACATGGCCACTGTGGACGAAGTTCAAAGCGCTGTAGACGCCGTTCTGGGCGCTAACAAGGTTAAGGTATACGCTCCTCGCGCAAGGACTTCTGCGTTTGGTACTGATGGCCATTTGTGGCATGGGAACCATAACAGCCGTGTCGGAAACAATTACGACGGTTTTGATTGTAGAACTCTAGTCTATGGCGGCTGGATATTTGAAATGGTCTCAGCGGACATGCAGAATAGCTGGATGACCATCTATATGCCCGGATTTAAAAATGGTACTTTTGGGAAAGATACAAATTTTGCGGATGGGATACAAACTACAGCACCCAACACTGTTGCCGTTGATCACTTCATGGAACTCAATCCTCAAGACAAGGCAACGAAAACCGACGAGTTTGCATACAGACATAATAATCCCGATTTTGGTGTCAACTTCCGCGAACAGAATCCGAACCAGATCGGAAGAGGAAACACCGGGCCTAATATATTTGCAAGCCTGCTTGATGTGGGTACTGGAACCACGGCTGGCGGAGGAACTTCATCAGCCGCCATAAGCACAGTTCAGGAAGGTTCTAGCGATATTACATCAGATGTAATTTCTAAAAATGCTTTCTTTGTAACTAAAGAAGACATAGTAAAACCAAATCCTCTTGGGCCAGATGGTGATATAGCAGGCATAACAGATATCAACTTTATAGGCTCCAGCGGCAGTGAGCTTGGCGATGATTATGTGGTGACTTACTCATCTTTAACTTCAGGTGTGATAGTAGGGCAAAGGCTTTTATCAAGAACAAGCATTAAAGAGCAAAAGGGCGGTAAAGACAAAATAACTGGCTTCCAAACTGACTTTGTAGATACAGATCATGATATTACAATAAACAATAGACAGCCAAAAGACCGCTTTAGAATCTCTGGATATCAAAACGATTGCGTGCCAATCAATGCAATGGTGATAATGAATTCTAATTCGCCGGGAATGGTTGGCATAGACCAGACGCCTTACCTATCGGCAGATTTCATTCCAGAAACAGTATTCAATATAAAAGCTACCGGAGACGCCGTTGTAAGAATTACAGACGGGGAAGGAGCTTTCCAGAGAGGTGCTTCCGTTCAGCTGGTTAGTAGGGATAACGCAAGCAGGAACGAAGATTCTTACGATCCAAAAAATGCGGCGGAGCTTTCTTATTTTGAAGACAAGTTTGAAATATCACAGTTTAAAGACTATGTAAAAGATTCAGTGCTAACAATTAAAGATGGAAATGTTAGTATAAATACGCCAGATGAATTGCCTTACGGATACAGCCTACTGGTTGGCGGTCAAGAAGATGTGCAGGAAACTTCTATAACCTCGCCAAGAATAGGTGTTCAAGTTGTAGACTCCAAAGATCCTATCAGGGTTGGATACATATTTGCAAAGAGAGACGGTAGCTGTGACCATTTGTTCTGGAAATCAGACTGCGGCTCACCAATCAAGCTTTCAAACACGCCAAATCAAAACCCAGACTTTGGTGGGGTTACAGATAGAGTATCTCAAATTAACGAGGCCCTTGGTCAGCTAGATGACGCTGGGTATAACATAGATTCTCCCGAGGCCGGTGGATTTATGGAAGAACTTGGTTTTAGTGAGTATGGAAGCTTCGGAGAAATAGATCTAAGTAACCCCTACGGTGCTACAGATCAAGTTAGCATGGGAGATGACTATACTGACTTGAAGGGTAACGACTTTGGGGTTGCAGCTGGAGGTCAGAGAGATTTATACGGGCTTCCCAACGGCGCTGAGAACAATACCGGATATGGGTTTGGAGCTGGCCAAAGTCTGAACACTGGTAGCAACAATACCTTCTTAGGAGGTTCTGCCGGTAATCAACTTCAAACTGGAAACTGTAATGTGTTCTTAGGCAAAGAGGCTGGGAAAAGCGTTACCAATGGTGATGAGAACACGCTTATTGGTTGTAAAACAGATGTTGGTGGAAACTCTAGCAGAAACATATATCTTGGCGCTGGGCTTACTGATAGCAGCGTTACTCACAATGACATATTGAAGATCGGCGTTGTAGATTCAAGCCTACAAATGAATGTGCCTTTGATATCTGGCTCTTTGGCAAATAATACCGACTCGCCAATGCAGGTCTTCATTAACGGTCAGTTTGCAACTGTAAATAGCAATCAGACTGATAGCATAGGATTTGCGCATAATCAAAATGCCTTTGGTAGTGACAAAGTTGCTTCTATAGTACAAAAAGTAGACAACTCTGCTTCTTACCCAGACGGTGGTGTTCAATTCAAATTCTTGGGCAACAACGGTATTAACAGCACGTTGTTTACCCTAAGACATCATGTAGCACCGCTTGATAGAACAGCTTCCTACAATGTGCCCAGCACAGAAAGACCTTTCGCCCAGTTAGACGGTGACTTGCACATCAAGGGTGCTGTTAGGTTCCACGATGGTACGAGCATAGAAAGTGGTGTTGGACTCTCCATATATCCCGGCTCTGGACTCGCTTCATACGCAGGGACTCAAGGAACTGAGTTAACGCTTGATGCAGAGAACTTACCAGTAGCTTCTTTAATTAGCAATGATGGAACTTTCTTTGGTGTTACGACTAGCGGTGTAAGCACTAAGATTTCGCTCACGGACTTGGCTGGATACGTTCAATCCGGCACAGACTGGATCAAAGAAAACCAAAACCATGTGTTCTCAGCTACGTCTATATTCAATACTACAGACAATACGTTTAACAGTATAGTAGGCTACAGGGCTGGTAATGGCATACTCGGAACTAACCACGCTGCCTTCTTTGGGACTGATGCTGGTAATTATGATGTCGATCCTGTTAGTGGTGTTGACTACTCTGTAATGATAGGTTATCGAGCAGGTATGAACGCCAATCAAGCAGACAACTCTGTGTTTATCGGGCCAAATACTGGTCACTATGCTTCTGGTTCTCGCATGGGTGTGTTTATTGGTAACTCAGCAGGTCTAAATGCGAAGACTAGTAGATCTATCGGTATTGGTGACAATGCTCTTGAGTCTGTCAGTGGAGACAGAAACATAGAACTAACCGTAGGGATAGGTGGAACTTCGCCATACAGATTGATACAAGGCAGCAGTAGTCACAAATTGAATGTTGGAGATATCATTGGTGGTGACATGGCAGATCAAAGAGTTTCCGTTGGTAGAGCAATACTCAATCCTAGTGGAACTCTTGATGTAAGGTCATCTTCTTCGTCGTCAGACGCTATACAAACATGGTTTAACAACTTGGGCCAAATGGTTGCGTATCTAGATCAGAATGGCAACATGCACATAGACGGAACCGTACAAACATTCTAGTAGGGAGAGCTGTTCATGGCTTTTGTTTTAACAGACAGAGTAAAAGAGACAAGTACCACGAGTGGAACAGGAGCTGTAACACTCGGTTCTGCCTATGGCGGGTTCCAGACATTTGCTGATGCTATTGGGAATAACAACAAGACTTATTACGGTATAGAAGATGGCGTAAATTGGGAGATTGGAATAGGTACTTATACCTCATCTTCTAACAGTCTATCAAGAGATGTCGTGCTATCTAGCAGTACAGGCTCTAAACTATCTCTTTCAGGCGGTGTGTCAACAATATTCTGTACATACCCAGCTAACAGAGCGTTCATAATGACTGAAAATGGATATGCTAGCGGCGTATCCCCATACTACTCTGGCATATTATTTCCAGACGGAACAACACAGATAACCTCAGCGACTGGCGCTATCTCCGCACCGCTTACCGTCAAGAGAACAGACGCAGGCGACTTGTTTCATTTCTATGTAGATAACGACAATGACAGAACAGTAGCTCTTAACTTAGAAAGTAGCTCTGCCCCCACTTGGAAGATTGGCTTAAAAGATGGCCCTTCTAATTCAACTGCCGCCCCAACATATGGATATGTATACGGTAACAATGGATCTGCAGGAGTTTACGCAACTAGCGATAGTGCTCTTATAGTAAACTACTCTAACGGTGCATGGATAAAACACAGAGACTCTGATCTTTTTAATCTGAGTAAGTCTGGCGGAGCTAAGTTTTTAAATGCCGAGGCTGCAGTAGTACCCGTAAAGGTTAGGGGAGCCAATAGTCAGTCTGCGCATCTGCAAGTTTGGGAGAACAACAGTCAGTCTACTCTGGCCTATGTAGATTACGTAGGTGTAATAAGCGGCGTCAAACTAAAAACTGCCAGCCTAGAGTTTAGAGACGGAAGCATAATGTCTAGTGCTGGCGAAGGTATGTCCTCTGGAGACTTGGTAAGCTTTTTAACAAATGATGCTGGATACATAACAGCACATCCAGCCATATCTACTGCCTCTGGGAGCACAAGCTTTGCGGGCAGAACTTATATACAAAACATACTCTTTGACCAATTTGGCCATGTTAGCGGCGTCTCAGTTGGTACGGAAACTGTAGCAGACACAAATACTACCTACACTGCTGGTAGTGGTCTTACATTAGACGGCACGACGTTTAAAATTGACACTGATAGCACAGTTTTAGAGTCCGGCAGAAATGTAAGCCTTTTGACAAACGACGCTGGCTACACCACCTACGCTGGATTTGAATTATATCTAGACGGCGTTGACCTAAGCAAAACAATAAGAAGTTCTGACTTTTTAAATATTGACGCCGGAACTAATGTAACTGTATCTTATTTAAATACCAGTAATGGCTCTGGTCACAACGTGACAATAAACGCAGTTCAAAAAACCACAGAAGAAATACAAGATATTGTTGGAGCCATGTTCTCTGGTAATACTGAGACAAATATAGCTGCAACTTATCAAGATAGCGATGGCACTGTAGATCTAGTTGCTACAAATACTACATATACCGCTGGATCAGGTATTGTTCTAAATGGTACTGAAATAAACATACCAACAGCAACCACGAGTGCAGCAGGTTTAGTTACTCTCTCTAACACAGTTGCTGATAATGCAAATGTAGTAGCCACCTCAAAGGCTGTCTACGACGCAGGATATCTAACAGCGCACCCAAGCGTCTCACAGGGCAGCAACATTAGTTTAGATAACTCTGATGGCACTGTAATACAAGACATACAGATTACCCTAGATTCAAACGGACATGTGACAACAAGTACTGCCGGTACTGTAAACCTAGACGGTAGATACTTTACTGAGTCTGAGCTTACTGGTGGACAACTAGACTCTCGATATTATACAGAAAGTGAACTTAATACTTCTGGCGGTGGTGGCCAAGTACACTGGAACAATGTTACTAATAAACCAACGATTGGTGATATCACAGCTATAGTTGCTGGATCTGGAATGTCAGGTGGCGGCACTGAAAGTAGCGTTACTGTAAACGTAGACTTGCAGCAGCTCGCAAACGAGACAATGATTTCCACAGATCAGATGGTGTTTATAGACTCTGATGGCAGTAGTAAAAGAACACCTGTGTCAACCGTTAGTTCTGTAATTGGGGCTGGATTCCTTGCTGACACGGCTCTTACTGGAAACCCAACTGCGCCAACTCAAGCCGCTAGCAATAATAGTACAAGGGTTGCGACGACTGCATACGTTACAACGGCAGTATCAAATCTGGTAGATGGAGCACCGGGTGCTTTAAATACTCTTAATGAGTTAGCTGCAGCAATCAACGATTCTGGTAACTATGCAGCAGGGATTACTTCCCTATTATCCGAAAAGGCTTACACATACGATCTGGCTGCTGCTTCGGGAAATCTTGACAACAGGCTACATGAAGTTTCTGGCGTAGGAGGGCAGGTTCTTACTGCCTCTGGTTACCTTTACACAGACATACTTTCTGTTTCCGGAATCGCCGGAGGTGGTGAAACTAACCAAAACGCATTTTCAATTGTTGCAGTTGATGGTCAGACCAATGTTGCCGCAGATGCTAAGACTGATACGTTGACACTAGCCGGTGGTAGCAACGTGACGATTACAACCAATGCTGGCAGTGACACCGTTACGATAGCGGCCACAGATACTAATACTACATATACTGCAGGTTCAGGCATTTCATTAAACGGAACTCAGTTTAACGTAGCAATTAGTGGTAATAATATACTGGCTACAAATAGTCCTGTTAATAATTATGTGCCTTCTTATGTAGGTGGTGAGTTTACTTGGGTTGCTCAAACATCTGATACCAACACAACCTATACGGCGGGGTCTGGCTTAGTATTGCATGGTACAGAATTTAACATACCAATGACAACAACCAGTGCGTCTGGCTTGGTTATACTAAGTAATACAATAAGCAGTAACCAAACAACAGCATTGACTCCGAAGGCCGTTAATGATGCTGGCTACTTAACAGCTCACCCAAATATTTCCGCAGCTTCATCTGTTGATAATGGCAGTAGAACATACATTCAAGACATAACCCTCGATAGCAATGGTCACGTTACAGCAATTACTTCTGCTGCTGAAACAGTAACAGACACAAACACGACCTATACAGCTGGTTCAGGATTGGTACTGCACGGAACACAGTTTGACTCTGCAATTAGTGGGTACAACCTTTTAGCCACCAATAGCCCAGTAGATAATTACATCCCATCTTTCGATGCCGCTACGGGCAAATTTACTTGGACGGCGGCTGGAGCAGGTGAAACAAATCAGAATGCCTTTTCGACTGTTGCAGTTGCTGGTCAAGACGATGTCGAGGCAGATGCTAAGACTGACACCCTGACATTAGCTGGTGGTTCCAACGTAACGATTACGACTACCGCCGGTAGCGATACTGTGACAATAGCATCTGCAAATGATAACACTACATATACTGCTGGTTCTGGCTTAGTGTTACACGGTACTCAATTCAATATACCAATGACAACCACTAGCGCTTCTGGGTTGGTAATCTTAACTAATACAATTAGCAGCAATCAGACTACCGCCTTGACCCCTAAAGCTGTTAATGATGCCGGATATATCACCGCCAGTTCTAGTGACACGCTTACTAATAAAACCATTGGGGCTACACAGCTTAGCGGAACTATAGCCTCAGCTAGGCTACCAGACTTGGCTGTTTCAGACTTCGCCGCTAGTGCTATAGTGACTGAATCTGAAGGTATTGGAAGCAGTGATAACGATACTAGCTTACCAACGTCTGCCGCAGTCAAAGATTATGTGGACACTCAAATCGCTACAGAAGATACGATAGCGGAACTCAATGATACCAACATAAGTTCTCCTGCTGCGGGACATTTGCTAATATATGATAATACAGCAAGCGTTTGGGATAATGCCACCCTAACTGAGGGCAGTAACGTCACTATCACAGAAGGTGATGGCGCAATAACTATTGCAGCTGCCGACACAAATACAATGGGTGCTGGCTTTGTGCTTGAAGACGGTGACGGAACAGAAGTCACAATCACTGAAAATAAAGAAGTAAAATTTGTTGAAGGCACTGGTATTGATATTAACTGGACTGACACAGACAACGGTACAGATGCTGATCCTTACGATTTGACATTTACTATAGATCTTGAAGGTACAGAACTGAAATCCACTACCAATGGCAATGAAGCTGCAACTAAGTACTTAAGGGCCGATGGGGATGGAACCTGTAGCTGGCAAACAATATCAGCAACTGTAGACATTGACGCACTTAGTGCTCTTGGGGGCGCGGGATTGCATCAGACTCAAGACCACTTTATGTTCTCTGACAATGGAACAGAAAAGAAAATAACTTTCTCTAACTTGCAAGACGCAATATTTGCCGACATATCTGGAGACGCAACTGTAGCCGCAGGTGGAGCATTGACAATAGCAGATGATAGTATAGATTCCGCTGAATTAGCCGATGCATGTAGTGCGGTTACTTCTTTTACGGCTCCTTTGGTCAAAGGCTCAACATCTATACAAACACCTTTGATTGAATTTACAGACGGTGATAATGCAATTACAATAGCAGATGGTGGCGGAGTAACAATTGCGGCTGGCCTTACTTCAACAGCCGCTTCTAATACCCTTGGTGCTACTTCTTTCAATGATGCTGATATTACCAATGTTGGAGATATAGCACTTGATAGCATTTCTGCCGATGGCTCTACAATAACTATTACAGGAAACACCACCTTTGCCGATGGCGCCTATGACTTTGACATCGCTTCACACGATGGTTCAAACGGGCTAAAACTTGGTGGAGTTCTCGTTACAGCAAGTGCTGCAGACATCAATCTTATAGATGGTATTACAAACGGTACGGTCATTGCAAGTAAAGCCATCATAACAGATTCAAACAAAGATATTACAGGTGGTCGCAATATCACAATTAGTGGTGAACTAGACGCAGCCTCAATTGATATATCAGGCGATGCGGATATTGATGGAACTCTAGAGGCAGACGCAATTACTGTAGATGGGACTGCTCTTAATACAGTTATAGCAGGTGTAACAGTTACTAATGCTACTAACGCTGCTCATGTGTTAGTCACAGATAATGAAAGCACGAATGAAGATAATCTGATTACATTTGTTGAGGGTGCCACAAGCTCTACGGGCAATGTAGGGCTGGAAATGGATGGCAACCTTACATACAATCCTAGCACAGGAAAATTGACAGCGACACAATTAGCAGGAACTCTACAAACCGCCGCACAAACAAACATTACGTCTGTTGGCGCTCTTAATGGCGGATCTATTACTTCTGGGTTTGGCAACATTGATACTGGTTCGAGTACGATCACAACTACCGGCCTTATAACTGGTGGATCTTTAGACATAGACAATGTTCTCATTGACGGCACAACTATTGGACACACAGACGATACAGACTTAATTACCCTTGCAGACGGCGTTGTGACAGTAGCCGGTGAGCTAGACGCCACAACTCTTGACATCTCTGGAAATGCCGATATTGATGGCACCCTTGAAGCTGACGCAATTACAGTAAACGGAACAGCCCTTGACGAGTTTATTGCTGATACCGTTGGCGCTATGGTTGGTAGTAACACCGAAACAGGTATTGGAGTTACATATGATGATTCAGACAACACGCTAGACTTTGTTGTTGGCACACTTAACCAAGACACTTCAGGAACCGCTGCCATAGCCACAACCGTAACTGTAGCAGATGAGTCTAGCGACACAACGTGCTTCCCCTTGTTTGTAACTGCCGCTACAGGAGACTTAGGCCCTAAGTCAGGAAGTAATCTTACATTTAATTCAGACACGGGGCTGTTAACTGCAACAAGTCTTGGTGGTACTTTGACAACCGCCGCACAAACAAATATTACATCGCTAGGAACACTTACAACGCTTACAGTGGACAATGTCATCATCAACGGCACCACGATTGGCCACACAGACGATACAGACCTTATCACCCTTGCCGATGGCCTAGTAACGGTGGCTGGGGAAATAAGCGTTACCACCCTTGATATCGGCGGTACAAATGTTAGCTCAACAGCCGCTGAGTTAAACTATAATGACACAGGTGCTGCGGTTGGAACCGTCGTGGCTAGCAAGACGGTAACAGTTGACGCAAATAAAGATGTGTCGTCGTTTAGAAATGTAACCCTTACTGGTGAATTAACCGCTGCTACTCTGGATATTTCTGGAAATGTCGATATTGATGGAACAACAAACCTAGATGCTGTAGATATTGACGGTGATGTTGATCTAGCAGGAGAGTTAAAAGTCACTGGAGCAATAATTCCGGGAGCTGGTATAAATGCACAAACAGATGATGACACAATAGCTATAGATTTAAGCGAGGGCAATTATTTTGAAATAACCCTAACAGACAATACGACTACCACTGCGATAGATATTACAAACGCGGCTGTGGGGCAAAGGTTTATTGTTAGATTTATTCAACCGGGATCTGGCGGAGGGGATGCAGTTCTGAGTGCTAGTGCCGGTTTTGATGATGTACAAGTTAACAGCGGTAGTAGAGTTACAGTACACTGGCCCGGAGGAACAGCTCCAACACTGACAACTGGAAACGGCTCAGCAGATGTATACGGTTTCATAATCAGAGGGCTTGCGGGATCAGCGGCCCTAGATGGATTTATCATAGGACAAGATGTAAAGGCACCGTCATAATGGCATCACTTACAGTACAAGTTGCAGCAAACGATGAAGATGGTTATATTCTTTTTGGAGATGACCAAACTGGTTACATGGGAGATACCACAACATTCTCCCACAATGCTAAAGTCAGAATAGGAAGAGATAATAGCGATGGCCAGCATAACAAGTCTTATTTTGGCTGGATTCATCTTAAGAATTTAACTATTGCACAAGGCGCAACAATTGATAGCGCGAAACTCTTTGTTTACCATCACGCCAATGCTGGATTTGATGGGGGCAGTGACCCCGGCGAAGGCATGACTGTCAAAGCTGAGGATGTTGACGACGCTTCTAAACCCGGAAATTATTCTACTGTAAATGGTTGGACACTTACAACTGCATCTGCTACTGTTAGCAGTTTTATTGATGCTTCCTACGGAGGAATGGGCCCAAACGAGACTTGGAATAACGCTTGGTATCCAACCCATGCAGACCCATCTGCAGGACTTGAAATTAAGACTATTTTGCAAGAGCTGGTCAACAGAAGTGGCTGGAGTAGCGGAAGTAATATAAATTTGAAATTAACACCCTCAGCCCATAACGGCAGTAGCAACTGGACAATTGACTGGAAAGACCGTGATACTAGCAGCTCCCTAGCTCCAAAGGTCGTAATTACATATACAGAGTCAGGCGGCGGTGATGATGATACAACAACTGCGGCGGCTTTCTACTTATTTGTAGACTAAAAAAATATAAGAGTACCGCGTAAAAGAAAAAAGTGTATATTTATTGTAGAGAAGATTAATTTTCCACCATAGGAGAGACAAAATGGCAATTTTTGAGCTTGAAATAGCTGATGAAGACGTAACCCGCGTATTTAGTGCGGTTTGCGGCAATTACGGATATGTCTCAGAGATACCAAATCCTGACTATAATATCACATACGATGAAGAAGGTGGCGAAGTTATCCCCACTGACGCAGAAGGCAATCCGCTTCCTGAAAACATCGCAAATCCCGAAAGTCAGGGGATGTTTGTGCATAGGAAGGTTAGAGAGTTTTTGAGTCAGCATGTTACTGCTTTTGAAATGGAGGAAGCTAGAAAAGCAGCCGCCGCAGCAGTAAACGCAACCGTTACAATTACTGACCCTAACCCCACATAAACAATGTTTGGTTTTACTACGTTTTCCGCATCATCATTCAGTACCTCTGTCGGACTGTTTACAGAAACGTCAAATGGCGAGATATTTTACTTTGATGTTGATATATTTACTCAACCTGAGTACGCAGCTACAATAACCACTAGCTTTGTTAAAGACGTAGAAATAGACTTACAGAAAAGCGTAGATTTGGAGTTAGATTGATGTCTGACGATAAGATAACAATTATAGAAATAGACGCAGAAGTAACTAGACAAGTCAATATTACATTGGAACGATAATGGCTAGCGAAATACATGTAAACGACATTGGTACTAGATTCCTATGTACTGTAAAAGATAGCGGCGTAGTGGTGGATCTTTCCTCGGCGTCGTTGTTACAAATTAATTTTAGGAAGCCAGATGACGAGATAATTACTCGCACTGGCGCAACCTTGACAGACGGAAGTGTTGTCTCTGGCGTAATGTACTACGACACAATAGCAGGAGACTTGGACGAAGCTGGAAGTTACAAACTTCAAGGTAAGGTGACTTTATCAGCAGGGACATATTATACAAATATACATACTTTCAAAGTCCACTGTAACCTATAAGGGGTAAACTATGTCTTGGCAAGGTCAAATGTCTACAATGCTTAGGTACTTAATTGATGATATTGATTCTAGTGCTTATAAGTTTAGCGACCACAGAATAGAAACAACCCTCTTAGTTGCTGCACAACTAGTCACCTTAGAGGTTGATTTTGATAATACATATACAATAAACGTAGAACAATGTAAACTTACTCCAGATCCGACTGACGACACAAAGGACAATGCTTTTATTAATCTAGTGTGTTTAAAAGCTTCGTGTGTTATGATTGGTAGTCAGATAAGAAGTGAGGCTGCAAATTCCATATCCATCAAAGATGGCCCTTCCGCAATAGATCTAAGAGGCGTTGCCTCAACACTTACAGTCTTGTATGCTGATTTATGTCAGAAATACGACAAGGCTGTTTTAGATTATAAAGCCGGAAACAGCATTGGTGGTCAAGGAATACTTGGCCCATACAGTCCGGGTAGTGACTATGTAATAAGAAACCATAGAGGCGACCACAGAAGTGGCGGCGGATATCTATATTAAGGGAGATTTAAATGGCTTTACAAAAGAAGGCTGATTTGATAGCTAGCATTTCAGGTGCTATTCCAGATAACAATTCTGGTGCTGTCTCTGCGGCAGACGTTAGAAATAACATGGTGGACACTGTTGACTCTATCAATAATATAGTCGGCAGCGGTAATCATGATACTGAGTTTCCATTTACTGGCTCTAATGTTAGAGCTAAGATTAAAGATGGAAGCTATGGTCAGTTCATAGCTGAGTCTGGAATTTACTTTCCTAACTCTGCCAGCGGGCCAACTACAGGGTATCAGTACAACCCGTTTCCGGGTGAGTCAAATATCGACCATGGTTCCATAGCTGGTCTTACAGATGATGACCACCTACAGTATCTGCCTAGAAATGGAGCAAGACCCATGCAGTCAGGTGTTGCTCTAGGCCATCCCGTTACAAATCCAAGTGATGGAGATTATAACTGGATAGGAGCCTCCGGAACACCTGAGAGAGGTTTAGGTTTTGACTGGAAACACTATGGTGACGACATTAATGTAGGGACTTCTGGAACATTCATATTTAAAAATGATGCATCTAGAATGAGTAGTGCCAAGGGAGTTGCAAAAGCTTGGATTAACTTTGAGGGAAGTGGCAACGGCACTTACGCCCCAAATGTAAGATCTGCATACAACATCAAGCAACTCAACTGGAAGGGTGTAGGTAAATACCAAGTCACATTCCAATCTGGCATATTCAAAGACAATAACTATGTTGTGTGCGCCACTAGTAACTCTAGAACTGCCAGTGGTAGTCTGGAAGACTTCGATATTAACACAGTTGGTGTAGTATTAAGACAGGGAGACGACAAAAATAGTCTCAGGACTTTGACGATAGGCGTTTTAAACAAAGCCGATACATATGTTGATGGAGAAATTAACGACATCGTGGTATTTGGTATGAGCCCTGATGAAACCAGAGGGTTTGAACCAGACGTAACGGTAGCCGTGGACTTTTAAACTATAACTCCAAAATACATAGGGATCTATATAAATGGCTGAGTATATAAAACTATCAGACCGTGTAAAAGAGACAAGCGAGAGCAATGGTTCTGGCAACATGGAGCTTGCTGGAGCCGCTCCGGGTTTTAGTCCCTTTAGTGACTACTATGTCCATAACGACTTAGTCTTTTATGCAATTACAGATGGCACTAATTATGAAGTTGGATCTGGGTATTACTACTCAGCCACTGATGATGCATACTTACAAAACCAGCTTAGAAGATTCCCTATACGAACAAAGGGAAATACAGTAACTGACAGTAACAATCCTAATTTAGGATGTGTTAACTTCCCAATCGGCGTCAAAGAGATATACGTTACTTATCCCGGAGACTTCTCTGTATTTACAGCTCATGGCTTAGACAGCGCCTATAAAGATCCCGTTTCTAGCGGTATAGCATTTTGGGAAACAGATCAGATACTCAATTATAGCCCAAGTCTTATTTGGGACTCCACTAATTCAAGACTTGGCGTATCCCAATCAACCCCTGAGTTTGCCATCGACGTAGCAGGCGCTCCAAATATTGGCCAAGGGTTTATCAGAAGTTCTGGTATTGTTGTAGACCAGTCTGGTATCTTGTTCCCAAGTGGTCAGCAGCATTGGCACTTCATGCCAAATGTCACAGACTCTACAACTGCAACAGATGACGCATTTGAGTTTGACGGAGATGTTGAACAAATTCTTAAGTTTAAGAAGCAGAACGCTGGTGCTGTATTAGCTGGCCCTGCTAGCGGTTGTACCTATGGCAACGGAGCTTGCGAAGACGGGTATCCAAGCTTCAGAGCTTTAAGCAAATACGACATTCCTGATCTAAAAGATTTTTACGTTAGACACTCTGGCGAGATATACTCTAGCGGTATTCCATATTGGGATGAGTCTGGGGTTATTGTTTATACTGATAAATTAGTGTGGAATGAAAACGGCTCGCACCTTAATATTACCGGAAGTGTTGATATAAGCAGCGATGTCAGCGTGGGTGGCAATCTTAATGTTCGTGGTAGCGTAACTTATATAGATAGTACCAATGTTACAGTCTATGACCATCAAGTAGAACTGGGTTCTATGAGTGGTAATTCTTTATATAATAAGAGTGGTGCAGATGTAGACGACGGCGGTGTTGTCATCAAAACTGATGAAGGCGATAAGAAGTGGACTTGGAGACACAACTATAATAATGGCAATTCAATTTACACAGACTCTTGGGTTACTGAAGAGTCTATAAATGCTTCTGGATACTTCTTTAATGACGGCGAAGTAAACATACAAGACTTTATAAAAGGTTATTCAGGAGATTCTAGAATTTCTATCGGGCCAGATGCTACTTCTCGCCCACGCTATAACATACAAGCTCCAAGCGGAGGCTTTCAAGTTGTCTATCTTTCTGGCATTAACTCCACGTCATCCCCAGCAGATACTGCCAGCGGGCTTTATTCTGTATCTGGTCTCTTGTACTGGAACGGTGGAAAAGTTGCTTCAGAAGAGCCAATTGTACTAAATGCAGACGGAAGCTTTCAAGATAGTAGTCAAAGCACAAACATAGTGACTATTATTACTGGCTCTGGAGCTGGTGACACTTCGTTCAAAGGCTTTGGTCAGATACCTACTTTGTCTGGTATGCTTACAGCAACTTCCGGCTACTTGAACACGGATATACTATCAGTATCAGGCAATCTAAATACTGCATCTGGCTACTTAAACACAGATATCCTGTCTGTTTCTGGAATAGCTACCCATGTTTCTGGTATAGCTTACTGGGCTTCCGGCGAAATACCAGCACTCAATACAGGTCTGGAACTCGTCTCTGGATGGGCTTATTGGGCCTCTGGTCACGCAGGTGGAGGTGGCGGAGCTGCAGATATAACTGGAGCAACTTTCTCTGCAGATACTGGAAGTGCTTCAGACGATACGGGCAACCTAGACTTGTCATTCCTGACTGGAGCTAGTGGAAGTGTACAAACTAGCGGAACGGGTGGAGCAATATTCTTTAACGTCCATCCTGATTATGACGCCTCCGGTAACAAGAACCTACTGGATGCATCTGGATATCTTTATACTGACATACTATCAGTTTCCGGAGTGTTTAATACTGGCTCTGGATACTTGAATACAGACATATTGTCAGTCTCAGGAGTATACTCAACTGCCTCTGGATATCTAAATACAGACATCCTGTCAAATGCAGCAAACATAAATGCCACTTCAGGTGTTATGAATAGGGATATTCTCCTGATAACTGGGTCTGGTGATAGCTCTACTGGCTTTGATGCAAACGGACAAATTCCAACCTTGTCTGGTATGATAGCAGAGAAAGCTCCTACCTCAACTACGGTCACTCTTGCTGGCTCTCAAACATTAACAAACAAAACGCTGACTAGCCCCATCTTCAACACTCAAATAACCGGAACGGCTATTAAAGACGAAGATAACATGGCCTCAAACTCAGCCACGCACTTGGCTACTCAACAGTCAATCAAAGCCTATGTTGATACTTCCGTATCGTCTGCTGGAGGCGGTGACGTAACCGGAGCAACACTTACTGCCGACGCAGGAAGCGCCGCAGACACTACAGGCGATTTGACATTCTCATTCTTGAATGGTGCTAGCGGAAGTATTCAAACTAGCGGTACAGGTCAGGGTCTATTCTTTAACATACATCCTAACTACCTGTTAGACGAAGATAATATGGCTAGCAATAGCGCTACTAAGCTGGCAACGCAGCAGTCTATAAAGGCTTATGTTGACAGCCAAAGTTCTGCTACTGAAGGCTTTAACATTGCTTCTGGTAATGTTGTGTCGGGTATTTTGAATAGAGACATTCTTTTGGTAACAGGTTCTGGACTTGACTCTAGTACATTTGCCTCGAATGGTCAGATACCTACTCTATCTGGAGTTATTTACGATGCTTCTGGTTATCTAAACTCAGATATTCAAACCAATGTAGCGAATATAAATGCCACGTCAGGTGCTGTATACGAAGTATCTGGAGTAGGCGGTATGCTACTTACAGCTTCGGGATATTTGAACACAGATATTCAGACCAATGTAACCAACATAAATGCTACCTCTGGCGCTGTATATGAAGTGTCTGGTGTGGGCGGTATGTTACTGACCGCTTCTGGATACCTCAATTCAGATATTCAGACGGCTTCTGGATACCTGAATACGGATATTCTTTCTGTGTCAGGAGTATTTAATACAGGCTCTGGCTATTTGAATACTGACATACTTTCTGTATCTGGAGTATTTAACACAGGCTCTGGCTATCTAAACACTGAAATACTTTCTGTCTCAGGAGTGTACTCAACGGCCTCTGGATATATGAGAGTTGACATAAACTCTACCTCTGGTGTCATGAGAAGAGACATCACAATGGTCTCCGGCGTGCAGACTGGATCACAGGCGGTTAGCTCTGGTATACGAATCTACACTACAAACGTTGGGCAGTATCACTATATTGATCCTCAATGGTTAGTGGTTGTATCTGGAGACCCTGAAGGAGCTGCTACTAAGGGGCATGAGATTAGACTTGGCACAACTGCTGGAGTTGGATCGCTTAGTGGATTAAACGGTGGCAATATATTTGTTGGCCCATTCACTGGTGCTAACTCGATAAATATGCAGTATAGTGTAGCACTAGGTGCTCAAGCCGCCAGTGGAGGTCTTGACCATGATAATGCTATATTCCTTGGAAACTCCGCAGGCTTTGCGTCTAGCGGATTAGACTCATCAGCGCTACTTGGTGTTGGTGCAGGCTTCTCATCCAGCGGAAATAACAATGTAAACATGATAGGCCCCAATGCTGGATATGAGACTTCAGGAATTAATAATGGCGATATCATGGGTAACGCCGCCGCTTTCCAAGCTACCAACGCTAGTCAGATAGTCTTTATGGGTAGAGAGGCTGGCGCAAGAACAAGTGCGATAGAAGACTCACAATACTTTGGATATAAGGCCGGTGAAGGATCACGGACTAGTCAAGACATGTTTGTGGTTGGTGACAACGCTTACTCTTGGGCTAGTGGAGGTCGCGATTCAGTAATTATTGGTAGTTACGCAGGTCATAACTCTAGCGGCGTGTTTGAAACAATCGCTGTTGGTATTAACGCTGGCAAGTTGTCGTACATGACATCTGGAAACGTACTAATTGGTGAAAATGCTGGATACGGAAGTGTGAGTTCTTCTGGATTGTTAGCGATTGGTCGTAACGCTGGCTATGAAGCATATGCGGCAGATTCAGTGATTGCAATAGGTGAAGGCGCTGCGTGGAAAGCCTCTGGAATGGCTGATAGTGTTTTCATAGGCAACAGGGCTGGTTTTACCAATTCTCCAAGTACAACCAATCCGCAAAATGGAACGACGGCAATTGGGTATTGGGCAGGAAGAATGCGAGGTCAGCAAAACACCTCTACCTCTCACAGAACAACTGAGAATTTCAACTTGTTCCTTGGCGTTGGCGCTGGAATGTATGGTCATGGGTCGCGCAATGTTAGTGTTGGAAACTTTGACCCCCTTGAGGATATTATTAACGGTACAACATCTTCTGGTGTTCTCAGAGCTGGATATAATGATAGGTTCAACTACTCAAATGTAATTGGTGGTGACGCTACCAGTACTGTAAGAAGAGTTTCAGTTGGTGCTATAACTAGAGACCCAAGCGCTTCGCTTCATGTGATTCCAAACAATGCTACCACAACTGCGTTCCATATCGCTGGAACAGCTGGTCAATCAAATCCTTTGTTTAGAACAACAATCGCAAGCACTGTAGTGAATTACAGTAACAGCGTGTTATCAAAAGTTCAAGATGATAGCAATAAAGCAACAAGTCACGATATTACAGAAGATCCGAATAACACAGTTATTAACAGTAATGGGTTTTTAAGAGTTCCAATTCTTAGAGGAAATGGGCTGGACAATGACCAACTAATGCCTCTGCTACCAAGCGCAAGCGCAAACATGGGAGTCATAATTATGTTGAGGAAGGATGATGAGTCGGTAGCATTAATGTACTCTGATGGTGTTAGGTGGCACAGCACTACTGGAGAAAACTTAAACAAGGTTACTGTTCCTTCTGATACGTGGGGCGAAGAGAAAGCATAAGAAAGGTATAATATGACTCCTGAAGAACAATACGCAATAACTTTAGCTTATGCAGCCATATGGGACGGAGACTGGCTGCTAAGACTTGTTAAAAGAGACCAAATGAAACGTGTGATAGAAACACATGATTGGGATATTAATTGCATAGCAAGAAAACATGCGGTTGTTATAGCCGCAAGAAGAGAGATGGAAAGTAAGTTTCCTTGGCTTAAAGATATAAACGTGAGCCAATGGAGAGAAGAAAACGGAATAAACAGTTTATAATAATTTTTTAACCGGAGAGTAAAAATGGCAGATGTAGCAACAAACGCTCATTCAAGCGATACTCAAGAGAGAAACGGCACATGTCTCGTTGGAGCCCCAAAGGGCAGCAGCGCTGCTCAGCATGTCGGCTCTAAGTATGTCTTGAGGATAGGTGACGTTAGCGATCTCGGTGTTGGATCTGGTGTTACACCAGTAGTTGCTAAGGGTGCAGTAGACGGTGTTAACACAGCGTACAATGCAGCAGCCTTGGAAACAAAATATACCAACAGATTCGATGATCCTAGATACTATTCTGGCGATAGCGCTTAGGAGTAATTAAACAATGGCTATTAATGTCCCACAAAGTGTCTTTGATAAGTACTTTGAAGTGATAGACTCAACCTTTAATATCTTTGGCGTTACTTGTCAACTGGTATATATAGAGACTGTTGAGGAAATCACAGACGACGGGAGCTTTGATGATAACTTTCCAGAGGTGAGATCTATCAGCGCACATAGAAGAGGCGGTGGTAATCCCGGATATGTTAGATCCAACAAAGTTTACAAAGAGGTCGAAAAGACGGAGGACATAAAGCTCAAGGTATATTGGGATAGTCGCAGTTGGATAAAGGTTGGAGGGGATATTGTAATCCCTGAAGGCGCTGTTCAAACGATTGCGTACATGACAGATCTCCCTAAAATACTTAGAGCTAAAGAGTTAATTATTCACAAAGACATAAAGGACTACGGAGAAATAAGGTTCCAAAGATCTGGAGAGCACTACCCTATGGGTCTGAAGCAAGATAGATACTTTGCATGTTTTTGGGAAAGGGTTTAGTATGAAGATAAGCTTAAAGCTTTTAGATACAATTCCCGCGATTGACGATAAAATAAAAGCCGCTATTTCAGAAGATGTAAACAAGCGTTTAAGAGTTGCTAAAAAGACGATAGTTAGGGAGACAACTGGAAAGCTATACAGCTGGATTCAGTCTCAGCCTGAAATGCAGGCGATGGCCCAAGACGGGCCGGGAAGTTTATCTGCGCAGTTTGGGTTATCTGCGGCTGATGGAGGTAAGGCAGTATATGCGATTGGGCTTTCTGTGGCTAAGGCCACTACGGTTGAAATTAAATACTATAACAAATATATGAAGAACGGCGGCTTGTGGCTAAACTTCCAACCGTCTAGCTTCAAAAATTTACTTAATTTACAAGAAGGTATTAATACAGCTTATCCCGAGGGACATTGGCTGAGGCATTTACTACTTTCTGGAAACAAAACAATAGTTGTTGGATACCAGTATACGCCGGGCAAAGGCGGTAGATCTGGCGGCGGAACGATGACATCGGGTGGAGCTTGGAGGGTTCCTCCCCAATTTGCCGGAGAAGAGGGTAACAACTTTATAACTAGAGCATTTAGCGGTAGGGAAAAGGAAATAGCAGATATATTCAGCAGAGCTCTAAAGTTTTAGAAAAAGGGTCGAAAGATGATTAGGAATAGTGGACTGTATGATCCTTTTACTCTAAAAGGTATAAGTAGCGTTTTTAGCGCGAACTTAAACAATGAAATACAAGACAACTTAGTAGAGTGGTTAGATTGGACTCTTTTACAAAAGGGTAACTACTTCAATATAGATGTTGGAGAGACCGCTCCAAATGGTCAAGATATGAGCAGGATGAGACTTTCTTCAGATGAGAGATATACATCTGGGCAAGTTTGGGAAGGATTCAGAGGTAATTGGGTTTGGCAGAGCGGGGTAAGCCACAGCCCATCTCCTTATGTGGGCAGTAATAATACTGCTCCGGGAATTTCAGGAGTCTTTGTTAACGGAGGGTTTCATGGTACCACAACAACTGGTACATATGCCCACCACATAGACTACTATAATGGCAAGGTTATTTTTGATACAGCATTACCAACTGGCAGTGTTGTGCAAGTAGCTCATAGCCACAAGTGGATAAATGTAGACTATGCCAGTGCCGTACCATGGCTAAGGGATATTCAGTATAGGTCATATGACATAAACTCTGAATTCCTGCAGACTGGAAAAGGTGCTTGGGATGAACTACCAGAACAGCGACTACAACTTCCCTTAATAGCTGTAGAAATTGTTCCAAGGAGAGTGTTTCAAGGATATCAGCTAGGAGGTGGACAAAAAGTCTATACAGACGTATTGTTTCACTGCATAGCAGAGGATAGTATAACCAGAAATAATTTACTAGATTTGGTTTCAATGCAAAATGATAAGACTTTGCATAAATATGACAGCAACTCTATAGCCTCTAGCGGGGAATTTCCGTTAGATTATAGAGGAACGCCGGGTTCTGGGGCTTTGCAGTTTCCAGATCTAGTCCGGAAACATTTTGGCGGCCACGTTAGGCTGCAAAACGCCTCTGTTCAAGGTATTGATATGATTAATACTAATTTGTACGGTGGCATAGTCAAGTTAACAACAGAAGTGATTCGCACAAGTATTTAATATTTGTGTATAATAAGATAGAATAACAACTTTCTAGAGGAGAGATTAAATGGCATCCCCTTATGACACAGCAAATAATAGAATTTTCTATGCTTGCCAGCTTGTTGGAATTAATCCGCAAGGTGATTCAACCGCACCTACGATTGCTCATGGTGTGCAGAGCGTAGGAATTACAACTAACTTTAATTTGGAACAGGCTTTCGAGCTTGGTCAAATCCAAATTTATGAAAACATCGAAGGTCTTCCAGATGTAGAAGTTACAATGGAGAAAGTGCTGGATGGATATCCACTACTTTACCACTTGTCTTCTCCATCGGCATCATCTGCCGGTCTGGTTGGTAGATCTAAAGAACGCTGCGACCTGTATTTAGGTATCTATAGTGACGCATTTGATGCTGTTACTGATGGTAGCCAAGACAAGCCACAGGTTGAAGTTAAGTGTTCTGGAGCATATCTTGGTAACGTTAGCTATACGATTCCAGTTGATGGAAATGCAACTGAGTCGATTACTCTCGTTGGAAACCATAAAGAGTGGCAGACAAACCAGTCTAGCATGAAACTCGAAAGTAACCAAACTGAGGTTCTTGGCGGTCATCAGAATATTGATGGTGCTGATGTTCCTCAAGCTATGAGTGGCTTTAGTGGTGGTATCCAAAGAAGAGAAGATGTTATTCTGACAAGATGCGTTCTTCCTAAAGACATTTATGGAATTAAGGCAGTCGCTTGGAACACAACCCATGACACTAGTGACGACACAATTATCGAAAGTGGTAACGGATATGACTTTGCTAACGAAATTCCTAGAGTTCACCTTCAGAATGTTAGTATCAGTACTGACTTCTCTCGTGAAGACATCTTGGAACTTGGTAGAAAAGCTCCATACTATCGTGCCACATCATTCCCAATTGAAGTTAGTTGCGAGATCGAAGCAATCGCTATCTCCGGTGACTTTGTTGGTGCCTACGAAGTTGGCGATCCAGCACTGTTTTCTGATGAAGCAGCGTCTGGTAACAACACTCAGGAAAGTAGAATTGTTATTTCCTTGCGAGACAGAACCACATTTGACCTTGGTAAGAAGAATAGACTTTCTTCTGTAAGCTATGGTGGTGGTGACGCAACTGGTGGTAACGTTTCTATCACCTACAGTTATACCAACTTTAACGACTTGACCGTAATGCACCGTAAAGATCCAGCTTCGTTGGACTATGCTCCCGGTCAATCAGGTATGATGGGTATGCCACCAGAGTAATACTGGTGATGCATAATATGGAAGCTTACAGGGCTGCTTCTATATACGATAGTTGGAAGGAATAAATATGAAAGTACACAGCTCCCGCTATGAGGTCTCGTAATGAAACAGCATATGCGGGAGTTTTTTATAGCTAGGATACGTAGCGGGAAGACATATATAGATACGAGGGGTCAAAAACTATATATCCAACCAACTACAATAGAACAAGACGTGCTATCATTGAATATCTATATGGATGCCTACAATGAAGCATACTTGGAGGATGTAATGACAGAAGATGACATGCTTAACTGGATGTATGAGCATGGAATCTGGACTATCGAAGACGACAAACAGATTAAGGGCATTGAAAAGGATCTAGAAAAACTCAGGAAAGAAATTTACCTTAACAGGAATATAGACAGCACTAGGGAAAGAATACGGCTTTATATACGAGCCGCTACAGAAGCGCTTGAGAAGATGTATGCCAGAAAATTAGAGTACCGGCATAATACTTGCGAAGGCGTGGGAGAAACCGCTAGGGATTTATGGAAAGTTGAACAATGCACTTATAATATTGATGGTAGCTTATATGATTTTGCAGAAGTTGACCAGAGAAGCGTCTTAAATCTCTGGAGAACAGCAATGCACTCAGAGACTGAAATAAGGGATTTTGTGAGGCATGAACCTTGGAAAAGCCTGTGGTCTCTAAAAGACACTAATCAATATAAACTGTTTCAGAACAATGGCCAAGCAACGCAGGCTCAAAAGGCTTTGCTTATTTGGGCGCAAATATATGACAACATACAGCAGTCTATGGACTGCCCAGAAGACTTCGTTATTGAGGACGATGACTTGTTAGACGGATGGTTTATAAAACAAGGCGAGGATCGCAAGAGAGATAAGGCGCAATCCGACTTTGAAGCATCCACTAACGAGAATATTAAGAACTCTGATGAAATATTTGTCGTGTCTCAAAACGATAGACACAGAGAAAACATTGAAAATATGAACACTCCCGGAGCTCAATTCATTAAAAAGCAAAGGGATATGAAGCTCAAAAGAAGGCACGACAGTGGAGCGGAAGACGCTTTACAGGCTGGAGGTTTTCAGGATGAGAAACTAAAAATGGTTACTCAAAGTAATCAAATGTTTAAAGGGAAATTTAGAGGTGGATAATGGATGACAACTACGCAGATCTGATTCGTAAAAGGTCAGACTATAAAAAACAACGAGAAGATAAATATAGGACAGACTCAAAAGATAGGCTATCTAAGATTATAAAGAAAAAAATAGAAACCACAATGATCGGCGCGCTTAGCTGCATCGAGGAAAACTTTGGGTTTCTATGGAATCACGAAGACGGTGAACCTGCTTCCGAAGAGCAGTTATATATGAAAGAAATTTATCAGAAGATTAGGTCTGAGATATTGGATAAAGGCAATAATCAGGCTAGGAACGTGGACGCTGAGTTATCTCAGTATGATATTAAATGGTTAAAATACAGTATGAGCATACCGTTTGTAACCAAGAAAGAGGAGGAATAAATATGCCATCTAAAGAAAAAACTGTAGAAGTCGTTCTCAATGAGGGAACCGAACAAGAAAAGAAAATTTCAGTTGTTATTAAACGTCCTAATAATAGCGTCCTTACAGAAGCACAACGGGTTGGAGCTATGGCTTGGACTCAATGCATCAAAGACGGAGTTATGACCAAGAAAGAGCTCAAAGCTTTTATGAAGCAGAGAAACATTTGGGACGAGACTAAAGAAAAGGAAGAAGACAAAATAACAGCTAAGATTAAAAAGCTCGAAAAAGAACTTTACTTAGGTACTAGCGTTAAAGGCGCGAAGATGAAGCTTAGTAAGGGAAGAGAGCTAGCCATTGAGATGAGAAAGTCTAGAATTGAGCTTAGAAACCTCATAGCTGAAAGAATTGGCCTTGAAGCAAACACTGCAGAATCCCTCTCAGACAATGCTAGATTCGATTTTATGGTGTCAAAGTGTACATATCACCCTGACGGAAAAAGAGTGTATAATTCCTTAGATGATTATAAAGATAATGCAGAGGATGAGGTTGCTTTTGCTGCAGCTTCTGCCTTAGCGGAAATGATGTATTCTTTAGACCAAGGTTTTGAGGAAAAACTGCCTGAAAACCAGTTCCTAAAGAAGTTTAAACTTGTAGATGAAAAGCTCAGCCTAATAGACAAACAGGGAAATCTTGTCGATGTAGGCGGGGAAAAGATAGATGAAGATGGTCGTTATATTGACGACTCAGGGGATTATGTAGATAAGGAAGGTAACAAAGTAACTAAGGACGGTACTTATGAATTTACAGTTACTTTTCTTGACGACAATGGTAAGCCCATTGTTATAGAAGAAGAGGCACCAGAAACTAAAGCAACAGAAGAAGCTATAGAAGACAAAACGGAAGAATAATGGATAGTGTAGTCTCAGCGCCAACTAGAGGTAAATATGTCTAGATTCGTACTGACTGCACAACTACAATTAGCAGCACCAACAAATGTGGCAAGCGTTGTTAGGCAGATGCAAGCTCAGCTTAGCAACGTTACTGCGAATGTACAGGTTACAGGAGCACCAGCCGCTACTAAGCACATGAAAAATCTGGGTAACCAAATGAAGGCTACTCAGAGTACAGCGTACCAACTTGGTAAGACTATGGCTCAGTCTTTCAAGAGGTTCGCTGCGTTTTCTGTTGCTACTAGAATTATTGGTGCGTTCACTTCCGGTTTGTCTGAAGCCGTTGGCGAAGCCATTACCTTTGAGAGAGAAATGATAAAGATCTCTCAGGTTACTGGCAAGACCATGGGTGACCTCAAAGGCCTTACCAATACTATCACTGAGCTTGCTACAAGTTTAGGTGTTAGCTCTGGTAAACTTGTCGAAGTTTCTAGAATTCTGTCTCAAGCGGGTATGTCTGCAAGAGAGACTGAACAAGCTTTGGGCAGCTTGGCGAGATCGACGTTGGCTGCAACGTTTGATGATATTACGCAAACGGCAGAAGGCGCTGTTGCTATCTTTAATCAGTTTGGCCAAGGAGCTGCTGCTCTTGAGCAACAACTTGGTGCTATAAATGCCGTAGCCGGACAGTTCGCTGTTGAGGCCGGTGACTTAATCGCTGTTATACGGCGTACTGGTGGTGTGTTCAAAGCCGCCGGTGGTGATCTAAATGAACTCATCGCTCTGTTTACTTCTGTAAGAGCGACAACTCGTGAGTCGGCAGAATCCATCGCTACAGGTCTGCGTACCATCTTTACTCGTATTCAAAGACCCAAAACAATTGAATACTTAAAGCAGTTTGGCGTAGAGCTTGTAGATCTTAATGGGAAATTTGTTGGCCCCTATGTTGCCATACAAAAGCTTAGTGAGGCTCTTGCCGGTTTGGAGCAGGGAGACCTCACCTTCGTACAAATAGCTGAACAGCTTGGTGGATTCCGCCAGATTGGTAAGGTTATTCCATTGCTGCAGGAGTTTGGTGTTTCACAGGCAGCATTGAACGCTGCGATGGAAGGTGGTAACTCTTTAGCAGATGACGCAGCAACGGCTCAACAAGCGCTTGCGGTTCAGATAACCAAAGTAAAAGAAGAATTCTCGGCCATGATGAGAGGCATCGTAAGCTCTAAGGGCTTCCAGTCTATGGTTAAGAGCGCGATGAGTCTTGCTAGCGCGTTTATCAAAATACTCGACGCTCTTAAAGAAGTTATTCCATTGCTTATGATGATGGGAACAATGAAGGCCTTTACTATGATGAAAGGCTTTGCTGGCGGCCTTGGCGCAGGTATGAAGGGCGGCATGGGCAGATTCAATAGCGGCGGTATGGTTCCCGGCTCTGGAAATCGAGATACAGTCCCAGCACTTCTGACACCCGGCGAGTTTGTTATAAGAAAAGACAGCGTTAGATCAATTGGTGCTGAAACTCTAGCGGACATGAATGCGCGTGGATATAACCGTGGTGGAAAGATTCCGGGTGTTCAGTACTACAGGCTTGGAACAGCTAAACCGGGGGCGGTTAGGAAAAAAATGCCCGGGCCGAAAGGTGAAGGAGTTGCTCCGCAGACAACGATAAAAACTGGGAAGCAGAAGGGGCAGCAGAAATTTTATAGTAAAGATAACATAGCAATAGGTGCTATTGAAGGGGTGAACGAGGCATACGAAGCCGCTATGAAAGCTGATGGTGAAGATATATACGGCGCAGCTTTTTTGAGACAATCACCGCAGTCAATGAAGATGATTGGCAATATAAAAAATCCAGAAGTAACAAAGAAAGCCATTGCAGCAAAAGTCGCGAAGTTTCAGAAAGATGCTGCGGAAATTGGTCTTGGGTCTTCAGCCATACAAGAAATGGGCGAGGTCAATAGTTCAATACTAAACGAAAAGTTTTTTATACAGGGTGGTACGCTTAGCCAAACCAAGTCTGAGAATACGGAAGACGCTATCCTTGGAGGCGTAATGCAGGGGATATCAAATGCAACCGCTGCTGCATTCCCTACTATTGCTCCGGGGCTGAAGCCCATGGGCGCTGATGAGATTGCAAGCTTATTAAAGCAGACTAATATAGACAATGTTATTGGAAACGTCTTTGAAGGTGCTTTGATACGTGCTGGAGGCGTGAGCCCATACGACCCTGATCGACCTAACGCCAACGACACGTTTGACTTTCCGGCTGGAATGGGCGGGTTGACAAAAAACTTTCTAGGTTTGGACAAGGTTGGTATTCCAACAGACGCAAAAGCCACATTTAATCAAGGTAGTATGAAATCCCTTGGCAAAAAAGCTGAGGCCTATGAAGTTAAAAAGTCTGAGAGAATTCTCAGCCACATATTAACCGGAGCATCCGCTAGGTTAGACGAAGCGCAAAAACGACAGACACTTAACAAAGGTGGAATGGCCGCAGGCGCTTCAGACACTGTTCCCGCAATGTTAACTCCCGGAGAGTTTGTTGTAAGTAAAAAAGCTGCTCAGTCCATTGGGTATGGCAGACTTGATAAGATGAACCGTAAGGGAGTAGAGGGATATGCTTCTGGTGGTATGGTTGGCGGCCCACGCAAGTTCTTCTTTGGTGGTAGGCAGAGCGGAGGCGGCGCAGCAGGTGGAGCAGCTCCGGCCATAAATACTGGCCCAGCTCAAACCTCTATGTTAGCAATGGCTGAAGCCGCGACAAAGGTTAGCTACCAGCTAGAAACACTAAAAAGTGTTCTTACTGATGCAACTGCCAAGTTTGGTGTGGCTGACGACAAGTTCTTAGGAACGGTTAATTCAGCCGCAAATGATCTAGCCGCTGGATTAACAACTGCTGGCAATAGAATAAAACAGATTGTCGATGGACTTAGCGGAAAACTTGTAGGGCCCGCTACTAAATTCCAAACTGAGGTGACTGAAGGAGCCGCCAAGTTAGGAGGCTTAGATGAGATAATAAAGGCTGACATGACAGCCGCCGTTGAAAAATTCAGTGGTTCTTTGACTGAGGCTGCCACTAAAATAGGAGCATTAGATGATTATCTCAAAGGTGAGCTATCTAAAGGAGTAGAAAAGCTTTCTGGCGCTATGACAGACGCTTCAAAAATCAGCACAATCGACGACATAGTAAAAGAGATGTTGACCAAGGGCGCAGGCGCATTTAACACGGCAATAACGAATGCTTCAGCAGGCATCTCTACAGTAGACGATGTTATTAAGGCGTTGATGACCAAGGCTATAAAGCCACTTTACACGGCTATTGCCAATGCGTCTGCCGGTATATCTTCGCTAGATGATATGATGAGAGCTGAGCTTAAAGCAGCTATGAAACCATTCCGAACTTCTCTCGCCGGAGCAGGAAAAGGAATGAAAGGTGGTGGAGGAACTTCTATGCTAGCAGAGCAAGCAAGTAAGCTCGCTGGTAGAATGATGGAGGCCATACATCCAATAACGGCAATGAAAAACAGGATCATTCAGTTTACAGCAGTTGTTGAACGGCTTACGGCATCTGCTCAAATGGAAAGTCAAGAACACAAGCAGACAACTGCTGGCTTAAATGAGCAACAGGCTGCATACGACAGACTTGCAGCTGAAGTCCAAAGGGAGGCGATGGAGCTTCAACAAAGTCATCCCGGTATGCAGGGCGCAGCGAGAGGTGGCATGAAAGGTGGCGGCGGCGGCGGCGGTGGCGGCCAAGGCGCTATGATGGGCTTGATGGCCGTGGAAATGATGATGAGCAGCTTAACCATGGGAATGGAAGATGCTACTGAAGGCCTCGGGTATTGGATGACAACAATATCTGAATCTATCATGCCAATTTCAATGGTTGTTATGGCGCTTTCTATGTTTAGTGATAAGCTTATTAACTCAAGCACGCTAATAGCAGCAGCCCTCATTGCTGCAGCAACTGTAATGAAAGATCACGCTGTAAAACAAAAAGAAGCTGCGATTGAAGCCATGAATATGGCAGACGCACAAAAACACACTACTGAAGAAGGCAAAGCAGGTATTGCGCAGATGGGAGCTGTTGCCGCCATGCTTGGGATTATGGCTAAAACTGGCATTGGCTTAATAATAGCTAAGAGAAAAGAAGCGAAAGACACTCTCGTCAACTCAACTGCTGAACAAGCTAACACTGCGGCTACAAATACAAATACCGGCGCTACGATGCGAAATTCAAGCGCTCAGATGGGCGGGGCTGCATCAGGTGCTGTTGGCAGCGCAGCCATGAAAGGGGCTGGTGCTGCTAATGCTATAGGTGCAGCTGGAGCGGCTGGAGGCATAAAGGGTGGCGCAGCAGCTGCTGGTAAAGCTGGAGGAAGAGGTATGATGGGCATGATGGGCGCGCTCATGAATCCATTGATGATTTTAGGAGCCTTGTTCTTAGTTGTCGCCAGTCAAATGGAAATATTCAGCGATATGTTTAAGGTGATTAGAAATTTCTTAAGCTCTTGGACTGGAGGATTGGTTGCTAGTACTGCCGTGATGGAAGCTGAAACGGCTATAGCAGTTAAAAAGAAGGTCGCAGAAGAAGCTAATGAGAAGCAGGCTAAACAGTTAAAAGACGCAATGAAAGAACTTGAGGAAGGCACAAAGAGTGCTGCTCAGTTATTGCACGAGCTAGAGTTTGGAGGAGTTGGCGCAGATATAGACGTAAGTGGCGCACAAAATGCCCTAGAGAGACAGAGGATTAAAGACTCAAAAAGCAGTGGGCTTGAAAACTTCTTATCAATATTCGCTGGCCCGGATGTGTTTGGTAGACAGGCAGGCGCTCAAGAAGCGATGGATAAAAATAACGCTGAGCTTCGTAAGTCTATTACGAAATCACTGTCGGAAGGCATGACTCCTCTTGTAACCAACCAAGCCAAAGCGATGGCATTTGCCACTGGTGGAGCTGGTAACAAAGAAGACTTCATGCGCAACATAGAGAGCAGTGGTGCGTTCCGAATGTTGGAGCAAAAGAAGGCTGACGCCCAAGCTAGAGGCGATACTGGAATGGTCGAGGCTATTGAAGGGAGCCAGAAAGACCTCAGAGATAAATATGCTCAGATGTTTGACAACATCAACAAAGAGGCCGCTAGGTCTGTAGAAAGACTCAAGGCTATGAACCTTGGGCTAAGAGATTTGGAGGCGGCATCCGCAGCGGCAGGTATGAGGGTGCAGAACTTTGTTGCTGGATTAGAAGTTGGCCATAGCACATTAGAGCAAAGCTTCAACACTGTTCAGGCTGCCTTGCAGACTGCCGGTGGTGCAATGACAGGCGCTGAGTTTGATAAGGCATTTAAAAATGTAGAAGATCAACTTAACACATTAAACATTGGCGGCGCAGACATATCTAGATTCACTAATCAGCTTAAAGGTATGGCACACGTACAGAGAAACTTCTCTAAGATGTTCAGTGACGATTTTAAGGCAGGCTTGATTGCTCAGGGTGGCGCTGGAGATTTAAGTGCTCAAGGACTATTAGATACACTTGGAGATCAGGTAGGTCAGTCAATGAGAGGCGCTGGCTTTGATGAAACAGTTATCAAAGAAATACAATCGCAGTTTAGAGGCGCAAAACTTAGCGATGAAGACTTCCAGAAGATACTTGGTGGAGACTTTAGCGTTGTAACTGACAAGCTTGGCGACATGAACTCTAACCTGCAAGAAAAACTGCAGACAATGATGCAGGAAAGAATTGCTGCAGAAAAGGCTATTATAGACGTTACTAAGAAAGAGGTTGCTGCTCGCCAGCAAATGGTTGAGGCGCAACGCAAGGCGATAGATATGCAGATGGAAGCTGCGGATATCATTGCTAAGGCCGGTGGGCCACAGGTAACTCCCGCTATGCGCAAACAAATGATAGTTGCTGGTGCAAACGCTGGGTCAGGAGCGGCGGGTATAGGAAACCTAAGAAATGCAGGAATTGGGTCTTTAAGAGACAGAAGAAACCAAATAAGCGCAGGGCTCTTTGCCACAGAAAGCCAATTACAAACAGAGTCTGGAAGAGCTGGGGTAGCAGGTGTTGAGACAGATGCGAGACAAAAAGCGTTACAGAAAGAACTTAACAATTATGCAAAGACTGTTAAGGATCTCATTAAGGTAAGCCAAGAAGAACTTAAGATTGTTCAGAAGAAGAATGAACTTGAGAAGCAATCTCTACAGGCTCTGATACAAGGAGATATGGAGAAATTCTTGACAGACCAAGCTGCTGTAGGCGCGACGGCTGCAATCTCATTGGGAGACCAGCAGTTGGCCAGCCTGTTTGGTGCAGACGCTCTGGGTCAAGCGTTTGAAAATATACAGAAAATGTCAGAGGCTGGTGTGCGTGATGTGTTTGGTCTTGATATAAACGAAGCTCAGCAACGAGCTGCGGGAATGGCCTTAAGCGCCAGAGGTGTTGACGATCCGAGAATGGCCGCTATGCTTGCAGGGCAGACGGGAGAAGAACAAGCATTGAAAAATGAGCAAATAGGTCTTGCTCAAGAGCTTGCTGCTGCTGGTCAAGAGATGGCAAACTTTGCACAAATGCAAGTTCAGACAGCAGAGATAAATGTCCAGAACGCAAAGATAGCCGCCAACGCAACAAATCCAAATGCAACAGTTACAACTCCCGGAGGGTTTGCGAGAGGTGGTATGGTATACGCAAGCAATGGCATGTTCATTCCTAGAGGGACAGACACAGTTCCGGCTATGCTTACTCCGGGTGAGTTTGTAGTCAATAGGGGCGCAGTGCAAAGAGGTAATAACCTGCAGCTATTAAAAGCCATGAATAACGGCAACGCAGCTCAGGGCTATGCAAGAGGTGGTCGAGTTCAATACTTACAACGAGGTAGTAGCAGACCAATAGCAGACAACGGTGGAATGATTGGAATTGGTCTCGATCCTACAGTCGTTACCAACCTCACAAATAGTCTAAACCAGTTTAATGCTGACTTAGCAAACAATATAGCTAAGCTGCAGAACATGAAGTTCAAGGTTAAACTAGATACTGCAAACGTTAATGTTAATCTAAATGGCGGTGGATTCCTTGCTGACTTGAAAGACAACATAAAGAACGAATTGATGCAGGAAGTTGGAGAGAAAATCAAGACTCTAGAATTTGACCAATCTGGTAGAGCCAAGTTTGGCGGGGGCTTTCTAAGGAATAGGAATTAATGTCAGTAGAATGTCTATGTGTAAAACGTGTCAGCCGTAGTGTAAAGGGTGAGGGAGCAGTCCTTAAAGCCTTTGCAAACGCTTGGCCTGCGCAGTTAAGAGGCCCGATAGCGGCCAAAGCTACATTCAAGGCTGATCTTATCAGAGAGAAAACAGTTTCAGCTGATATGAAAGCTGAGGTTGATCTTACAGATGGTATAACCGCCAACTACTCAGTAACAGAAAGTCTTGATGGCAAAGGTATACTTAGCAAATCTATAGGTGTTTCAAAGGGTGTCTTTGGAAGAATCAGAGCAAGCGGCGTTGTTTTGCCCGGATACACAGATAAGTTTGCTGGAGACTTTTCTGCTCTTGGATGCAAGGCCGGTGATAGACTTACGCCATCTGGCTACTCTCCTTTCAAAGTAGATTACAATAGTACATGTAGCGGAATTCAGAAACTCTATCCTTCTGGAGATCATACTCCCGGACTGTTTGTAAATCAAGGTAACACCACTACAAATACTTATCTAAGTATAGACGAGGGTGTGTTTGATGGTAATTATCATGAAAACTTAAAACATAGTGATAGATACTCTGATGACATATCTACATTCATACATCCTTCTTCTGTATATACTGATGGCACATTCTCATACAAGTGTCTAGTGGACGCGCCCAGAGTTACACCAGTAGATAGTAAAATATATTTTAGAGCTGCGGCACCTTGGGACACAGAAAAAACAACATCCCCAAGATATACTATAAAGAACATTAAGTTTGAAGACCCTTCGGGAAATCTCATTGTGCAGTATGGTAACATACAGCTATATGGAGATTGTGACTACGAAGACCCAAGTCATCCGACGTACTATAACTACTCTACTTATGGCTCTGAGGCAATAAAGAGTAACCTAACTAAGAAGCAGTGGGAACATGGTTATCCCTACATGGAAGAGGATAACGGCTATACTCTTTCTTTCGATTTGTTTGCAGAGTGTTTAGATAAACCCTTTAATGTTGGCTTTGACGTGGGTTTTGAGTCAGGGTGTTTACATGAAGATTCTGAATTACATGGTAACAATGATTACTTGGCATTTGACGGCTCTCCGCTTTCTACGAGAATACAAGACGGAACAAACAATCCAACTAATAGTATAAGAATATCTGCTATAGAAATAGCTAATAGTGGATACTTTGATACTCACAAAGAACTCTATCTTGGTATGCATTTGCAGGTCACACCAACCGGCAATAGATTAACGAGATGTTTCCCACCAACGGACATGAGGGCGTGGGACTTTGATACTGGAATATATCCTTTGTCCAGCAGCGTTTGGCATGATAACGGATCTCTATATTCAAATCAAACTTCTTCTGGAATTACCAAGCTAGTATCAAACATTGCCAACAGTAGCAAGTCTGAATACATAAAGATGGCTTCTACATCATCTCCCGTTACAACTATAGCGGATTCTGGTAAGTTAATATTGAAGTTTGGAACTACTGTTCCCGGAGCTTACTTTGCTTATAAGAATGGTGAGTTTGGATTTGGGTTTGCTAGCGGTGCTTATCCAGTTGCTGAACTTGTTAAAGAACAACCAATAGACAACTTCTTTACAGTTGACTCAGTATATCTTAAGGTTAACGCTAAAAAGGCTGCAGGCACTAGAGACTACGCATTAGATGTAGTTGGATTCAGTGACGACAGGTTGCTCAATGTTACAAGCGCGGTTGGCGGATTCCTACAAAACGCAAGTGGCTATGGAACCATACCGACTTTCTCTGGGTATAACCCTACGGATGAATTTGGCATATCAGCAGAATCTGTATCTGACCAAGACCAGTTCTACTCCACAAGCACAACCAACAATGACGGAGGCGACCACTACCAGCTTCCATCGACCATTGTTAACTCAACAACGTTCACAGATTACGAGGTTCCTTTAAAAGTATATAAAGACCCTGTAGAGATAGGTACAAAAACTGATTTTAAATCATCGTCCTTCTTTGAGAATATGTACTTAGATATATTCCCGCTGCCAACCGGCGCTGCAATATCAAAGATTGAACTTTGCGTAACATACAAGCCTACAAACGCTCTGAATGTACATACTATCGGTTCAGAAAAGATTGGGAAGATTGACAGCACAAGGCCTGAAGCAAAAATATACCCCACGACTAGACAGACAGGGGATGATATTATAAATGCAGGGTCTGGATATGGCGCTCTGTCAACTATATCAAGCATACCTCATGGGTACAAAACTCCAGACACTATAAAGTCAAACTACTCTAGAAGATGGCGTGGTCATATTGGATTAGTAAATGGCCCATTCGATCCAGATGAGTTTGATTTTGGATTTGAAAACCCGACCTTATACAGCCCATTCATGTCTGGGTTCTTTGACTTTGACAATCAAGCTGGCTCAACAACCATAAGGCCAAGTGTGGGTACTTTAACGGGAACGTTGCACAACGTCGCGTTTGGCTCTCCCTACTTGAACAACCACGGCTGGAGATTTACTTCAAGTGATATATTCTCACAGCAGCTAGCAAGTCACACCACTGCATACCAAACCACAGACTGGACTTCTCTTGCCAATGGTGCGGATGATTTTTCAGATCACGAATTATACGGAAATATAGCAGATGCCTTCAATACTGTCGTTAGAACTTCTGGCGCAAACTCTTATATAAACCTTGGAGATGTTGAGGTAGAAGCAGCCAAAGGATTCTCTGCCTATATAAGGTTTACTCCAGATATTACAGTTAGTGGCGCAAGCTATAACCAGTTTAGCTCCGGCATACTATTTTCTAAATTTATCAGTACTACTGTGCCTGAGTTTGCTTTGGGATGGTCAAACGGCTACCTTTGTGGTTTTGCAAGTACGGCTGGTGGAGATATCATAACAGCAAAAGATACAGTTGATTACAGCAACTACCAGTATCCTCTTTCAGTAGTGCTTACTTATAACGATAAGGGGTCTAAAAAACTAAGGCTGTATACTGACAACGAAATAGCAAGCGGAAGCTGGACAACACATAGAGCAAGCTCAGATGAGTTTGTAATGGCTACCGGCACAGGCAATCTGCTTCTTGGCCACACAGCAGGTACAGGCGTTGGAATGGATATGTTCGTTAGCGAATTTGGCCTGTCAGACAGCGGCAATGTAGTATACAGCTCTCCAGATCTAACACATAAGCAAACAACAGCAGAAGAGTTTTTGGAAAACAACAGAGTCAAATTCTGGGCCAGTGGAGAGCCGCCTGAAAATGATAGATATAAACTTTGGGACAGAGTAAACCAAGATACCACAAAGTGGGACTTGGGAGCATTTAAATACTGTGAGTTTGATTCGTCATTCGACTGGTGGACTACCAGAGTTGGTAGAGACTTACTATCTTTCAATATATCAAACAGTGGCGATCCATATATAAACAAAGCGTCAAACCCCTTCACTATGCCGTCAAACATAGACAGTGGAGTTTCTTATCACAGTCAGATTGAAAATGACTTCCTAAGATTTAACTTATCGCAAGCCGCTGAAAACTTCCACTCGATTGGCCCACGAATAACTAAGAGCGTACCAAGGGGATACAAATTCTCAGAAAGAGCACTTGTTGTTGAGACGGTTTTAGAGCATAGAACTACTAACGATATAGTTTGGACTAATGGTAGTAAAGGGCCAAAGCTAGTAGTAAGTCTTTACACAAAGAACAAAGACCATAGGTTTGATCCTAACAAGACTAACTGGGGATTGATTAACAGGGTTTCGCATTACCTGAAACCTTCTGGTTGCGTTCATAAGATATATACAAACTTTGACTACGACAGTCTCTTCGACACATCTGAAGCTTGGGCTTCTTTCTCAGACAACAAAGAGAGAAAACTCTCCGAGTTCAATCATAGATACTACTCTGAAGATATAAATGACATGTTCTTGCAATACGATGTTGTTTATCCATCCGGTGGTAAGTACGATTCTTCTATAGATATCCATAGCGCGCATGTGACCACAGACGACGCCTATGTTAGTGCTTATCCAACCAGCGGCCTGATGACGCTAACAATGAGTGGTGTGCAACAGCGACAAGACGGATTTGTTAGACTGTTTAACGTATCACATTCAGGAATAGTGAACTCTGTAAATCTGCACTCTTATTCACAGCCTCCTGTCTCTGGTTCAGGACTGATGTCTTTGTATGCATCCGGCAGTCCAGACAATGTTCTAACCAAACTTTCGCTTCACTCGTTTACATCTAAGTCTATAGCCAGCGGCATGAACTTGTATGCAGATGTTTCAGACATCAGTGGTCAGTTCGCAGCTATGAACCTACACGCTCATAACGTTCAGTCGCTTGGAGACTCAGGTTCTTTGCTGAACTTAAACATTCATGCTGGCGGAATCGGCGGAGGAGCATTTGGCTACCTGCCAGTAGTAATGTACACGCCAGACAAGAATATACAGTCTGGAACAGCTTCAGGAGCAATGGTTTTCCATGCTAGAGGTATGGGAGAAAGATTTAATGCCAATGTAGACTCTCATATGAACTTATTTGTGTTTACAAAGGACTCTCCTTATCGCAACGCATCAATGAATTTGGTGTTGAGCCATCCTGAGCCTGTCAATACTGTCTCTGGACTTATGGGTCTATTCACAATCAACCACCCATATATAAGAAGTCACAGCTTCCAGTGGAACGGTAGAAACTATGGTAGTGCAATAGAGGTTAACGACGAAGGATATACAACCGTAGCGGCCAGCGATGAAATTAGAGGCGTTGATTTAATATCCTTTGGAGACTGCAGCGTAACTGGAGCTCAAGAAAAAGCGTTGACACAAGATGGCATATCTTACTATGATGATAAGTGTGTTGACGCTGGAATAACCAGAGCCAAAAATACATATACTAATGCCCTATACTCATACAGTGGTAATTACTATGGAATACGCAAGATAACCGGACTCCAGCCAAATACGGCTTATGAAGTCACTCTTAAAGGAAAGACTGGTACTGATAATAAGATAGAAGTTCCTAAAGAGTGGGAAGAATGGGAATACGGAAGTATAGGCGATATAAACTTCTCAGGTCATAAGATAGTTGGTGATTATCCAAACCTACGACCAAACGGCAGAAATGAGGGCGATAAGTATGGCTCTACAACAGCAGTTAGTAAAGACCTACTTGCCGTAAGTGCTCCTAAGCACGCTTATGATGAGGTCGGAAGTGGATACCTCAAAGACGCAGGCGCTGTCTATCTATACAGAAAGAACGCCTTAGCCAACAGTGGAGACAAAGGCTTCTGGAGTTTGGAAACCAAGCTCGTATTGCCTTCAGGGTATAGAAAATCTTATCCAGAGTCTGGCGTAGCTAAGATTAAGGTCAACAATTTACCTGACATCCATGTAAGAAACTGGCAGGTGGGGCAGCAAGGCCGAGAGTTTGGACATTCAGTAGACTTAGCAATAACAGAAAACAATACTTCTCTCATAGATAAGACTAGAGAGATAGCAGTCGTTGGCGCTCCAAACGCTTCTTGGTCTGGAATATTCGGAGACATAACAACGTCTGGTGTTCCTGTTGGAATTATGCTTGTTACAGACGAGTTCAAAACACCTAAGAGAACTCAGTTACAAGAGTTAACCAGTATAATAAATCGCCAAAACCACCTGTGGAAATTCTACGGAGATCCCGCTGTACACTTGGATTTAAAGGTTGTTATTATTCAACCTACCAATGGAGCCTTTGGAAATATAGAATCTCACGGTGAATTGCCAAGCTGGATGATTCATAGAAAAATCGAAGTAAACAATGTAAATAAAACAAACTCAGACGATATGTACAGTGGCATCTTGTCTGCCTTTGAAGAAGCCTTCCCTTACGACGGCGCCAAAACCCACAGTGGTATACCTCCGCTATTTGGATTGTTCGTAGACCCAAGTAGAACTTTGGGTAGAAGCAAGGTAGAGCCAGCAATAGATAGATTCATTAACCACTACAATGACTACAGTTTCTTGAGTGGTGTTAAGACTCTTGGTGGAAGCGGTATTCAGTCCAGCGGTCACTTCTACGAATACTTTAGACCTGTCAGCAGCGAAGAACAGACTGCTGAAAGGATGCAGGCAGATGTGGAAGATTGGGTACAGATGGGTAGTGAGTTGCTTACTAACTCCAATGGATCTGGACTGCTCGACACTGGAAGACTTGTAACACAAGATGGAGTAACCTTAATAACCACATCTCTTGGAGAGCCGTCTGAAAGCGTTCTACTTTCTTCCGGATTGCAAATTCCTCCTGCTAGTGGTGGTAGAGTCTATGTGTTTGAAAAAGAGAGTGGAGTTTGGGGCTTAATACAAGAAATAAAATCTCCGGGAGAATACCAGTTCCACACGCCTGATAGATTTGGACACTCTGTTGCCATTAGTAAGAACGCAGAGATACTCACTATTGGCTCGCCTTACATGAGTGAGGCTTGTTCTATATTCGAGCACAAGCCGGAAGTAAAAGAAAACATGTTCAAACTTGTTAGGGCATGGTTAGCGGACAACGCTAAAACCAGCCAGTTGACACAGTACGAACTTTATAACGCTCAGTACGGCTGGAGAAAAGCCTCTGAAATGATCTACTACGAACTAAGTAGAACAGACAGGTTTGCGTTCAGAAAAGATAATGATATCAATGAGTACAGCCAAATATACAGATTTGGTTACGACGACATTCCGTACAGAGGAACATGGGGCTTTATACTCACTGGAGTAGAAGGTAGAAGTGGAGAAGCTCCTACCTCACGATTGGGATGGAGTACGGCTGTAAACGAAGACGGAAGTTTGGTAGCCTTCGGAGCTCCTACAGACAGTCTTAATGAAGCTGACGACACAAACGTTTACTACAAAGATCAAGAGGGAACTGGTTATTCCACAGCTTGGGCTTCAGACACAAACGCTGGAGCAGTAAGGATGTTTGGATCTAGGCAGTATCATCCTCACGGAAGTGTAGTTGAATACTTTAAGTTTGGTAACTTAGATATGTCAACACACCCAGACGACGAAGAGAATTATACATTCCTTAAAGATACATATCAAACTCACGGCGTTCCGTTTACTAGAACTGCTTACTCAGAACTAGACATACCAAAAGACGCTGGAACCGCATTTATCATTACTCCAGAAATAGATGCTACAAGTGACGAAATACTACAGAACATTAAAGACTGGTTAGCTCTTGGTGACAGAACACTTGTGCTTGTTGGTAATGATCCAGTGTGGGAAGAAAATGGTAAGTACAAGCTTTCAAACGACATTATAAATAAGATTCTTGAAAAACTTGGCTCAGAAATGAGGCTGTCTGCAGCTAGGACTCAGTATGAATCTCTATCTGGGTGTCCAGAAACAAGCAAGCCTAACGTGTTGAGATCGACTGACATTCCTTACACAAGAAATACAAGCGTACTCAGAGACGAAATGTTTGCACATGGCGTTGGCGACATACGTATGCACATTCCGGCATGGGAGACACAGTATCCACCTTGCAGCACTGTTTCCAAATCAGAGCATGGTAGCAACTGCTGCGATATGCCTTTGGCTCATAGCGGAGACTTGAGGGCAGGTTGGAAAGAAGAATGTATTGATGACGCAGGCAGACTAGTGACTGAAAATTACTACTGGCCATTCCAGTATGGAAATGGATCAATGCAGTGCGAAGTTGCTCCTCTAAGTGGTATTATACAAAGACCAAACAACGAACCTAAACCGCTTTTAGTTGCAGGTGAATACAAAGCCCCTGAACCAATAGTGATACCAAGCTGGGTAGAAAAAGTTGTTAAGCGTGTCTGTGTGCCAATCTCCGGCTTTGTCACCAAAACAGAAAAAACCTATCACTTTGAAGATACCCATCTTAGTCAGTCAGCATTTTCATACTCAGACGATGGCATCAGCAACATGTCTATAACAGGACAGGGCGCTTGGAAAGATCCAAAACCATTTAATGGAAGAGATGCGATACTTCAGGCTATGGGTTCCAGTAAAGACGAAGTAGTAAAGAAAGAGAAAAGAGTATACGAAGACAGTTACTTAGCTGCTGAAGAAAACTGGATTGATGAAGCCACTTCTAAGATAGTGATTATATCATCTGTAGCGTCTGAAAGTGAAAAGAATATGGTTCACGACCAAGACCGTAGTATAGATGGCAATACTAATTTCTATTACAACTTAGTTGAAAAACGTTCTGACGGTGAATATGACTGCGGAAGAAACAAAGGTCTCATAGCACAGATAGGCGGCTGGACAAACAGGGTTAGCTTCAAGGATGCTTATGATAAATCCGTACTCAAGCTAGCGTTTCAGTCCGATGGTCATGGCGTAGTAGAAAATGTATCTACTGTCAACTCTGACGGAGAATCTGTCTCACTTCCAAACGAAGCACATGTCTGCTGGGTGGCTAATCCAAATGGAACACCAAGCGCGTCAGAAGTTGGAAGAATAAAAGACTGGTTGAATAGAGGCGATAAGACCCTTGTTATTACTCTTGATAACGATCAGGCAATAGCAAGAAATGTGTTTGATCTTTGCAACCAACTTGGAACAGATATCAAGCCTCTGTTAATACATACTACTGAGAACGGAGAGATTGAAGGAATAGACAAGTGGGCTCAAAAAGACGTGGACATGGATGGCGGTTCAAACAAGCAGGCTATGAACGAAGATCTTTATATTGTTAAGGGCTGTGAAGGCAAGAACAACGAGTCCAAGTTCTTAGCTATATCTAAGACATCAGACGATACTTTCAACCAAGGCTGGATTGAGAATGAAGACAGAACAATAGCTGACTTTGTTGTTATAAACATTGGTAAACGAGGAAGAAACCTAATCAGGTATAGCGTACCTATTAAGAGTGTACTGTTTGAAACTCGTTCACTATGGGAAATAAAGAGTGGAGTGTTTGCTCTGACCGCAGACGTGCAAGCTGGATCTGGTTATAGAGTGTTTGTAGACTTTGCTAGAGAATTCCAAACTGAGAAACAGCCAATAAGATGGTATGGTAAAGGTTTTGAATTTGATCCTGACCATAGAAATGACAAGGATAAGATGAGGCCCGGATATGGCATAGGCACAGTAACTGATTATAAAGAAGATGATACCGCCTATGAATATGCTGATGGCATAATGATTACTAGTGGTATACTAGCTCCAGAAATAGGAAAAACTGGAATATCAACAGTTGACATTAGAATACCTTCTGGCATAAGCAAGATCAATCTATACTTTGAAGCTAATAATTTAAGAGTGACACCAAGTACAGATTACATACCAAGAACATTTAGAATACTTTCTGCCTCTGGTTCGTTGCTTCCAATAGAGGAAAGAACGCATCTAACGCATAAGAAAATACATCTAAGAGATGAATGCACCGAAGAGGTGACATACATAGAACATCCTGCTATCACATATAACTTCCCAGAAAGACTCAGACCTATAAAAACTGACAACAGCAAGTATTGCATTGAACCTGCTGTGGCTACTGAAAGCTCTGTTGCAGACCTTGAATCACAAGGCTTTAGCCAGCAAGAGATAATAGAGATGAAGATTATGGAAGAGTTGAACAACGAGGCCAACGCAGATCTAATCCAAGCTGGCATTGATGCTACAAACGATTTGTTGTCTGATACAAAGGGTCAATTGATTGCAGATGGGCCAGTTGTTGTTGCTGAAGAGCCTGAAAAGTTCAGCGCCTTTGCCGCCGGTAAGAATAGATCACGAATTATTCTTATAAGTGATGCCTCAATACTACAGGGTACATGTCCAGAGTATCGAACACAACAGTCTGCAAATGCAGAATTTGTTAAGAGCTTGTATGAGAAAAACTCTACCATGAGCAAGCTCAGAGACTCAAACACAACCATCATGGACTTAGACGGTGGAAATGATGGGTCAGAGTATTCGGGTACGACTAGGGGTGACGGAGCGACTAGAAGAATTTTGCAGAATTTGGATGGCGGAAGGCAGTTTGAACACATACAAAAAATTATATCCCCAGAAAGAGGTAGTCCTCAGAAGTTCTGGGCTGCTAGCGGAATGGCTGGATTAGCGTCCAAGTTTGGCGGTGGAACAGCTAGGGTTTCAGGCTCTTACTTCGATAGTAGCGACAGAGATCCAAAAACTGTCACAAGAGTGCCTGAGCCAGAAACTTTACCGCTGAAGAAAAAAGAAATGGCTAAGTTCCTTACGCTTGCGGCTGAAGCTGGCGCAAATGCTAAATTCCACGAAACAGTTGGTAGCGTTGTCTATAAGGACAGAGATGCTGCTGGTGGTATGCCTTCAATCGTAGAAGTTCTTGGTAGAGACCATATAGACTTTGACGCTTATCCATCAGGATATCCCGGAGATCTGTTCGGATACTCAATAGCACTACAAGGAGACAGGTTGATAGTTGGAAGTCCATTCAACGGCTTTGATAACAACAGTGTTGTTTACTGGCCTCAAGTTAGTGGATTCAACAAAAATAATCTCACTGATATATCTGGTATATCCGTTGGAGGCAACGGTGGTGCTGGAGCAGTGTTTGGGTTCATGAGAACCGGAAGTGGTATGAATGTATTTGGCTCTGGAGTACCTTGGCAGTTTATGCAGAAGCTAAAACCTTCTGGAGCAAATGAGCCAATAGATGGATATACAAATCTTTCAGATTCACAAAATTACATTGGTTCAAACAACTATACAGCCGCAGACCTACAAAAACTGATGGCTGTCGGAGATATGTTTGGATATTCTGTTAGTATGGATAGTGACTTTGTGGCCATTGGAGCTCCGGGACACGACTTTACTAACTACCATGAGCACGTATATGACAGTGGTTCATTCTTGAGGAAAGAATTTAACTTTGAGTTTGATATTCCTCTTCATAATGTATATGACTTAGGGTATTCGGGCACAAGAACTGATATAATTAATAGTGGAACACCTGTACTTAATAATGGTGCGGTATTCACCTACAGGTACGGAATAGTAAACTGGGGCAATAGAACGAAAGAATATGTAGAAGCTGACAAAGTTGTAGCTCAAGGATACAACGATAGAAAACAAAAAGCCTACACAGACGAGTCTAGCCCAGTTGCGATATCCGGATCTGAAAACGACCACTTTGGAAGAAGTGTTCATATAACTAGATCTGACAGAGCAGATGCGGATTACACTCTATCTGTCGGAGCTCCTCACCACATGTTTGCTAGCGGAAACATAAACGATGTCAACCCGCTACCAAATGCAGGGGCGGCGTACACATATGATGCAATGCTCAGAGAACAACCGGCAACCAGCGGGTCTAAACAAGCAACATTATTTGCAAATCTTTACGGAGACGGCTCTGGAACATACGCTGTGCGCCTAGAAGTTAACCAAGCTGTAAACATCGCAAATACAGCTTACGAAAAAACCGGAATGGTATTTAGCAATAGTGATGGTGAGTTATTCCTAGAATCATCTGGACAAGATCCTGCGACTAAAGGCTTTATAGAGCATAGGCCTTATGTACTAGCAGCAGAAGGTAGCATACCTTCAGGAACTCCTGTCAGTGACTTTGTTCAGCTATTTACAGAGGGTTCAGGCGTATCCGTTAGCGGAGGAATGAATTTATATATCCTGCCTCAGCCTAAAGCAACCGTGTATAATAATATAGGATTGTACACGCAGTCAGCATACATTGTGACAGAATCTGGGATGCCCCTATCTGTTAGTGGAGTAAGCAAGACTGCTGGGTCAGGAAGTATGATTTTAGCGGTTAGTGGAATACAGCAACTCACAAGCCAACTTAATCTACGTGTAAGAGGAAAATAAAATGCCAATCAACGTCTATTATAAAAATGATAGTGCGCAAGTATGTGTTTTAAGACCGGCTCCGCTAATTTCTATATCTGAAGAAATAAAGCGGTCTGAAGGTGGCGAAAAATACGGCACTAGATACACTATTACTCTAACAGGCACTCTGCTTGATGATGGCGGATTCCCCTTGGCGTATGACCCAAGAAACGGGAGCGTTATTGATTATAGAGACTCCAGCTACAATAGCACTAGGTCATTAAAAGGGCCTTATAATTCTTGGGATGTCTCTGTCCAGCACAGCAACCAGTCTCACTACATGAAAGAAGTTCCAAGGCAAGCTGTAACATTTGAGCAAAAACTTGACGCCATGTTTTGGAAACAAAAATGTATGCGAGAGTTATTTGCTAGAGATGGCCAGAGGATGGAAATACAAGCCGTTCATGGCGACGAAGCTAGCGTGGTTTGCTATCCAAGAATTACGTCCTTGGACTTTTCTGAAGGCACCTATATCGAAAGAATGGATTATACCATAACCTTAGAGGCCGACACGTTACTCGACAAAGATTATAATGTAGATTTAGAAGGCAACCCAATCGCTTCGGGGTTCCAGCATACTGAGCAACAACTGTATCTTTTAGGCGCAAACTATATCAATAGCTTCAGTGATGACTGGGCGCTGGAGGTTGATGAAAGTATAGGTGAAACAAGCGACCTCCCTTACACTTATAGGATAACCAGAAATATCTCAGCTCAGGCCACAACGCATTATACTCCCACGTCTGATGGTAATAGCGTTATTGAGCTAAGTGGTTGGTGGAACGCAAGAAATTTTGTTCAAGATAGAATAAAAGTAAATGGTAGTGTTGTTAGCGGCGTGGAAACGCAGTATCCTAACTTACCAACACATGTGGGTTTTATAGGTAGTGGGACTGTTAACCTTCTTAATGTTTACAGGGGCTATAGCCACTCTCAAAATGAAAGTGTTGATTTAGCTGGTGGCTCTTATACCCTAAGTCAGACTTGGTTACTTGCCAGCGGAAGCGCTTATGAAAATTATAGTATGGCAGCTTCTAACGGTGTAGATAGCCCATTTACCACTGTTTCAATTGATGGAACTGTGCAGGGTTTGTCCGAGCTACCACCAAGTGGTTACGGCGGTAACTACAATGGAGGACTCCCATCCACAAGCGGCACAAAATATAAAAACGCTCTTGAAAAGTATCACACGGTCACAAACGGTGGTCAGTTTGGGTTAACGTCAGAAGTATACAAAAGAGCAAATAACGCAGTCGGCGTAAGTCTTAACTCTCAGCCAAACAGTATAAGCATTGGGATGAATGAATATACTGGAGAAATAACATACTCCTTAGAATTTAACAATAGACCTTTAAACATAATCTCAGGAGTGTTAAGTGAAAATATACAAGTTCAAGACACCTATCCCGGAGACGTGTTTGCAGTTATACCAGTTATAGGTAGAGAAACAGGGCCAGTACTACAATATATAGGAAGTCGCACAGAGTACTCAAGAAACCTTACTATAGACTTATTGATGGATTACACAGATATCGGCTACGGAAGCACCAGAGAGTCTTTGACGTTACTCAAACCAAGTATTGTAGAGCCGACTAGAAGTCAGTTGAGATCACTAATAAAAGAGCTTAGCCCTGAAAGTGAGCCCGGAATAAGAAAGTGGTTTTTAAATCCACCATCTGAAAACTGGTCTCCTAAAGAAGGTACGTATAATATTAGCTTAAACTGGGTTTACGAATTGGATAGATAATGGCGACTAGAAACCCACAAGACCTGTTGGCTCACAAGCCGTTGTCTTCAGACCCTGCATGGGTTGCGAGCAGCGGTGGCTTGCTTAGTGCTGGCGCAGTCTTTGGGTCTGGAGTCTTGGGGTCTGGTGAATCAAACTATTTTGATTTTTCGCAAGAATTAGTAAGCTTTGCTCAGCCTCAGTATAGCTATGGCAAATTTGATGGAACAGAACATTTTGCTCCAGTCATGTTTCTTGAGGGTAAGATTTTATACTGGTGGGAGTCTGGCGTAAATGATGGCCAGTCACTAGAAGGTAATATAAGTGACGTTACTGATAACAGTTTTAAAAGCGCTGGAAAAGACTTTACAGGCGTAGCTGGGGCTTTTGTATCAACGTTTGGTAATGACGGGGGAAAAAGACAAGAAACAATAGCCACAGGGGGCGATGCAAGCGGCACTGTAACTGTCGCCGGATGGCCAGACGGAAGTGGAAATGTTGGTTCTAGATACAAAATAAGTTTTGCTGGAGACGAGGGCGCTTCGGGAATTGGAGTGCGTAATATTTGGGTTAGCCCCCATCCTAACAGTGGGTTCTATTGGTCTGGTGTAGCTCGCTCTGACACGGCAATGATGATATTAAACAGTGGCATAAATCAATCCCTTGTTTACTGGAATAAATTAGATTCCGACCTATCCAGCGCAATAAAATCAAGAAAGACTGTGCATGATCAGCATATAGATGCTTACACTGTTAGCGGAGAGATTGTTGAGTCATCAGGCATGGCTCCTTATTATGAAGATGGCGAAAGCAACCCAACAGTATTCAACCCTTATATTCATTATCAGACATTCAAAAGATCTAAACGTAATATAGTAGGTAGAGGTAAACATAATAGAAATGCCATATCAATCCCTCCAGCTATACTATTTCAAACAGATCCGAGTATACCACTACCTCATAAAGGATATTCAATAACTGGTGGTGGATTAAAGAACAGCTTTGCAGGAAGTTGGGTGCCATATGAAATGAGTGCGCCCTACCACGGAAAGACTCCGTATGTCGTAGAGGAAGAAGAGCCAAAGCCAGAACCACCTCCTGCCGACGAAAAATATTCATGCATAGATGGAGAATGCCAGCCAGACAAGGAAGGGGAATACTCTAGTTTGTCAGAATGTCTTTCTGCTGGATGCGGTGGTAGATATTCATGCGTAGATGGGGAGTGCCAACCAGACGAGGACGGGGAATACTCTAGTTTATCAGAATGCATAATAGCGTGTCAATCTACGGATAAAGACGACCCAGTAGATACGCCAGTGCCAGTAGATACGGAGGAAGAAGAGGAAGAGGAAGACGAAGTAGAATGTGACGACGTAAGCGCAAGCTTGGATGGGACAGGAGAAATACCGCTTGGGGCAATCACGAATGTAAGTTTCACCTTCTCAGGGTGGATGGAAGGTGCTGACGGAGATATGACGTGGGGTATTGGTGTTGGCGGCGGTTCTATAATAAAGAATGGGGCAATCGGATGGAGGCCGAGTGTCACAGGGAACAAGGGAAGTATTTGGATTGAAGGATTGGAGTTGGGAAGCGCAAAAATCATTGTGGAGGCAAATGTAGAATGCGAAAACAAAGAGACGAAAGAGAAAGAAATACAAAGACAACAACGAAGCTTTAATATAAAAGTTGTTAACTAGGGAGAAAATTAATGGGAGTATCAACAAATGTCTAATATTCTTCCAGACTTATCAGTAGTGCCTAGTAGTGGAAACTACCCTACGGCTACCAGTATAGAAAATATGAAACAACAGTGGCACGCAAGTGGAGCTATACCAGCTTCTTATTCTTGCGGTGGTCAGTTGTATGGTAGCGAGGGGTTTGTTCAGCAAACATTCTTGGGCGCATCAATACGCAGTTTTAGTATGAATGGTGGATTTGGAACAAGTAGTGCCAGTCTTAGCGTTGAGCTTGTAAATGACGAATATAATACATCAGATGAGACTCCGCTTGGTGAGGGCGACGATGTATACCACAGCGGGCTGCATGATTATTTTAGACCTCCATCGGTAGGAGCGCCTGTATTTTTTAAGTTCGGTAAATTTAGAGCCACTGTAGAACAAGCTTGGCGAAAAGTATTTGACGACGCATACCATGATCCTTCAGGAGCTAAAAGATGGCAGAGGGAAGGCACTATGGGCAAAAGCATGGGTGCCGATGATCCGGGGCCAAGTAGGGAAATAACCGACTTTGAAAGAATGACTCACCACAGCTTGGACACGAACAATCAATCAATTCTTAGTATGAATATAAAGAGCCCTGTAGACAAAGCTGCGGAACTTCTTGGAGATGGAGTCTACTATGTCGGCCCAAATCCTACAAGCGATGGATTGTATCTTGTAGACGCTGGCTCAAAAAACGCGAAGTATGAAACCTACGATATAAGCAATCCAGAACATCCTAGTGGCGATCTATATATAAGCTATGAAGACATGCTCAACCCAGACACTATTTACAGGGGTAGATACCATGTACCATTTGGAGGAATATTACAGGGCATTGACGAAAAAAGAGGAGATGGAGGAAACCCAGTATGGTCTGTAAGTGTGACAGACCCTAGAAATATACTAGATAGTTGTTCTATAATACTAAACAATTATGCGGGTACTACATATAATAATAAAAACTTATTCAATGTATATGGATTCTTAGAACACGACCCAAGCGATCAGCTTTTCAATTACTTTGTGAGCAACTACGACAGTAGAAGCTTGCTAATCAAAAAGGTTGGTACTGGAGCTGCGCCTCCTCTTGGAGAAATAGATGCAACTGGTAGAGTTTTAGACGCTGGGGAAGTCCTCTACGAGGGCGATGATATGTACAGAAAAACTGCTGGCTACACATATCTAGGGTTAGATAGTGCTCCTACTGAGTTTCCTGTTACAGGCGAAGGAATGGCTAGAAGAACAGACAAGGGTATTCCTTGGTATAGAGTCAAGCAGGGTTTGGAAGCCTTGCTGAATACGTTTGGGTCAATCAATCATGGCCCATTGTCTGAATATGCAGAAGCTGGCTACGGTGGTTATATCGACTTTAGAGGCTTCAAGTATGCAGTCGATTTTAGCGGGATACCATTAGATCTAATTCCTAAGTACTACTTCATAGATTTTGAAGAAATGTCATTGCTAGATCTAGCTATGGAACTGTGCGATGTACTTAGTCACGATTTGTATGTTAGACTAATGCCAGTTATAGATCACGATGCGTGTGAGTGGTTTTACGACAGGAACGAAGACTTGGCAAGCGCGGGTCGCCCTGAAGACATGGTTGTTGGAATTATACGACTAGAAGCTATTGATAGATCTGAGAAACCAAGCTATGGCGCTATAAAAGATTACGTCAGTCAACTGTCCGCATCTGGAATAGGTGTCTCAAATAGCAACACTGGGACTGAATTGACTGATGTTGTGACCGATAAGTTTGTTGTTGGAGCTCAAACTTCAGATCTATATTTCTTTGACACTACGTATGACAGAGATCACTTAAACGCAAGAAAGCAAGACATTGGCGTATTAAATACGCTGCCAGCCCAGATAGCAAACCAGTGGACGCTTGAGTCGTCTCTTAATCAGCAGGTCATTCCTTTTTATGGTATGCTCGGCCCTAACACTGTAACAATACCAAGAGGCTTTGGTTCTTTTCAGCAGATTGTGCTTGACGCCAGAGATCTTAATGCTTTTGGTGTGGGCAATTATTACGTAGCGACTGAAATGGAATTAAGGGCAGCTTCAATATCTTATGAAAGATGGAGCACGTTCTTAACACTTTATAATGATATGTACATGCAAAGCATGGAGCCGGGAGATGCATTTGACAAGTCGTTCCTGTCTCAGACACCTAACACAGATGGGTTTAACCCAAACATATCTAATAACTATGGCGTAGCTTGTCCTAGAAGTGTTTGGAGATCTGATAGAAACTATATGGGGCCAGATGGATTGCCCGCTAGTCCTTGCAACCCTCCATACGGATACCCACTATATTTTAAGAGAGCAGAAAAAATAGGGATACCGGAAGCAGGTATCGCAGGAATGAGCGTTCAAGGTAACAAAATTATACAAAACCTAGCTCGTCTTAGAAATGAAGTAGCTGACCCCGATTCTCTAAATGACAAAGTTACAGTTCTGCGTGACAATATAAATAAGATAAATGAAGAGTACAATAAAAAAGAAGAGGCTTATAGCGAAGCTGAAATTATTAACGATCTAGACTACCTTGACGGAGAGGTGCGTCAGCATCAGTTGGATCGACAGAATCAAGAAGAAAGACTTATTCAAATTAAAAAAGAAATGGAAGCGTTGTCTGAACAGAAGGACTCGCTTACCAGAGCGTCTATTTCTGGAAGCCTTAGTGAGCGCAGAGCCCGCGCAACCATTGGGTTTGTAGAAGAAACTAGTAGAAGAGTTTTTGGTATAATGAGAAGTCTTACTGATTACTCAGACAGGGCCGTGGAAAACTCGCAAAAAGTTTACCAGTTTGTCAAAGGCGTGGCAGACAAACACCTTGGAAAAGATTTCTTGGTAAAGTTACCAAAAGAAACAAACTTATGGTATGACAATAAGATAACTTTAAAAATGCCATTTGGTGCTAACCCCCTGAATGGTGATGTCGCTAGAATCTCTGAGATAGAGTATGGCCCTTTTGGTTTCAGGCCTAGACCAGTAAACCCAGACCCCGATTATTACTATAAACCCGGTTTCCAAAGAGAGCTACGTCTCCGCAGAACTACTTATGATAACTCACGCTCAAACTCTATGGGTAGATATAATGGACAGGCTGGAGGCTACACACTTGGCGCGCTGAAGAATAATTATAATCCGATTGACGACAAATGGGAATATAACTATGAACCAGATACAGAGGGTGGTTTCTTTGACTTTGAAATATTTAGCAATAGTTTCTCAAAGCATGATTTACAAAGAATACCAGATGAGAACAAGCTTCCCAAAGCAACCTTGTACAACCTGTTTCCATTTGACACGACTAATTTCTTACAGGATAATGGGAAGATAAGTTCATATGTCAGATTTGACAATAGTCAGTTTTTGAGTTTTGAAGGCGTTGGCGCTGATGATATGACTCAACAAGTTATTACTAGATACGGTGAAATTATACCAGACTTGATTGGAGCTTTGGATAACACCGCTGGATCAAAATCTGAATTTGAGTCATTTAACACTAGGCAGAAGTTATTATCTTTGCCGAAAGCAGCGGCGTTTGTCAAAGTAGAGGTTGATTCTAAACTTTATCACGCCCCAAGAACTGTTGGTATTCCAACTAAAAAAGGTCGCAGAGATACTGAGAATTTGCTTGGTCTGCCGTTCTTTATGGATGCTGTATTTGGTCAGGATGTTGTTGACATTGGGCAATACTATCAGCCAAAGTCAAAACATATTGTTAGAACCAATCAGGAAACAGGCGAAACCACCTGTACTTGGGTTCCTATGCAAGGATGGTACGAAGCAAACTTTATTCCTAATCCTGCTAATGGTGGATTTGCAGGCGGGATGGCCATGCAGCAAGACTTCTACAGGATTTACGACCCTGTGTTTGACGGTCAGTTAATAGACACCACTTTTGTAAGCGGTGTAGATCCTGAGCATGTTTACGCTAAGATAACTCTGCCGGGAAGAATAGTTCCTACGATAGACTCAAGGATGAATGATGGGCCATTCCAGTTGTTCCAAGGGACTATGATTAAAAACTTCTTGACTATGGATACTGTGAAAGGTATGCCCGGATTTGAAATCCCTACGTTTAGAGGTAAGCCTAGAAGGTTTGGGCCAAGTTGCTTTGGTGTAACAGAAGGCATACTTAACAATGTTGATACGGTAGCAAATGCTAGAAATGCGTTCCAAACAGCTATGTCAGCTCTTGAGTATGGATCTCCAGAAAGACAAATACATCTAGCTTCGCCTTCTCCTGTATATCCAAACATGGTTGCTCTGGCATTAAGATCAAACGAAAGGTGTTATGGGCCTTGGATATCCTCTAGTTTGAGCGGCGTTAGTCAAAGATCTGTTAGGAAGAATAGAAACTTCTCTACATTCCGCTATGGAGGAATAGGTGGGAAGGTTGAGTTTGTAAAAGAAGAAGAGCTAGCACCTTGGAACTATGGTGGATATCAGCTAATGAATGAGGCTGGATCACTCAAGGCAGAATTCTCAAATAGTATTTTACTTCAATCCGAAAAAGGAAGCCTGACGTTCCCGAATATTCCAAGAGGAGATCAGTTATTTCAACAGCTTGGCAGCGGCGGCCCACTCATAACAAGCATAAGTATAGACGTTGGATTGAATGGATTAAACACAACATTTAATATGGATTTATATAGCCCAAGGTTTGGAAAACTGCAAAAGCAAAGAAAAGAAGCTTTAGATAGACAGAGCAGAGAAAAGAGAAAGCAAAGAGACTTTAATAATGAGCTTAGGCGCAGAGGTTTGGCAAAGTGGCAAAGCAGAGGCGCGTTTGGTGTAGATCCAAGCTTGGGAAATCTCGCTGGGGTAAGCGAGGCTTTACTAAATAACTTTGAAAAGAAACCGTCTAAAAACCTTGAGGTTGCAAGTGTGTCTTATAATGACCCGCTTAGGATGCCAGACGTTGTTCAGGGAAGAGGCTACGAAGATTTGCAGCCAAGGAGAACTGAGGGGTTGGCGGGAGCAACTGCAGGTGATACCGCATTTGGAAATGTTCAGCAGAGTATAACTAATCAAGATATGGGATCTTTTTTGGCAGCACAGGCTAGAGTCATAAGCCCTGAGATGAAACAAAGGTTACATCAGGACAACGTGGTGGTGGACAATGCTAAATCTAGGATTGCAGTAAGCCACGCTGCGAGAGCTGCAGGTATGGCTGGCAAACCTTATTTAAACCAAACCTGCGTGAGGGTTAATTTTTATCAAAAAGCATATGATAACGTTGGTGGTGGTCAGCCAAGTGATCCCTCCAAGGTTACCAAAAATACTGCTGTTGCAGGATTTCAGCAGCCTGAAGGTGCTCGTGGCGGCGCTGGAGACGGTAGCGTGTATAATCCTAATGAACAGTCAAGCATACCATTGGATACGGGTGTTAACAACTTTGTAACGGGATCAACATCACTTTCAGCTGGTATTGATAACTACAGATCTTCAGCTGCTATAACTGTGTTCTAGGATAAAGGAGGATAGGGATGAGTGACTTTAAAGATTTTGGTGCGGTATTTAACCATACTCATGAAGACTTTAATGTAATTACGACAGACGACCCATTTATGAGATATATTGGTCTGTCTACTTTTACGTCTGGAGATTTCTGGTCTTTTCTAAAGACAAACCAGACTACGCTTAAGGTTAAGTACGAGACAGATCCGGCGGTAGGGGAAACAACTGGATGCTGTACCTGTACAGACCCTGATACTCCGGGGGCTACGATTAGTTTTGACCCAAGCAATGCCGAAGCCAGCTGCGTAGCAAACGGTGGGGTATTTGCCACAACCACCCCAAACGAAGATGGGACATGTGCTCAGGGCAGCAATAAATATATTGTGACGGCTGCACAGCCTGCAGCTAGTGGTTGGAGTAGTGATCCTAGTGTTGTATTTTTCAAAGCTCTGGGCGGTGGCCATCCCCCTCCTAATGAAGCAGACAGTGAAACATATAACTATGCCGCCGATGAATATATAAGGAACAGAAACTTTATAGGTGTTCCTGACTCAATAAATGGTTGTAATTCTGACGTATGGACTTTTAAAAGCAGGCAATATATAAAAACACCACTTAGCCAACACTATGGCAATAAGCATGGAGACTTTGCAAACTCTTGGTTCTTACTAGATGGGCCACGTCCTTTGGAAGAGAAATTCACACCTGAACAGCTTGCAGACATGGATGAGGAAGAGAAGGAAAAAGCTAGAGAAACAGAAGCTGAAGGAAAACCCGGCATAAATATCACAACTCCAGACGGTGTTACTAATAATATTCCTGAAGTGATTGTTCCCGGAGATCCAGACAGAGACATTCCAGAGATTTCTAGAAGACCTGACATACCAGCTCTCAAAATAATGGCCTTAAATCATTTCCATGCCGCTGGTACATTGTCAACATCTTGGAATCCGTTAAGGACTATAGAAGGCAATGAGATGTCTGAGGCAGAAGCATTTTTATGTGCGATAAAGACCAGCAAGCAAGGCAATATGCAATGGAAAAGCGTGCTAGCTTTTGATATTGGAAATGGATGTGTAACTGAAAGACTTGTTTCTTTTCATTGTCAATTGCACGATGGAAGAAATCCTGCCAACGCAGAAAGGGAGATAGTATCTAAAGGCTCTCCCAAAATGGCTGTTATACCAAGAACCAGCTACGGAAGAAAGTATGCACCCACTGACCAAAGATTAGGCGGCGCTGGGTCAATAAGAGAAGGCGGGATGGAAAATCCTGATAACCTAGTACATTCAGATCTAGATGTTACGTTCAATAAAAACACAGGAAAGGTAGAAGCTGGAACAAGGACTATATTGGCTAGACTTCTGACAAACCTAGCTCCTGCACAAATCAATCCGCTGCCAGACGATGTTGATGCTGCTTCTGAAGCAGACTTCTTCGATTACGACAGCGACTACTTTACTAGTAATTGGACTTATGGAGAAGCCCTACCACTCACGCTAAATAACGGAAACCCTAATCAGTTAGGGCCAGTGTGGGCAAACAAAGACTGTGGCGATAACAGAAAAGATAAGATCGTTGTCGTTAATAGATCTGGTACATCATTTATAAAGGGTGAAGTAGTCCTTTGTCATTATATAGATGGTGAGTGGGTTATTCAGGACTTTGGGATTCCTACCTCAACTGCAGACTATGGCGTGCAGGGGTGGTCTTTCTGGACTTTTGTGGCAGATGCCGCTGGGTATTTCAGAAAGAAAAACATGATCCAAAAGATCGCAAATCATGACGGCTCAAACCCAAGAACGGCTGACTTTTTGATGTCTCCTGCTTTTTACGAGGGTGCATTTAGAAGGAAGTACTGGACTCCAGTAAACACAAATACAACAAGTCAATCAACTGGATTGCTTGGAATTGGATTATCTAGGTCTGATGTGGCTGGAGAAATAGGCGCTGAGCAAGACAAAGCTATTACAGATGCTGGAGGAGAATCAAAACTTTCTGGCGACTTGACGGAAGCTGATTTTGAATTTAATGATGAAAAAATAAAATCTTTAGAGAGCGAGAAGGATAATCCGCTAGCTCCATTCTTAAGAAAGCTTGCTATAGAAGGTATGGAAGCAAGAACTGGCGGAGGAGACGGTGATAGCCTAAACTTCAATCGGGGCGTAGTTGAAGATATAATAGACAATATTAAATCACTGCCAAAAAAACTCAACGCACTATTGTCTTCATCGCCAAACAAAACTCCGTATCAAAAGTGGTTAGAGTATCAGATGAACAAACCCGCAAAAGCGGGAGTGTCGGAAGGAAACGCAAGCCTTAGTAGAAGAACGATACAAGTTACATCGTTTGACTTTATTTCAAAAGAGGGTATGGGCATAGGGGCTATACAGAAAGGCGGCGCAAGAGGGGCCAGTCCTCATCCGGGCCCTACAGATTCGGATGAAGGCTCTTGTAGTCTTGATGCGGGCTGTATTGTTGTTAGTACGATTGGGGCTGCAGCGGGTAATATTAGTGGTGGAGCTAAAGGAGCGTTTGCAAAACTTTATGAAAATCCTGTACCTGCGATAAATCCAGCCAGACCAGCGGACAATTCTTCGTGCTCAGATTATTGTCATCAGAATGGCGAAATAGTGAGTAATCACCAGCTGGATCTTGACAACGTAGACGTTACGTGTGTTGACTTTAGTCAGTGGGAGGATATTTATGAAGTTCATGTTCTTGGTAGTATGGGGTTGGGCACAACTGAACACTTCACCAGTGCGCAGGATATGTGTCAACAGTGTGGAGGAACTTGGCTAGGTGCAAACCCGGCTGTTAACACAAGTGACATAGAGGGCATTAACCTAATAGCGCAAACAAATCCATATGCCAGTCTAGAAGGTGGAGCTATGGGCGCAAACGCGGCGGGATTGTCAACATACCCATTCTTTGGGCCTGTGTTTAGACAGGGTTTCAATGTGGGCAAAATAGACAACCTTATGCTCAGTGGAGACGTTGGCGTTTACCAGAGCTACGGCGGATCATCCACTAGGAAAAACTTCTTCTTGCAGCACGAGTTTTCCGCTCAAGCAGCTGGAACAAAGGGCATAGTCGGCGGTTCTAGCAAGCATATCGCCGGAAGTTGGCACGATGGTGACGATAGTGTTTGGCTGCAGCTGCCTGCGGATATAGGAACTAATGCTTCTCCATACAGAGACCCCGATGATAAAGGGTTTAGAGGTCAGCCTATAGATGATATGGAACTTATGCAGTATTATACTGACGTAGGTGGAAGTTACGGAGGGCTTGGAAGTTTAAGAGTTGGTGTAGATGCTTATATGGGCAAAGTCAATGTAGGCTTTGGAGCGAAAAAAGGAACTGCTTATAGCTGGTCTAAGATGTGGTGCTTTGATAAGACAGCTCAAGGTACAGACCCTGATAACAGTGGGCAGCTAGACATATTCAATGATCTATATAATTTAGAACCGAGGTCTGCAAACTCTGTAACATTTGTGCCACTCTCAGCAGAATTCATAAGAAGTTATGACCAATACTTTGGTAAGTTTGCTCCAGTGCTTTTAGATAAAGACAAAATATACCGATCAGCCAGAGCGATGCATGGTTTGAGAGGGAATTTTTATCTTAACGATACGGGGGGTGATCCGATGGATCCAAGCACAATCCCAACACAAGGTCGCGTAGGCGGTGCAAATCCCGGACAGGGAGACGATGGCGGTTCGACTGGGACTCTTGGAGGCATCTGGGGGTCTATTGTTACTTTCTTCACGGGCACCGGCCCGGATGGGGAGAACACGGAAATTGAAGGCATTGACCCTAATACGGGTGGGTATGACACCCAAGCGGTTAGTGCCTTAGAAGCATATTTCAACTCAAAGTATATAAGTCCAACTTACGAGACAGATGACTTGCTCAGTAGAAAAGTATTTCAAAGAGCTCAGATGACGGCATTTGGTAACAATGTTTTTGATCCCAGTTCTGACACATGGGATAAAGCGCTGATTGGAAGGCCTTGGTCACAGCCTGAAGCTTCAATGAACTCAAGGATGAGATGGCAGTTCACTCAACTAAGAGGTGGAGTCTGGGATTGGCAGGGAGAAAATATAGGCATGGTAGATTACGCTGGGAACAATCATCCAACCAGACCGCCAAGCTGTCTCGGGCCTAGTTGTAAATTTGGATTTCCTTTTGGAAAGTACCAACCTCATACATCTCCAGACTTTAAGTCGCCAGCGAATCCATTGTGGGATGCTCAGTATGGGCCAACTTGTATTGGCGTGACTGTGGCCAGAGCTAAGGTCAGGATGAAAAATTACCAGTTAACTATCAATACCGAAAATAGTATGGGACAAGCTCCTTTTGTGCCATCTCCTATAAGTAATCCTGAAGGAAGTCCGACTTGGGGTACGCAGGGCGATGCCATCTACGCTCCCAACACAACCGTCTGCTACGCTAGACTGTTTGAAGGATGGCCCGAAGAAGATACTCTTGTAGAGCCTAGAGGTTTTGCAATATTCCACTTCAACCCTAGACATGTTAATTTTGCGTCAATGATTGGGGCGCTGTCGAATGGTCACAATATTGGGCCGTGGAAGGACGATGCTTATGGCATTGCTAAAAAAGATGACGACGGGAACCTATTACGCTACACCTATAAGCCGGAGACTACAGTAGATATACGTATTCCAACTTGGGGTAGTGGAGTTTCTTGGAATAGCGATGCTGCGAGTGCGGTTGCTGACGTTGAACCTTATGGTCGGGCTATCGGAGTAGGAACATTCATTTGCAAAGAACAGGCTCCATTTGTTAGGAACCAAAGTGATTGGATAATTGATACTACTCGTAGAGGGAAACTACTTCCTTATAGATATTCATATAGGGCTCTTGGCCTCAAACCCCAATATATGTTAATAGGATCTTCTGGAACGGGCTACGCAGTTGGCGATAAGCTTGAATTTGTTGGTGGTACAGGTAGTGGCTGTGTTCTAACAGTTACAAAAGTAAACTCAGATGAGAATCAGGGGCCATTAGGCGCCGTCTTAAACTATTCTGTTCAAAGTACCATAGTTGCCTCCTTGGAAAAAGGAACCACTACAATGGATGGGAGCAAGAAGTTGGACACGGGAACTCCTGTTTATGGATATGACTTTGGTGAAAACTACATGCCATCAGACTTTTTACCTTATGGTTGGTGGGATGAGGTTGGTGGAGACTTTACACAATCAGGGTCAGAAGAGGGAAGTACGGCAGGTAGCGATAATGATACAGAAATAACTGGAGATACAGAATCTAAGGCGCAAAGTTCGTTTTCTCAGGGCATAACACCCGGAGAGGAAGGAAAAGAAGAAGAGGCTGGAGACCCTGTAGAAGAAGATCCAAACTCTGTAAAAATATCAACAAATGCTGCTGGTAGATGGGTTTTAGATAGAGTTGGAAATAATGCAATACCAGACGTTTACACTCAGAATAAACAAACAACTGCTGGTGAGGGATGTGTAATTTATGCCCCATACGGCACCGTTGGACTAAAAGTTACCGCTGATAGCGGGCCAGCAGAAAAAGCAGGATTAACGCAGATTACACCAAAAACGCAGGATGGAAAAGCAGGTAAAATAACTACAGGATTTTCGCATACTTTTGCCTTGGAAACGCCGTCAGTAGACGATACTTACGACGTATTTTTACACTATCACAGTGATGCAAATCACGTTATATTAACAAATATGGACGAAGAGTACGCCACGGGGCATCAACAGTTCACAACTGTCAATCTCAGCGTAACCTAATAGAAAATTTCGTGTATATTTATTATAGAAACTACTTTTTTTTGAGGAGAGCTAGAAATGGCAGCGGCAATCAAATTTTACGCCAATAATGTTAGTAACACAGGCTCAGACTCCCACACTATAGAAATTAATCATGGTGCTGGCTCTGGCTTAGGTTTTTACGGTGCTGGATACGGTATATCAGTACCCTTAAATGACTATCAAACTACTACTTTTACTACAAATGCTAATGGTACAGCTAGTGACTATACACAGCTACATAATACAAAAGCTATTGAGCCAACCGCTGGAGCAACACCAACTAGTGGTATAGACTCTAATGGAAACGCAGGCTTGTTCCTAGCCAACCTACCAAACTACTTAGCACCATTAAAGATTAGTTTTACAAATGATGCCGCCGTAAAGGTGCAAAACTGTAAGATGAAAATCTTTGATAGAAACGATATAACAAAGCCAGCAAAGGGCGTTTATACTTATGTATATGAAGTTAGACATCCTGCAACTCTACAGTCAGTAGCGAATCTAGACCATAAACAGGTCGCTGCAGACACTTGGAAAGAGTTCTCACCTTCTGGGATTATAAGCACGGCTGCTGAACTTGACTTCACTGCAGGGCCGGGAGTTAGTGGTATGAACACTAATACTAACGATCCAGACCCACTTGTAGATTCAACGCTTGGTCATAACAGTAGAGATGGAGCTGCTCACCAATCCGTTAGACACGACTGGTACTGTGCCATCAGTGCATCACCAGACTCTGTAGGTAGCAAAACAGATTACGGACTTTACTTTACTTTAGAGTATCTGTAATCTAAAAAAGTAGTTTCAAAAAAAGAAGCCCCAATCCGTATGGAAAGGGGCTTTTTTAGTCCAACTGGGGCTAGGCGATCATTCGTTGCGCTCAGTCTTGGGATTCCATTTAACCCAGCCTTTATCTGGGAGCCAATTTCCTTCGCTATCCTTACGTTTAGGAAACAAACCACCGCCTTTCTTATTGGCACCAAACGAAAGCCTAGCACCGCAGTTGGCACATCTTAATTCGTAGTATTGATTTTCATCAACTGTGCGGACAACAAACTTAATGTCGTCGTGCCCACACTTGCCGCATACATCTTCTTCAAAGACTTCTTGGAACTTGTTGATCTGTTCAAAGAGATCTCTGTGAGAGTCTCCATCAAATTCTACGCTAATTTTACCATTTTTAGTTGTGTATCTTAATTTCATGATTCACGCCACTCCTGAGTATAACCTAAAATTGCCTCTGGGATATTACTTTTATCCCTCTGATATTCATTGAGTTTGTCGATAATATCGCTTGCTACCTTTTTTGATACCTTACGTTTATTATCTACGGAGAATATTTGTTTAAACAATTCCTCTCCGTTCACATTTAATTGCTTACACTTCACATCAATGAAGTTGTACTGCGCGTCTGACATACGACTATCTTCGTTGTAGCCACCATCAGAACTGTCCTTCTTGGTAGACAAATCTCTAACGATCTTTGCCGTATCCTTCTTAGTCATCTCCTCAGCTGCGACAGCCTTGATTCTAAGTGCTTTCCTAAGAGCTCTTCCTTCAGCTCTTGTGCTGGCAGTTGCCACAGCGTATGCACAAAACATATCGTCTGTGTTTCCTTCCCAGCAGTCTGCAACGTCTGAAAATCTCATACCGTTGTCAAACTCTACTGTGAAAACCACAGTAGCTCTACCGTGATGGTCTTCTCTCTGAGGTGGAAAGACTTGCGTCGGGCCACTAAACACGATTGGCCCAATAACCAATTCTGCAACCCTGCGAAGTCCAGCAACCAAAGGATTGCCATCATAAAGTTCCTTTTCTGTAAACAAGCTCATGACATAATCGTTCCAATCTGGAGATGTAATATCTGGTGCATCAGACATCACAATATCTGTTGGGCTCGTATCTATATCTTGCGCCGTTTGCAATTCTACTGTTTCAAACATATCCTCTTGTTCCTTTTTAATCATAGTTCTAATTCAATATACCTCTTTCCCTTTGGTGGAAATTTACTGCCTATCTTACTTAATAAGTTTTTAAGACTGTTGATAAGTTCATATCTTGATTTTAAAGATACGAAATCTGATGTCAATTTTACTCTTATGATTAGATAGCCCTTGCTTAGTATTAAGCCCGACTTTTGAGCGTCTGCTTTTATTTGCTTAGCAAGTTTTTGCTCTCCCCAAATTGGTAAAAAGTGGGAAGGGCCATCTACTTCTATTATAGTCTTTATCTCGGGAATATACAAATCAATTTCTAAATTTTCATTAGGAATTAGCGATTTCTTATGGAACTCCACTACATAGCCCGCCGATTCTAGTTCTTGAAGGACAAACTTTTCCATCTTAGAACCTTCTTTCCCAGCTTTTTGGATAGCCTGAATAGCGAGGGTACAAATGTTTTGTCTTTGCTCCTCTGACATAGAGTGCCATCTTACAAACGCCTGCTTGCATCTATCTTTGTATTCATCTTCGCTCATACTGTCCCAATAGTCACACACCGAGCTACTAATTTTTAGGCGCTCTTCTTTTGTTCTCTTTCTACCAACAGTTGGGTGCTTAGCCCTACCATTAGACAGCGCATTTTTTTGAGCTTCACTTCTAGTTTTAAGCTCTATGCCATGCTTTTTAAGAGTTCTTCTAATCTTATTGGGATATGTGCTTAGATGTTCTGCTATCTGGTATGTACTCATACCTTCTTTTTCATACAGATCTATAATAGATTGTTCTTCAGAACTGTTTCTTCTTTGCTTATTCATTTTACTACCTCTATAATTTTTTCTAGCTCAAAGCCTTCGACAACTGCCTCCGGCTCTACGCCTGTGATTCTTACCAGCTCCTTAGCGTCCTCCTTGCTGGCGCATATGACTTTTACATCGTCATTACTAACGGCTTGAATTACCTGTAGCGCATCCTTTTCTTGTAACGGATTGTAATAATAATAGTGCTTAAACTTATTAACTATATTCTTGCATGTCATTGTAGTCTGTGAGCAAGTTGTTATGAGACTCCCAGTAAAAGCCCATATATCTGTTGAGTTAAAAAGACCAAAATTAGGCACGGTAGCTATTGGGCCGATTGAGTCATAGAAAATCGCCGCATCATTCAAAGTGCCGTCAGACAATTTCTGATTTAAATCTTCTATTAGCTTTTTATCCTTATCTCCCGCGATGACAGACTCAGCGGAGCTTGCCTGCCTAAAGTAAATTCCTAAGTTCATGATATCTCCTTTATAAAATCAGTACATATTCCCCAAACATCAGTGGTGCTGTATTCGACTGCTTCTTCAGCAGTCTGACAAACGATGATTGATCTTGGAGTCACTTCTTTTCTGGGATATGTCCATATTAGTTGTTTTGATGTTAGTGTAAAGTCGTCTTCTTGATGCCAAAAGTAGTGCAGGTTAGTGCCTGTGAGTTTGTACAAGGCTTGCAAGTTTTTAGCGTGTAAAATAAAATTTGGATTCGTAATGAAATCAAATGACACAGCTCTTTCTGGGCCATCATGACCAAGATACCAGCCGTGCTCCATGTACCAAACGTCTACTTCTACAAGCATTTCTTTGGATACTTCTTCAAGGGTGCTAATAACATTATCGCATTCTTGAGGCCCGTCCAAGTTTCCCCTGTGTGATATCAGTCTCATTATATCTCCTCTTTTTCACTGATTGCACCATATTTGAAATCAACAAAATGTGCTTCTTCTGCTGTTTGCCCACCTCTAACACTAAAGCTTTTTCTGAGCTTTGGATTTTTTGAAAAGATAATATTTTCATGAGCCCATCTGCATACATAGTCTTCAAAATTGTCTATATCAAAAACGTTGAAACTATCCAGTAGTGGTTGCTTATTCCAGTCTCTAATGCTCACAGTTTTGCCATTAACAGTGGATGAAGCTTGCAGGTGTCTCACGCTGGTGTAGAAATCGTAGCCAAGCGCCTGCAAGAACCCAAACGCTAATATCTGTTCAGCGCAGTAGGTGTTCGTATCATCATCCCAAGACTTTTGTACAGCCCAGTCTTTAGGAGCTGTTCTTTCCTCATACATGTCCAAGATGTATTTAAGAGCATTACGCGCCACTTCAGTCTCACAAACATATACGTGATCGCCTATGTGATAAGCATAGTCCGTAAACGGTTTGAAAAATACGTTACCAAATAATACGTTATCTTCACCATCCTTAAAACTATCAATCATTGTTTTAATTGGATAAAAACCCTCGTCAGTTCTAGTCTTAACGACATATTTTGTCTTAACGTTTGCCATTGCGTTATATTGAGACTTTATAGCCCAGTAGAATGTGCTGTACGGGTCGTATATCTTACCACTCTGTCTTTCTGGGAGGTCGTCGTAGATAATCTCACACCCCTCTGGTATATCAACCACCTCATTGTTTTCTGATTTCCAAGTGCTTATCACAACTGGATAGTCTTCTATGTAGTGATCCAAAAAATGTACACACGCACATGTGCTTGCTTTTGTTAGTGGCCCCTGAACCACGATTGTAAAATCGCTCATTTAAAATCCTCCGTAATAACCGAAGCCGGGAAGTTGACCCCATAAGACTTCACCCTTAGTTTTTTTATGTGTAATATCCCAGAGTCCTTCTGCTGTGTGCCAGCCTATGTCTTGAGGCGAAACAAAGCTAGTATTTTCTTTGAAGTCTGGATTCATATGTAACATGCTGTAATATAAATTTATCAAACCACTCTTTGAGTAGTCCCATTTAAGAGTAGACCATAAATCGACCAAAAAACTGGTTTCACCGAACATGAAAAGGTCTCCCAAGAACTCTTTCTCGATTGAAGTTTGCTCTGAAAAAGTGGCTAGGCTTTCGCTGTTCTTCAGTAGCTCAAACAACTCCTTGTTTTTTATATAGTCAAACGCCCTAAGCTTTAAAGTTTTGCTCAAACCATTTTGCTGGCATATCTCGAAGCCCTTCCTGCAAAAGTAAGGATGCCCTCTTCCTATCTCGTTTGTTTTTATCGCATCTTCCCAGTAGATTTCGTCAAACACATCTGCAAAATTTTCTGGAGGTTTATCTCCGTGTCCAGACAGAACAATAAAAAAATCATCGAACTCGCGCATTTTTTGTGCGCAATACTCAATCATATCAAACTTATATTTTTCTTCGCCTCTCACAAATACATGAGAGAAGACTAGTCCTATTTTATTCATATTCATATCCAAAAGTTTTTATATCTTCCTTAAACAGGTCGGCAACTACATCTATAGTATATTGGTCGTAAAGTTGTTGATACGGTGGATGGCTTGAAGTTCTGTGCTTATACAGGGTGAGAGGTGGTAAATTCAACTCATTCATAACGTACTTAAATGAGTTTATTAGATCTTCATACCTGCCTACGAAATCAATCGTCTTTTCAACGCAGTCTAAAAAAGTGTGCTGCGGCCTAAAGTGTACGTCTCGAATTAATTCGTGATATCTCCCCTCTCCTTTAGCCATGTTTATAGCAAAGTCTTTAAACTCTATCCCAGAAAGCTGAGCTCTCTGCTGTTGAAAGTCATGAAAACCTGAGACAAGTCTGTCCCAAGGATTTCTCACAAATCCAAAAGTGTAGTATTCTTCTATACCTTCAGCAAACGAATTATTGTTGAGTATTTCCCACAAAGGTGCGTGGTGCTCCTCTGGCTCTGGGTCTGTTCTGTCGGCCACGCTATAGTGGTCTTTAAAAGCTATGTGCATGGATGTCCCGCCGGTCTTTGGAACATGTACAAATATGAACTTATCTTTTTCGCTTAAAAACATTAGCCACCAATATCAATAGTCTTTTTCATTCTAGTCATGTGTCTACCGCCGTCAAACGAATTGTTCTTTAGCGATAGTATAATCTTTTCTAGGATTTCTGCATCTACATATTTTTCTGGAATACTGAAGAAGTTAGCGCAGTTGTGTCTTCTGGACATTTCTGCAGTGTACTCATCAAATATTAAGGCCGCCCTAATGCCCTTGATATGGTTGGCAGAGATGTTAATACCTTGACCTGTTCTGCAAAATCCAAATCCAAAGTCACAAACCTTAGAGTTTATTGCGTCACCAGCCTGTGTCATGAAGTCGTTGTAGTCAGAGTCTTTACCAACCAATGCTCCAAAGTCTATATACGGCATGTTATATTTAGACAAGATGTTTTTGGCTTTTTCTTTTGTCTTGAAACCTGAGTGATCCGAACAAAGAGCGATTGGCTTCTCACCAAATTCATACGTCACATTGTCTATAAAGAATTCTAGCTCAGCAGGCGTTCCTAGTACGTGCATTTTCTCCACCTGCTTGATATAAACATCTAACCCATCTCTTATTAGTAAATTATACATGGGGCAAATATAAAATTCATCTTTTGTCCTAATGTTTTTGTTTACAAGCTCTTCTGCATATTGAACAAACATTCTACCCGTCTTGTAATAGTAAACGCCCACCGCTGCGTTTTGGCTAATAACTTGCTTCTCTGCCGTCTTAACAGCTCTGCCGGATTCGTCTAGCGCTATGTAGCTGTGAGCTGGACTATTGGCTTTAAATGTTAACAAGAACCCGTCTGCATCCTCGCTAATTGTTGAAGGATCAAACGTTGGCTCAAAGTAAACATCTGGCGTATATATCAAGAGCGGCTTATCATTATTTATATGTTCTTTAGCCAATAGGCATGTAGATACAGAACCATCCGTATCGCCATCAATAATCACTAAGTTTATCTTATTTCCAAACTTTTCTCGCAGTATTTCGTCTATCGCAAAATTATTTATATGGTCTAACCTAATTGCAAAAATCAAATTTGCCTCAGCTGTGTCAACCGAAGTCATTGCCCAATCTATGATCTGCTTCGTTTTAGCCATTATAAGTGGTTTTGGCATTGTGTAACCTGCATCAGCAAATCTCTGAGCTTTACCAGCCATTGGAATTAGAATATTATATTTCATTATAGGTTCCTTAACATGAAGTCCTTGGTTAAATGTGTCGCGAATTGTGCGGCTGTTTTAAAGTCACGCTCTAAGCACAAGTTGATAAAGATTGATGCAAAAAGGTCGCCAGCGCCATTAACTGCCAGTCTTTTTATCGGAACAATTTCTTGCTTGTAGAAAACTTTGCCTTTGTGCAATACCTCAGACCCGTATGGGTCGTGCAATACAATCTTTGTATCTGTATCCAGCTTAGCATATAGGTGCTTATTCTCTCTTGAGTCGAAGATAAAATCGGCTTTGTCTATCAAATCTTTGTATATAGTTCTATCAGTGTCAGTACAAAAATCATAAGTTACGGGAACATTGAAGTGCTCTATGTTTGGCAGGGCGGCTGTGTCGTCTATGTATGCTATATGTGCCCACTCACAACTTGTAACCTCAAGGGTCATGTCTTCTTCGTGCTTGTACCTAGTTATTGATGTTCTTCTTGATTCTGACAGCTCCTGTATAATAACCGCATCTGTTTCGCCAAAAGTCTTGCAGACATAGTTTGCGCTGTTTATCCCAAATCTTACTATGTTGTATATTCCTCCAAGCTGTGTCTTATAAGCTTGAGCATGATTCCTAGTACCTAGTTTTATTTCGGAACCCATGGTATATATGTAGTCTGTATACTTTTGCCCGAACAGGAATATTTTTCTTTGGTGTGTCATATGTTAAATCATTGCCTTTGGTATTAATCTATTTAGCGCCAAATAGTCGTATAGCGCTGAGACTAGATACTCGCCGCTTCTGCGCTGAAAGATTTTATCTGCTACGTGTTGTACATCTACTGGGGCATTTATTGGACAGCATGAGAAACTTACAGCTTTCATTACTGGAATGTCAAAAACATCATCCCCCATAAACGCCACGTTAGATGCTCTGCATTTGTATTTATCTAATATCTGCTCTAGAGTCTCAAGCTTTTGCCTGCTATACCAAAAGTCGATTCCTCTTTTGTTAGCCATGCCCTCGTTTATTCTTTTGTCTCCCGACAAAAAACATACATTGACCCCGGCTTTGGCCATTCTTTTTATAGCGGTGAAGTCTAGGTCACAGTACTTCTTTGCTACCACGTTGTGATCCTCGTCGTATATTTTTGTGCCATCTGTCAGCACTCCATCTATGTCTAATATTACAAGTTCTATAGCCATTATAAAAACCCTCTGTCATTATAATCAATATTGCAGTCTTCCAGTATCCCTCTTAATTCCGTGTATCCCGAAAGATTCCATTTTCCACCCACAATCGCGGTTGCAATATATGGATAAGCAGTTGAGCCGTAATGAAACATCCCCAATTTTGGTTCATAGTTATAATGAAAAAGACCTTGCAGCTCAATGTCTCTACAAACATCTTGGATAACTGTTTCAAAATCGCGTATTTGGCAGACACCAGCAGAAGTATAAACTTCCTTTAATCTATCTGTATTAAAAATAGATGGCTGCACAGCAAATAGAAATGGTGAATTTTCCGGCACATGAAATAATGACTTTCCGTCCCACCAGTTGGAAGGCGCTCCGTCTATACCTGTGAAGTCTTTAGTGTAGGCGTGAATTGGTAAATCAACACCCCTAAGTATTCTCACAAAATCTACTTCAGTATCGTCCAAAACTATCTGTTCATACTTGTCTAATATATCATAGTCAGGTTGGTCGTATAAAAACATATCTTCATGGTGAAAAAAACAAAGCTTTGTGCCTATTTTTTCTAAGCACCCAGCGACTCTTTCTGAGTAGCTCTGGGAGTCGTCATATTCTATAACAGTCCAGTCTTCAGGAACGTCTATTGGACAAGAGTCTGTAAACAGAGCTTTTGGATAATGACTCATGAACTTATCGCACTGAGCGAAGAAGCATGGCCACGCATCTGAGTAGGAGCTGTGACTGTACATACATAATGTTATATTCCATTTTTTTCTCATTACCAATTCCTCGTTATGTCTACAAATGAACATTTTTCATAAAGGCCTGTTTGCATAAAATACCACTTATATAGCTTATGATTGTCTATACAGGTATGTCTTGGATTTACCCACAAGCTTGTCGCTTTTTCTTCCTTGAGCATTTCGTTGCTAAACAGGTCGTCTTGGTTGCTGTCAGGCCACCCGTCTTGAACTGCTTTTACGTACTCACTATCAGGCTGATAATAATCAAAAACCTTGTCGTATAAATTGCCGACAATATCCATGTTCTCAGAGTTAGAATAAAACCAGTGATCTCCAAAGCCGTGATTTAGTTGATCCCAGTATATACTGTAAAGCAAATTCATGTTAAGCGATTTGGAGAAATTAAAATTTGTGGCGTAGTAAGTTTGGGGATGTTCTTTACCTCTCTGGCCAAGATCAAATCTAGCTAATATGACACAATCGTAAAGCCTTCCAGTCTCAGTTTCATACTCAGACTTCAAGTGCATCGACTTTTTTCTCGACAGTAGAAAACTCAGAGTTTTAGCTATTGTATTTGGCTTGTATATATCTGATTTACTAGAAGAGTCAAAATGCTGCTCATCAAACAGTTTCATTTCTTCTGAAAAATCTTTTTGGTGCTCTATGTCAACAGACAAGGGCTTGTAAAGATCTAGCATAAGGCTGCTGTTATCGACATCCCAGCTATGTATAAATACATCCGTATCATCTGGAACTTTGGACATAATGTATTCATGACCTTTGATGGATGCTTCCACCCCTCCAGCGTTTGCAAAATAGCCGTGTAAACATAGTGCTGTCTTCATTAGTGTATCTCGTGAAAAAGTCCTTGATAAGTTCTTGAGTGTTTTTTTATAAATCCATACTGAGACAGATCTGGATAGCCACCTTCCTCTGATTGGTCTGGGTGATGCTGTGGATAGACACTTAAAAGCATTAGCCCTCTAGCTGCCCATTCTGGGGTTATGTAAGAGTTGTCGCCCATCGTATCTACCAGATCTTCAGACATCGGCACGCCCTCTGTTCTGCCAGACCACCTAAGTCTTTTTAACTCATTTGCCACTTCCAAGTTATCGCACAGTATCATGCCTCCTTTACCTAGCTTAAGATTCTTTTTAATCCCAAAGGACAAGCACATTAAAGAATTGGGGATGTACATGTCAGACGTAAACCTTTTTGCGGCGTCATATATGTCATAGGGTTCTAGCTGGTAAATGCCAGTCCAGTCATAATCTTTTAGTGATACTTGCCCGCCTGCCTGTATGATTGATTGTGGAACTGATACATATGTTCTTGATGGGATTGTGACATTTTTTACATTCATATACTGACAACACATCCTAATTGCAGTGGTGCAGTTGTCAACCGCTACGGCAAAAGGAGCTCCGGTGTAATGTGCAACTTCCTCTTCAAACCAGCTTACAATCTTATGTGGGTTTCTAATCATATTAAATTCTCGCAAAAATTAGTTGTTGATGATACTCTTTATACTGTGGGTTATAAGGTGTTAGTAGTTTATGAGTCTTACCAATCCAATTGACTAGCTGCTCTTGAACCCCTAAGTCAATTAAAAAATTGTGAAGCTCCATGAATATATAGTTGATGCGACTTAAATCTTTGCCATACATAAATTCATATTCTGCTCCTTCAACGTCAACCTTGAGCACGTCTATGTCCCCAGATCGCTCAAGTATAGTCTCCAAAGAAACAGAGTTGACTTCCTCAAATCCATTATCCTCAGTCCATCCATCACCATCTTCCCCATACTGAAAGTCCACAACGCCATACGAGCCGCAGTTTTCTGTCGAGTTGTATTTTTTTAGCTTCAGAACTTCACCGTCTCTAGAGTGTACAGCCTCATGAAAAAGCTGAACATTTTCTATGTCCCTAGCTTTTAAGTTGCTTTTACAAAAGTTCAGGTTGTCTTGAGATGCTTCATAGGCGTGCATTTTATCAAATAGGAAATGGAAGTTAATCATAAATCCGCCCACGTTTGCTCCTATATCCACGCAGGTGTTTCTTTTCCCCTGAACAATTTTATGTACAGGGTATTCTTTTTGACACTCCTGTATGATCCTCTCAGTCCAATCAAACTTGTCTTCTGTGCTTTCTAACATTCTATTTCTCCAGTATAATATATTTCTCTTCAAACCCGCAGGATCTGAATAGGGCTAGGCTAGCCTCATTCTCTTTTTTGACTTTGGCTTGATATGTTACATTTTTGTCTTTTATAAACTCTGTTATCATGAACTTCGCTACACCCTTACCTTGCATACTGTTGCAGGTAGCCACTCTTATGTCTCCATCAACTTGTCCAACAAAGCCCACTGGCGCATCAATATCTGTTAAGCACACTTTGTATGAAGCTGCGTTTTTAACCATAAAGTGATGGTGGTTTTCGGCCTGTATGTCTTTCTGGTCTATAAACCCTTGCTTGAGTTTGTTTCTGAGAGACAGGACAAAGTCCCAGTATTTGTAATGACAGTCAACGAGTCTTAGGTTTACCATATGCACTCCTCTATCACGAAGTTGGGGTCTGTTAAAATCTTGTGGTACTCCCTTCGACTTTCTATTCCCGGCATAAACGGGTTTAGGGATGAACCAATATCAATATATGTATTCTCTGGAAACTGTTTGTAAGCCTGATGTATAATTATATTAGAAAGGCTCGATGCGGCGCACAAAAATACCGCATTTTTTATCTTATTTGAATGTATAAACTGATTGACTTCAAAAACAGTATTTAGGTCGTTGATCATACAGTTCTCTCCAACCCTAAAAGACTTGGATACTTCAAATGGTAGCTGTGACAGATCTGCAGACTTGTTCACGATCATGAACACCTGTCTGTTTTTAAGTAGTGGCAGAGTTTCTTCTATATATCTTTTATAGTTTGAGTTTATGAAAAGGTTAGACCAAGTTAAATTTTGTTCGTCTCCTTTTCCAATGATTTTGAACTGCGACTCATAGGCAGTCTTGCCCCACATTGGTATTAAACAGCATTTGCAACTTATGCCTTTGTAGTAATTGTCTGCCCTAAAGCTCAATGACTCCTCTAGGAGATTTCTAAAAGACTCATGCTCGCTTGGAACGTAGTGCTTTACGTCGTCTTTAGGATTATTTGCACTAAAAACTGCGTGGCCTATCTTGTTGTTTTCAGGAGCCATTGACACTTCTATACGATTTAAGACTAAAACTTCACCATCTGAAAATCTAGAGAAAGCAAAGTTCTCACCACGCTCTATTAGGCCATTGATTATCTCAAAGTCGCCGGTAGGAGTCTTACCAATTAGTCCCAGAGATGTCATTATACAGCCCCTTGTTTGAGCAATCTTTTTATTACCTTCATATTTATTGTCTTGTCTCTATCATGCCTTCCAAACATTATTTCTTGGTGCAGCTTTTTCACCGAAGTCTTAAGTCTTTTTTTGAATTTAAGACCTAAATCTTTTTTTATAAGGGCTGACGATGTTCTGTAAGACCTTTGATCCAACACATGCTGATAATGAATTTCTACTTCAGGAATTACATTCTTTATAATATCTACGACCTGATTCACAGAGTAATTCTCATTTGTTACGTTGTAGATTTTTCCGTTTGAGTTGGTGTTCTCTATGCAAGCCTGATAAGCTTGGCACAGGTCGTCAACGTGGAGACATGGCCTACATTGTTCTCCACCCTCTACCATCAGCTTGTTTTCTCTGATAGCCCTGTCTAGCATAGTGTTTACCATTATGTCTAGTCTGAGCCTTGGTGAATAGCCGTACAGTGTGGCTGGCCGCAGAGAGCTGATTCCAGTCGTACCCCTTGCCATGTAGTAAGCCAATACGTGATCTAGTTCTGACTTTATCTTTGCATACTGCGTTATTGGTTCTGGAACGTCTTTTTCACTAACTAGTTTTCCTTGCTTAATTCCGTAGACGCTGGTTGTGGAAGTCTGTATGAGCTTTGGAACTTTCTTAGTGATGGCCGATTCTATCACATTCATCACTCCGTTGTAGCTTACGTCATGGGTAAAGTTATAATCTATATCAGAACTTGTGTCATTAGATAAACAGGCCAAGCTAACCACAGCATGTTTGCCGTTCATTAGCTTCTTTATATCTTTGCTTCTTATATCTTCTACTATGCATTTACCAGTAAAGCCGCTAAGTTCTTTGTATTGCTCAACACTGTCCCAAAACCAGAAAGTGTCCACAACTGTAACGTCGTATTTACCTTGTAAGAAGGGTGACAGTCTAGAGCCAACAAACCCAGCTCCTCCAAACACAACAACTTTTTTCATGTTATACTCCTAAGTATTTCTGCTATTTTTTCTGCCGACTTACCATCTCCATACGGACAGTCTAGCGGAACCAGCGTTGGGGTTGCGTTGCTAACGCAGTCATACAGTGACTCTAAGTCTTTTGGCTCCGGACACATAAAGGCAAAGTCTCCAATGCCCTCAGTCCTTTCGCTCACCCTGCGACACACAATACATCTCTTGCCAAAGAAGCTAGATTCCTCCTGTAGTCCTCCGCTGTCAGTTATAAGGAATTTGCATTTGCTAACCATGTCTATGCAAGTGTCGTAAGGCAGTGGATCTATCACGTCTACATGTGTTAGGAGGTGAGAAAACTTGACTACGTTTGGATTTGGGTGAAGCGGTAGAATGAAATTTAAATCGCTTTTTTTAGCTATGTTATTTATAGCAGTAAACCATTCTTTAATATTGTCATGGTTCTCTCTTCTGTGCATCGTCACTAACACGAAGTCTTCTACCGAAGCAGGATATCCAGATAGATTGTCAAGAACTGTATTGCCCACAACGTGAGCATTTATGTTCTTACCTAAAGACATCTTTAAGTTTTGCATCGAGCTTATGGTTGGGCATAGGTGAACATCTGCAAGTGCGGATATGGCGCACCTGTTAAATTCTTCTGGATACGGATTGTTCTTGTCAAAGGTTCTTAAACCGGCTTCCAAATGAACAACTGGGATGCCTCTATGAAAAGCCGCAAGAGCAACGGCAAAGGCCGATGTCGTGTCTCCCTGTACCATTACGGCGCTTACATCAGAAAGTGGCGGGAGCTGATCTAAGACAGAACATACTATTGAGTCTAACCTGCAGCCGCCTAGATCATCATTGATTTCTATCCTTTTGTATGGATACTTTTCTATGCTCTTATCCACTAACGATGTGTGCTGACCTGTGAATAATATCTTAAAAGGTATATCACCATCTATCTGATCTATTACAGGTTTTATCTTAATCCATTCTGGCCTTGTGCCAAAAGCTGTTAGTAACATTTTAATTATCCTTAACTAATCTATAACCATTTTCTAACATATAGTTCCAATACCAGTTAGCTTGCTTGTGCCCGTCTATTGTTCTGGATGTAGCAGCCATATCTTCGCCATACTCAGAAGATTTTAATGATCCCCACATTTCCTTGTCTTCTAGAGGGTGAGGTGGAACATAAGTGTTCAACCCGAAGTGTTTTTGCAGCGCATACGAGAAGTGCATGTCCTCTCCTCCAGATACTAGCCTAACTGCTGGCAACTCGGCCCAATAAGCCCTTAACCACTCTCTTTCAAAAAACCAACAGTGTCCCATTATATCGACTTGCTCAACATCATAACTGGGATTGCTGGCTCCAAAAGAAACATACTGGCATCCGGGATAATTTTTATAATCGTCTCCTGTAATTCTAACTCCCCTACAACCAAGCAAGCCATGGTGCGAGTTCATGGTTTCTAGACAGTTTTCAAACCACTTGCTGCCCGGTATTGTATCGTCATCAAACACGCAGACGTATTTTGTTTCTGCATTAAGGGCGTATGCGAACCTAGCCCAAACCCCTAGATTCTCGTTGCAAAACGCAGAGGTGCATGACTTAACAACATCTTCGGGAAATTTGTCTAGTTTCTCCTCTGGAGCATTACTCCAAAGCATAACTTTTGAAGTGCCTGTTGTCTGAGACATCACTGCGTCGTATTGTTCTTTTAAGGTGTGAGGCCTTTTAAAGGCGTTTAGTATTGCTGTTATCATATCAACTCCAGCTCAAAAATTCTATCTCTTGTTGTAGTAATCCTGCCAACTCGTCCTGTTTGAGCTTTTCACAAATTCTTTTAGCTCTACTTAGACAGGTGTGAGAATCCAAAACCCTTCTCCTGAGTAGATCAAAATCTACTTCTGAATCTAGTGACGTTAGGTCAAACCCAATATTTAGTATCTTCTTCAGCGTCTCGGAAAGCTTGTCTCTTTGACCTTCGTATCTCGGCAAAATATAAGTTTCATTTCCGTATATAACCGAATCAAAAAAGCTTTGTGGTATAACCGATTCCTTAGTGGTCACAATCGACTTTTCGTATTTTGGAAATAGGGCGTAGGTGTGCATGTGGTGCATGGCAATATCAACATCTCCAGCAAGTTCTTCATTGCTAGAAAGAAAGTGATGCACCCTGTAGTCTGACACTACATCGTCCAACCTGTCTCTAGCATCGTAATCAGAAAACACTCCCAAGTCAGCCTTAAAATCTGGAGAATCTATATTTTGCTTACCCAAGTATATGTCAGCGCCGAACATTAAGCTAACTAAGTCAATCCCTTTTCTTTTTAATTTATTAAAATCGTTGGGGTTGTTAAAGAATAGAAACGGGCAGTTGATATTATTGTCTTCAAAGACTTGTTTTGATTGGTCTATATGCTCTTGTTGTGCATCGCTAACATTAACAATTATCTGTATGTTAGGTGAGCTCGACAGATATTTTATAATGTCATTGCTTATAAACTTAATATCAGTTATAAATAGATCTGGCTTAAAGCTGTCAAACACATCAAAGGTGCTGGCGTTAACTTGAGGCGACCAGATGTTAGCAGTAACGCCATCAATCGCATTGAAGGCCTCCGTAAGATAAAGAGGTTCTGTGGTTTGCGGTGTCGAATAATTATGTATCAGTACTCTCATATGACTTTCTGACCTCATGATATGTTTTTATATTGTCTATTTTAATTATTGGTTTGATGCTGTTGAATACCGTATGAATTTGATGTTTTGCTTTTACCATCTCATTTAGTGCTTCAAAAATAAACTTTGTTTTAAAGTCGATTGTTGATATTATTTTTCTAAAACTATTGATGGCCGCAAAGTCATTGAAATATGTTATCTCAGACCAAGCGTTCTGCACCCCATAGGACAGGTTTTCAACACCACCCTTATCGTTAATAACAACTCCTATTTCAAAGTTGCTCTTTGGTGTGTTCTCTACAAATATGCAAGTCTTTCTACAGTTGACCAATGATAATAACTCAGCATTAAGCAACAAGTCGCCATTGCAAATAAGTAATTTGCTAGTATTCGTATTGTTTATGCAAAGTCTAGAACTTTCACAACAATTTGAATGTGGATAAATTTGGTTCTCTACAACTCTTATGTTTGTTTCTCTATGTCTAGATCTGACATACTTTGTTATTTTTTCAGACTCAAATCCGCCACAAAGCACAATTTCAAAGGATGAGAAGACGCTTTTGATAGAAGCGATCTGTCTGTCCAGCAAAGTCTCACCACCTATTTCAGTCAAGCACGTTGGCCCATACGACTTCATTCTATGTCCCGCCTTGTCACAAAGCAGTATAATAGTTATAAAATCATCGAACCTCTTCGGCTCTCTTCTGGGGGATGTTAAAAACCGCGCCTTCTTTCTCATAGATCTACATGCAACCCTTGTAGTTTGGACTCCTGTTTCAAGTTTTCAACCAACTTGTCATAGCAGTTATAACGTGGGTAATACATATTCAAAGCTTTGAATAATATAAAGTCAGTACCTGCAGTAGAGAATGTAACCACCTTTTTCATTTGCTCATTAACCATTGCATCTATTCTCTTAAAAGCGTCCTTTTCGATCTCTTGCCCCATGCCAATACGTGCTACATATGTTATTCCTAAATTGTGAGCAGCTCTAAAGGTGTCATATTCCCTTTTTTCTTCATTGATGTTCATCAACAGTTCTGAGTATATTCCATGACGCTTGACTAGACTATTTCTAAAGCTTGTGCACCATTGCTTAAAATTAGTATCATACCACGAATCCTTATCATGACATATGATTGCTCCCCACTTTGTTTTTGAGTAGTCTATTTTGACTAAGCTCTTATGGGTTTTTCCCGCTTCTCTTTCGTCGTCTTTCTGGTCTAGATTAATAACTACGCCAAAAGCCATCTGACTTTGGTACTTGACTTGTTCCGCATTAATCTCTGTACCTTCAACTCTGAAATAATTACAAGCTCGGTTTATTGTGTAGAACTCTTTGTCGTCATCCACAGACTCTGTAACAATAGCGTCTTTGCACTTCTGGAACTTATCTATCCTGCCCAATAGACACCCTGTCTGAGTGTCTTCTTCGTATATGGCAAACTTACACTGTTTGCAAGATGTTGTAACGACCTTATTATCTTGAGACTTCGATTTCATAATGTACTCCTGTAACCTTTGTGGTTATGATCGAAAGCCCTAAGCTCTTTAGCGCCCCAGAAACAGTATTAAAATCCAGCATTGAGTTGGAGCCTTGAATAACAGAGTTTGCCTCCGCTGGGGATATGAGATTGTTAATAACAGCTCTGGAGAAGAGTCTTAGGTCTGTACCCCCAATAACAGCCGTAGATCCTAGCCTCATGACTGAAACTATTTGCTGTAGCACTGTGGGTAATATTTCTGCCGCGCAGGAGTCAAGAGCGTCTCCAGCTAGAATGAAGCTACACTCATTTTCAGAGATGCCTTGCAAGTTCAACCCTTGTGGTGTTATCTCTAAACGTCTGTAGCCTTCTATGTGCTCTTCTCCGGTTTTAACTATATGTGCTTTCATCTTTATCCCTCGTAAACTTTGTCAAATATTCTGTTCCAGTTATTGAGAAACTTCTCTTCTGAGAATTTCTCTAGTATTGTCTGTCTACCTTTTTCGCCCATTTCTTTTGCTAGATCTGGGTTATCTAACAGTAGCTTGATTTTCTTTTTTAGAACCTCTTCGTCGTTTGATATGAAGCCATTGGAGCCATTTTCAATGATATCAGGTATCATGCACGTAGCGGTGGATACGACTGGCGTCCCACAAGACATAGCTTCTAATAATGATGTTGGTATTGGGCTGTATGTTGAGGTGTTTAGAAACACAGCACATTTATTGTATTCATTGACAAGCTCATCTGTTGAGGAAGCGGGATCTGAGAGGCCCGGATTGTTGCCAACCAATCTCTTTGGGATGTCCTCTGTTATTCTCTTCCACCCCTCGTAGTTACAGCAGTAGTCTCTGTTGGCAAAGTCGTTGACTACACTTAGTACATAATCGCCTCGCTCTAAAGATCTGGGCGCAAACAACTCGCTGTCTACACTGTGATGTACAACCTCTAGGTTATTACTATTAACATCCCAAGCATCTCTAGAAAATTCTGATATGAAAACATTGACATTCCCGACCATAGTCTTTATCTCTTGCACCCACTCATCCTTTAGGTTGGTTGTGGGAAGCGTGTGCTCTAACGACACCAGTGGAACATTTATATGTTGATTCAAAACTGCCGCCATCTGATACTGTCCAAACTTGCTTTGAGATAGAATGAAGTCATAATCTATTCCTTGATACAAAGCATTGGTAGGCATAAGATAATAGTTGTCTGGAACCTTAGCATATTTCTTGTCCCATCTCTTTAGATTGTCTCCATGAAACACATAAAAGTTGTGTCCAGTTTTTGCCAGTTGCGTTTCATATCTTTCATGTGTTGCGAATGTAAGTATGTTGTACTTTTTCTTTTTAACAGGATTAATCTGTTTGATTATATCTGCGGTTGTTCTATACATTTAGAAGATCCTTTATTTTATTTCCTATCACTTCGTAAGAATAGGATTCAGCTCGTTTCTTTCCGGTCTTTCTGTTAATCTCCGACCTGTTGTCAAAGTAGTATCGCATAGCTTTCTTTATTTCAGATTCGCTAGGAATGAACCACTCTTCTCTACCTGTGAAGATTTCTGGAAATGCTGCGTCTGGACATGTGCAAACACCGTATGAGCCATCGACACACCAGCCGGTGCTTTTATCATTTGGGTCTATAAAGTCTTTGGGCCCGCCAAATTTGCTACATATAGGAGTTTTGCCGTGTGCCATTGCATTGAAAGATGGTATAGACCAAGCCTCGCCGTGAGACGGACAAATGAAGCAATCGCAGTAGTTATGTATATCTCTAATTGCTTTGTCATCTACTTCGTCTGAAATAATAACTTCTCGGTGATATTGGGCAATCTCTGGGAACAGCCTCAAAGACTGTTTAACACTAGCAGACATATTGGTTACTATCTCAGATACCTGCTCTGGAGTGTGCCCAAACTTCTTAACTTTTAGCACTAAGGCTACTTGCTCGGAAGGCTCAAACTCACTATGGAAGCACTTTAAGATTGTCTCCAAGTTCTTTCTTGCGTTGAGGTCTCCTATATAGTAGAATTTAAATTTACTATGAATTTCGTTGATTTGTATCTGAGCTGCAGATTTTTTGTATGCTGACATATCAAAGGTGTGTGGCACAACCTTAACGCTATTTGGTACGCACAGACCGTCTTTAATCAGCGAATCCCACATCTGCGTATTTGGAACCCAGACTTCGTCCATCTGGTGGAGATGTGTAAACCATGGAATTGTTTTTATACTTGATGACTCGCAAACAAAGAACGCTATGTTCTTCTTAAATTTGCCTGTGCCAGTTAAATGGTGTGGCAACACATGCTGTATGCACACTTCACAGTCGTCGATTGGTTTGTTCTCAAGCTCTAATATCTTAGGTGGAACAGTTCCTTCTCTACCAGTCAGAGTTACGTTTCTGCAAGCGATGTCGATGCCCACAGAATCCATAGCCAATATATAATCTATCGCAGCTTTAGCCCAGCCTGTAGATTCTCTATAATGTCCTATATATAATACTTTCATTAGTTAGCTCCTGCAGATTTCATTCTGATGTCATCCCAGTAATTCCTTCTTTCGCACAGTTGTTTCATGTGCTCATACGCCATTTCATAATTAAACGGGTTCCTTAAATTTCTACCGTCAAATGCTGCCGATGACTCATTGAAATACATCCCACCTGTAGTTGCTGTGCTACTGTTATAGAGCAAATCTCTAGTTAGCCTAGCTTCCATGAAAGAGTTCATTCTTTCTGGCTCACACAAAACATTTGTAATCAACCATCTAGCGAGAGTCTTATGGTCAATATCTTTAGGTGTTGCGTCCATAGGGGCGGGCTGTTTGATTCTTGGTGGTGATTCCCAAGTATCTGACCACGAAACAGGATCAAAACTGTCGAAGTATGCTTCCCAAACTTTACCAGATTTATCCCACTGGTAGTGCTGCTCAAAAGCCTGTCTTGTCGTTTCTCCAATCTTCTGCCTTTGGATATCCGTGTTCGAGAAGAACTCCAGCATTAGATCTGCTGCCAAGTCGTTATCTGGAACAGCTCTTAAGCATCCAGTCTCCAATTCTTTGTAGAGTGCTGCTGGCTTGATGGGTATTCCTCCAAGTTTTCTCAGCACGCTCTCCATGGCTGAGTAGTCAGTACCCATTACCGGAACGCCACAGGCAGCCGCTTCAACCTGTGGCAAGCCAAAGCCTTCGCAGTTTGCATACTGCACATACAGATCAAAGGTGTTAATGATATTAGACAGATCTTCGTATGACGCGCCCTCTTTTACACTTGATACAGTTGCGTTGAAATTCCCCGTAAAAGGAGACTGCGCTATAGCTCCTCTGAACAAAGATGGGAACGGCTTGCCGGTATCTCTGCATATGTATGTCATCATAACATTCGACGACAGGTTGTTTTCTACTATTAGCTCTGGCAAGTCCCATCCTAAATCTGGATAACTTGTATGACAATAGAGTATGTAGTTTTTGTCTTCAGACTTATCTAAAAACTTTCTGAACGCCTTAAACAAGTCTGGGAATAGCTTTCTGCGCTGGTTTCTCATGACGGTTCCAATGATCTTAAAATCAGGATCAACACCCATCATAGCTTTGTGAGCAGCTTTGTCTTCTACAGGTTTATAAGCGGGGTGTGCAGATGGGGGAGAGCTGCCTAAGTAATTTATAGCTCCTCCTGACTGGTCGTCCAGTATCCCCCCAGCCCAATCAGAATAAGTCAAGCAGGCATCGGCTCCTTCGTATGTGGCTATCCACTGTCTAGCTTGGGGTCTTGCATCAACAGTTGGCATGATGCACCACTTGAAAAAGTTTCTGAATGGAGATCTTTCTGCAAACTCAAGCATCCAGAAGTCTCGTATGTCGCACACAACATCTGGTCTAAAGTCAAGACAAACGCTGTCAAACACAAACTCTCCAAACTGATTTGACGGATTGGCGTGGTATTTATCTATTTCTTCTTGGCTAGACTTTGGCTCGTTATTCACATTTGGCATAACGCCGTAGTATTTCCAAGGAAGCCCTTCAGCTCTGGCATCATTATGCTCGCCATATGAGGCTAGCTCAGCAAGCTCATATTTACCTGTGGAGTGTAGATAATTTAGAGTTTCCCTAGCATATGTAGAGTATCCGGTATTTAAAAACGTTGCTTCACTACAGAAAAGTATTCTCTTTTTACGCATCTAAGTTTTCCTCATCTATGTTTGCAAAGTCAAACTCATTGACCCTGAAGATTACATCTTTATTGTTTTTGCTTACATTTTTTGCAGAAGCGTGAACATGTATTTTTGTTCCCTTCCTAGCAAACTTCTCGATTGTTTCAGCCCCAGTATGCCAAGCCTCACACTTTATAAATGTGGGTATCCTGCTTTTCTCTCCGGTGCTCTTAGTTTTTCTATATGTGTAAGTAACAAGCGTGAACTCTGCACGGCTTACGCCAGAGTCCATCTTTGAAACCTTTGGGTCATCCGTCATGAACCCGCTGAAAGAACATAAATTCATTTTTTACTCCATCTTATTATATTAGAAAATACAACATTTGACACATTAAATTTCAAATATTGTGTTAACTATAAAAGAATTATCCTGTTTTGAAACCGACCCATTAAACAAAAGGTTGTTTCCCTCATAAAGTAAGTATTGATACTTTTCACGACACTCTGGAAAAACCACCACGCTATCCAATGAGCAAGACTCATCTTCTACTGTAAGGAAAGACATCTGCTTACCCTTAGACTTTCCTTTTGTTATGGTGTAATCCGACAGCCTAGTTATGTTAGCCGCAATACTAATATTTTTTCCCGTCTTTCCGTCCATTATTTCTTTGCAAGACGAGTTGGCAGACGAAGTGTCCGATGACTCTACTCTTGAAATTGAAACTGGACATCCCAAGAACTTGACTTCTTGCTCAATAACCCAAGAAGGGTCATCTGATAACTCGTAAGGGGGATTGTCTAGGAAGAAAATCTCGTTCATAATTAGTTCGCTACGATTCTTCCTACTGGTTCCTCCGCCTTCTTTTTTTGCTGGTGCAAGATCAGTCAAGCAATCTTTTAACGTTTTCCATCTCTTCTTTTTGTAGTTCTCTTCAACCCACGCTTTTTCAGCTTTTGTTAAGCCCTTGTAAATCTCATACTCATATAGAGCTCTATTTCTAGTTACTCTATCCTTGAAGCCTCTGAAGAAACCTACTGAAGCCAATGCTTTAAAAGCGGTTGAGTTAATATACTTTGAAAAGAAGACAAGAATCTCAAGCCAGTAAAAGTTTTCTATGTTTTTATTTAAGTCTTGCTTCAACTCGTCTACCGCTACTAAGACTTTGTCTCCAGTCTTGCCAGTTAGAGACTTAACATCCTTAACGCCAAAATAAATCTTGCCTTTAGCCCTGCTAAACTTAGCGCTAAAGTTGGTTATGTTTGGGGTCTTTACTTCTATATCAAAAAGCTTGGCGTCTCCAACCAGCTCATAGATTTCTTCGTGAGTGTCCTGCTTCTCATTTGCATGGAATAGGTATGATAGGAAAAACTCTTCTGTGTTATGAACCTTGTGGTGAGCGCTCCAATAAGAGCACATTGCATATGCCACAGCGTGAGACTTGTTAAACGAGTATCTGCTAGACTTTTCAATCCAACTAAAGATCTCTTCTGCTGTTTCCTTATCTACCATGCCTTTCTTCTTGCAGCCCTTGACAAAGTCCTTTTTGACCTTAGCCATTAGGTCTGCCTTCTTTTTACCAATAGCTTTTCTTAGAACATCCGCTTCCTGTAGGTTAAAACCTGCAAGTTTCTGAGCTATTCTCATAGACTGCTCTTGATATACAAGAACGCCGTAGGTTGTTTTAAGTATGTCCTCTAGTGACTCATGTAGGTATACCACTTCTTCAAGACCATGTTTTCTATCAATATACCATTGAGTCATGGATTTACCATCGGTTATAGCCTTTAAACATCCCGGCCTAATCAACGCCACAAGCGCAGCAAGTTCTTCTATGCTGTTGGGCTGTAATTTCTTAGACCAAGATTTGCCAAGACTACTCTCTAGTTGGAAAACGCCCTTCGTTTTCCCTTCGTGAAATAACTTCCACGTATCTTCGCAGTTATAATCAATTTCTTTATACATATAGTTCGCCATCCGCAAATGCTTTATCAATCTTCAAGTTTCTATAAACAGCTCTATGTGTCTTCATAAATTTAATCATGATGTTCGCTGTATCTTTAACGTCCTGTAATGCGTCATGAGCATTATCTTTGCTAAGCCCCATCCTGTCTCTTAGTGAATCCATACTTATTGACTTAACGCTTGGGTCTGCCTCAGTCCACATGAATATATTGTCCATCATGTCAATCTTGAATATCTTATGAAACAGCTTTTGCTTTTGCGCGTCTGCATCCCAAGGCCCAAAAGCCTTGCACATCCTGTCAATGATAATCATATCAAACCCAATGATATTAAAACCAGCAGGAATTGGAGCAAACCACTGTGTTCCTTTCCAGTTGTACTTCTCGACAAACTTGACAAACTTTTTCCACACAACCTTTGGGTCTGGTGCTTTAGCTAGCTCTTCTCTAGTCTTGTTTGTTATTTTTAAAGCGCCGTCTTCAATCGGGTCGAAACCAAGCTCAATAGCCTTCTCGTCGTCCAGTATTGGTTTCATCTCGCTGTTGAAACTTCCTTTTAATTTGAAGCTTCTTCCGTCAAGTGCAAGCGCCGCTAACTGTGTTGGCTGTGTCTTGCGAGGGTTTCTAGAACCAGTTTCAAAGTCAAATACAATAATGTCTCTAGTGGCCATGTAATAGCTCCTCAATTTTCATAATTTTATCTAGTAGATTAATTCCTAATACGTCAAATTTAACATGTCCCAACGCTTCTAGGTCTGCCATTTCTAAGCCAGCGATCTTCTCGCCTCCGCTACGCTGCTCAACCATTGGGCATACTTCGTAAAGATTGTCAGAAGATATGACAACTCCAGCTGCATGTTTTCCTTGGGTTTTAAATGTTCCTTCTATGTCAATAGCCTGCTGGAAGTAGTCTGCATAGTCACCATCCAAGCCGCCTCTGTCATTTATAAAGCAATAGTCTCTCAGTTCATCCTGCTTGTTTATTAAAGCCCACATGATGATTGACCTATCCTCTTCGTCCATCGCCTGAAGTTGGTCTGAAACATCTGCTTCGTTTGGTATGGACTTAGATATTTCATTCATTTCTCCGAAAGAACATGCTTCATTAATCCTGAGAACTTCTTTAATAGCACTTCGTCCTTGAAGCCTTCCAAATGTAAGCATCTGGCTAACGTTGTTGCTACCATAAGTAGACTTTAGATAGTCAATGATCTCATCTCTTTTTCTGCCGGGAACATCTATGTCGATATCTGGTAGTGATACATGGCTACCAGTGTTTCTTCCGCTGTTGTAGAATCGTTCAAACAGAAGATCAAACTCAATAGGGTCGATCTTTGTGATGCCTATAAGATAGGATATCAGGCAGCCAGCCGCAGAACCTCTGCCGGGCCCAGAAAGCCACCCCTTCCCGTTGACATAGCTGATAATATCTCTAACAATTAAAAAGTATCCAAACAGGTCTGCGTCATTAATAACGTCAAACTCGTTGGTAAATCTCTCTAAGTACTTCTGTTTTACTTCAGGATCTTTTACTTTGCCTTCGTTGATTAACAGGTCTTTCCATCCAAATCTGCATAACTGCTTGAGGTATTCTTTTTCGGATTCGCCTGTAGGAGTAGGAAATGTTGGCAACATTGGAGCGCTTAGAATTTCATACTCTTCACACTTATTAACTATTTCTGATACAGCGTCTAATTTAGAGCCGTCTGTATTTATGAATATCTCCGCAAGCTCTTCTCTATTTCTTAAATGGAAGTTATTTCTTTCAAAAAACTCTCTGTCTTCAAAGTCTTCTCCAGAAGATAAAAGCTTGTTGACTTTTGGTATTGTAGTTTTCATTCTAGAACATAACAATATCCTATGCAGAGGCGCTTGAGATTTATCTGCGTAATAGATATCCATCAATGCATCGCTTTTGGTATAGCAGTCATCTCCAGATATTGGGCATAAGGAGTTTTTCTCTGAGACACAGATTAAATTGCCTTTGGAGCAAACTGTCTGGAATAACTTTGAACAGAATCCACCATCTTCATCCAGCGAAGAAACTAGACTGATTAGGTCAAACCAGCCATTTTTATTTTTTGCGAATAGAGTAAAGCTATCAAAGGCACAACCTATGATAGGCTTGATATCGTGCTTTTTGCATGATAGGTAGAAAGACACAGCTCCAGATATAGATTTGTAATCAGCTATGCCACATGCTTTGTATTTGTTTTCGGCACACTTTGCTGCTAGCTGGTCTGGCTTAGAGAAGCCTTTTAATAAGCTGTAATGCGTATAATTACATAACGGAGACCATTCCATATTCGTTCCTCAATATAAATTTCAATGTAAAAAAATAGCGACGGCGCATAACCATCGCTATTATATTATAGTCAATTCAGGTATTCAAAACACTAATTTTGTACAGTTTTTATACTTTTTATCGGATTGTCTTCAATTTGCTTTTTCATTTCATCGCACATTGGGCACATGTCCTGCTCCATTGGCATATGCACACCAAGGCGATGATGTGTTAAAAGTATAGCCTTTAGTATGTGCGTATCTCTGGATCTACATTCTTGAGCTAGAGTTTGGAGCGCAGGATCTGAAACCATAATAACATCAGGCTCATGTAGTTCTTTGTACATCCAGCCATTGAAACCTAAGCTCACTAAATTAATAAATACGAGTACATAAACAGCGTTTTTGAAGAAATTCATTTTGACACCTTAAGAAAATAGTTCAGTGATTACTTTTCCTGAATTAGCTATCTTCATCGGTCTTCCACTTTTGCTTGTAAACGTAGTGCCTAAAGAAATATCCAAAGCCTTGCATACTGACGCCATAACGTCTTGTGAAGAATAAGGTTCTGTTTCTACTCTAGTGCCGTCTGAGTTGGTTTCGCCTATCGCAATACCGCCGTTCATACCGCCGCCACCAACCACAACACTCCAGCTACGAGCCCAATGGTCTCGCCCTGCGTTTTGATTGATACGTGGTGTACGACTAAACTCGCCCATCCAGATGATAGCTGTATCCTCCAGTAAACCTCTTTGCTCCAAGTCCTCAAGTAGAGCGCTCATGCCTTTGTCTAGCATGGGCAGCTTGTTGTCTCTTAATGTTGGGAATATATTCTGATGGTTATCCCATCCTCCCAAGTTAACCTCTATAAAAGGGACTCCAACCTCGACAAGTCTTCTAGCCATCAGGCAGGACTTGCCAAAGTTGTTGTCTCCATATCTATCTTTAACCTGTTCAGGCTCACCCGCAACCTTGAACGCTTCCATTTGTTCGCTGGTTAATAGGTTGAACGCCTGTCTCAATACATCTCTGTGGTCGCTAGCAATAGAGCCTCTTTTTTGATTTATAAAGCCGTTCTCTATAACATCTAAAGCATAGGCTCTCTGGAAGAATCTCTGATCTGGTTTAACATCTAAGTTACGAACCTGCCCGTTGCTGTTAACAACGAAAGGGGCATGATTCATACCTAAGAAGCCAGCACCAACACTACCTCCTCCAACAGATACGAATTGTGGAATTTCTAGATTATCTCTCTTAAGCTGATGCGATAATACAGCACCGTAGCTAGGATGTTCAATACTAGGGTTGGGAACATAGCCAGTGTGCATGTAATAGCGCCCACGCATGTGGTCAGCTTCACGAGTGCTCATGGATCGGATAATCGACATGTTGTGCATCTGCTTTGCCATCATAGGCAAGTGTTCGCAGATTTGCACATCTCCAGTTGTGGATATTTGTCTAAATGGCCCGCCTGTCGGCGCTTCTGGCTTTAAGTCCCAAAGATCCATAGTTGAAGGGCCGCCGCCCATCCATAATAATACAGCAGATTTATTTTTCTTCCTTAGCTCTTCTGCGTTAGCACTTAACAAGTTCACCAACGGAAGAGAAGAAAACCCACCTAAAAAACTTCGTCTATTCATTATATTAATTCCTTTAATGGCTCTCTGTGATCCAGAAGATACTGAGGCCTTCCTGTGTTATCTAATACGGTTGTTGACATTGTGTCAATCCCTAGACCTCTATACATCGTTGCACAAATTTCCTGAATGTGTACAGGTCTTGTCTCTGGGATTTCACCAAGTCTATTTGTAGAACCAATAATTTGACCGTGATTAAAACCGCCTCCTGCTAGCAGAGCTGCAGAAACTTGAGGCCAATGGTCTCGGCCTCCTTTTGGATTAATCTTAGGCGTTCTACCAAATTCGCCCCATACAACTACGAGGGTGTCATCTAGCATACCACGCTGGTCAAGGTCTTTAACAAGAGCTGATACGCATTGGTCGAGTTTAGCTCCGTGATCTCTGACAAGATCGAAGTTAGACCCGTGACTATCCCAGCGCCCATAAGAAAGAGTAACAGAACGAGCTCCAGCTTCGACAAGCCTTCGCGCCATGAGAACGTGTTCATTAACAGTCGGTGCTCCATCATATTGAAATTTGAAAGGCTTTCCGTCTCCGTACATTTCTCTAATTTTTGGGTCTTCCTTTGACAAGTCTAAAGCGTCTACTAGAGAGCTTGA